TCCACAAGTTGATTTGGCATTTGGGTTTGATATAACAAATTGAGATCCTTTTAATTTATCACTAGTAAAATCTATAGTAGCGTTGTCAAAATACTGCATACTCATGGCATCAACTACAAGATTATCAATAACGAAGTCATCTTCTTCTTTATCTGCTTCAAGTGTAAACCCATAATTAAAACCAGAGCATCCACCACCAGTGATAAATGCTCTTACATATTTCATCGATACATCATCCATTAGGATTTCATCGAGTTGTTTCTTTGCGGATTCTGTTACGGTAATCATACGCATGCACACTTTAGTTGGTAGTCGTTTATTGCTGCTTTGATGGCATCTTCAGCAAGGATGCTACAATGGATTTTGACTGGTGGTAATGCGAGTTCATGAGCAATGTCTGAATTTTTAATAACTGCTGCTTGTTCCAATGTCTTGCCTTTAACCCACTCGGTAACAAGAGAGGAACTTGCAATTGCAGATCCACATCCGTATGTTTTAAATTTTGCATCTGTAATAATTCCATCTTCAACTTTAATCTGTAACTTCATCACATCACCACATGCTGGTGCGCCAACCATACCAGTACCGACTGTTGGATCGTCTTTATCTAAAGAACCCACATTACGTGGATTCTCATAGTGATCAAGAACTTTGTCGGAATAAGCCATTACTTTTTAGCTATCAGTGTTTGAATTTTTTCTTGTATAATCTTAGCCCAGAAAGGTTGTGGAAAATTCCATCCTACGAATGCGCCAAGTGCTAACCAAAATAGAGTGTCTAACATTTTATTTATCCTAAGTTATGTGAGTAAGTGTATTGCTTCATTATAATGTGCAATTCGATCTTCAAGTCCAATATAACCACCATTGATTTTCTTGGTCATTAGTTTAATGTCACCAGCATCTGCTTGAACATTGAGTTTGTTTTTATTCCAAAACCAAATAGCTGACATCAATGCAAAGTCTTTGTCTTCAGTCACCCAGTCTGGGTTATCCAAAAGATTTTGCCAGTCATCAAACATGTCCTTAGCAAATTGTGTGTAGTTGCTTTTACCAGTCAACTGAATTGGTCCACGACCACGATATGTATATCCATCACCAGATTCTTCTGGTCCATTACCCATGCGGTTACCGTAGATACGATTAGCAATCTTCTCTGGCTGTTTCGCATAAGCATTTGCCAACTCATCATTTGGGAAATACTTTGGAAATACTTTACGTAAACCCTGTGCAGAGTAGTTTAGGTTTTCTTGGAACACTGTCCAACCACCAGACTCATGACCACATTGTGCAAGGAATGCAGCAATACGTTGTGGTGTGTTGATCTCATAAGTTGGAAATACTTCTGCCATTGATGCAGCCCATAACTCTGGGTCTGGGTTGCGTGGGAATAGCGTGTGAAATTGTTCTGCTGTAATCATCTTCTGTTATCCTCGTAATCTTCGTACTTTAATTTAGCCAAGATATAATCTTTGACCAATGATGAACGAACAATATCATCTACGGTAAATTCAATACGAGTAAATGCTTTCATATGCTGAGCAATATCAAAAAATTTCAAGATACCTGTAACATCGTTCTTACGTTTATTTAGATCAGTTTGACGATAGTCTCCACACCAAATAATCTTGGACATGTGACCAACACGTGTCATAACTGTATCGATTTCATCATATGTTAAATTCTGCATCTCATCGACAATAATAATTGCATTATCAAAAGACATACCACGAATAAAAGAAGTAGAGATAAAAGTTACGTAACCCTGTTCTTCTAATCTATCCCATGCGTCTTTGCGATCAAATAACTGATGGCAGATTTGACGATATGGTTGTTCATAAATTTCCATCTTCTCACCAACATCTCCAGGAAGATGTCCGATCTCACGTGACTGTACTGCAGAACGAACTACAATAATTTTATTAAATGGATTTGATTTATCAAGTACTTCTTCGATTGCTTTGTATAGTGCAATGAAAGTCTTACCAGTACCTGCGACGCCATGTAATGCTATAAAATAATCACCCTGTCTATATGCGTCAAAAAAGATTTTTTGATTTTCTGTTAATGGTTGAAAAGTTCTTAGGTTATCTAATCTGAGTTTTAGTTGATTACTAGCAACTGGTTTAGTCTCACGCTCTTCATTAATATCTATTATTTTCTTAGCTGCTGAGGTGCGTGCCATTTATTATTCCTTATAGTTGAACAGATCCTTTATTGAGTGTGCTTCCTGGGCTACGTTCGTGTATTTTCTGCAAGACCTCCTTAAATCCTGAATCTTTTTTGCGCACACCCAAACGAACAGGATCGCCCATAGGAATAGGTGTGTCGTGATATCTTTCATGAGTTGGATTTGTTTCTTTGTACTGATCGTACTCTGACATTCTCATAATAACATCAAAAATCTCGTTAGTTTCTTTATTTCTAAATCTATATGTTGGCATAATGTCTCCTCTTTTTATTTAGCGATAAAAGAAGGCACTTCTCTGTTCTTCCAAGAAAACATTCTCTGCTTATCACCAAGGTAATAGTTCTTGTAAGACTGAATAGAATCGCCAGCAACTTTGTAATTATCTGGCATCGCAGGTGTTGGTTCAGTGAATTCACCTTTCGTGATATTCTTTGGGCGATAACTCAACGCATCGGCAAGTTTTTCACACGCATGCGTTTTACCATAACGATACGAATATTCGTCCATCAATGCGCCGAACATTCGATAAAGCCAAACATAATTGGCATCAGACTGTCTTACCCAAACTGCCGATGGGTGATTGATATGAGTAGCAGAGTAAAGAGCGGACTCACGGTAATCGGCAAGTACATATGCTTTTTGTTTACGACCAGAAGGACTGAGGCGGTCGATAAGAGTGCCGTCAAGAACACGATGAGCAGTTGAGAGTAGTTGTGCATATTCTAGTATCATCTTTACGCAGTGTTTATCGACATGCATTTCTGCACAAATTTTTGGATCGTTGTGTAGATAAAATATATTCATACATTCACCTGTATACGTGGAACATCTTCCCATATCCCAGTAATTTTAAGATTACCATATTGGTCATGGGTGCTTTTACGAACCTGTAATTTAACTTTTGTAATTTTATTTTCTTTCACATCTTCAACCACCTGAAACTCATAACTGATTGGTTCAGGAAATGTAAATTGAGGTGCGGGTGGTGGAGGTGGCGTAATATATGGAACTGCTGGTATTACACCAGTAAATGTTTGTGTACTTAATGTCATTATTTTCTCTCGCAATAAACATTACCAGCAACACTGATGCGATATTCATCAGATGTGAAGAAAGGATATACACAGTGCATTAATTTTGCAGGAAACAGCATCATTGTGTTTTCATAACTTCTATCAACAGGCACATAATGATTGCTGATGCCACCGAGGATTCCCGTATAGGAAAACTGAAAATGTCCTGGAACATTGTTGTTCGAATTTATTCCTGGCGACGCTGCTAGTTCATCCTTCATATTAAATGGAACCTTTGTGTAAATAACAAAGGACATAAATCCATCATGATTGTGTAAAGGATTGAATTCATTCTTTGCTTGAAAATTAACCCACAGTGAATTTAAACTAAACTCTACTTCTTCTCTTGTAAGGAATGAGTCTTTCAGAAAATTAAAAAATTCGCAGTACTCTTCAACATGTGGTAGTATCAAACCTTCCATATGTTTTAAGGACTTGGGTAAAGCAAATTCTCTTTTTAAATTACCACTCAAACGAGTGTTCCACTGCTGTGGTTGATACATGTCAAAGTCTGATTGAATCTCTGCAATTTCTGCACGAAGTGATTCTAACTCTTTATCAGTAAAATTGTGTTCAACAAATCCATAATTATTAAAAATATTCAAACTCATAACATTCTCCACAGACCAACACAATCAATACTTACCAACAAGAGGTAGTTAGCCAGCATGCCAAATGATTTCCTAGTATGAGCAGCCCAAGCATACATAGCACAACCAGAGATCCAGACAGGATATAAAGCGAGTAGCGGAGGGTTGGGTACAGTGATAGCCATCGTAATTGAGCAACCAATACTAATAGCCCAAGCAAGCAACTCAATAACAAAACGAAACTTATTACTACGCCAGTCATCACGAATCCAATCAAAGGTTGGTTTAAACAAGTCTAACAAATTAACTCCTAAGCGCATCAAGTGCAGCGATTTGTAAAATAGTATTATCTAAAATTGGAATAGTTGTTGCAGAGGAAGTATGTAAAATACCATGACCACCTTTACGTTCGAATGGACCAACACATCCAGGAGAATCGTCAATCAATATTGAAGTTGGTGTAGCATACTTAGCCTTCTCTTCCTTGCTGTGAACAAAATTCGCTTTGTATGGAATGTTATGTTTATTCAACCAATGTAACTTTTGTGTTTTTGCAGCATTGGCTTGGAATGGTTCGTGCGTACCCATCGAAGTTAAAATCTCCACATGAATGTTATTCAATTTAGAGACATGCGTTAGCAACTCTTGTGCATCAGGCATAAATTCCAAGTCTTCAAAAATCTTATGAATCATTACAGCATCACGAAAGTACTTGTGGTCTTTCTCTTTCTTCTCTGTAATTTTTCGATATGCTTTTTCAAAATCACAAAGGACACCATCCATATCCAAATACAATGTAATCATTTTACTACCTTAATCGGTGTTACTACAAATTTCTTAAAGTTAGGTGGTTGCCAATCAACAGGTTTTAAAATCTTTCCATCTTCACGACGATTAACAAATCCAGTCTTAGCATCAATTTTAGAAAGGTTTGATTTCGCACCTTCGTCCCATGCTGCAGCACAATTCCAACCACGTGCTTTCATATAACCAACAATAACCCAGATCATATCGAAGCATGCATCAAGTTGTTCTGCATCATCAGACGCTGCTTCTGCTTCCCAGAATTCTTCTACTTCTTCTTTGATAAGTTTCTTGTAGAGTTCTGCCAACTCAGAAACATTTGCATCTGGTTCCTTTGGTGTTTGTTGACCGCATGCTTGTAAGAATACTTCAACATCAGTAAATACTTTGCTCATTATTCTTCTCCTCTGCGAACAGCAGTCCATTCATGAACAGGTTTATTTCGATCAGTGTCATAGTAATACTCAGAGTGTAGTTCTGGATAATCTTCTAGTGTAGATCCCATACCATCATGACCATCACCGAAGAATTCATCTTCATGAACAAAATCTAATTTTCCAGTAGGATTAAACCCACAACCACGAAGGAACAATTCAATGTGTTCTATAATTTCATCTAAGTAATCACAATAAAACTCATAGGAAACTTTAGTTCCATCTGGGTTTTGTTGTAAGTCAGTGTGTTCACCAGTAAGTGTAAATTTTGGCATATCAATCCTTTGGTTCAAGCATCCACAATAATTGTTTAATGTATTTCTTCAATTCTTCCACTTCAGTCTCAAGAGCCATACATCTTTTCATATAGTGCTCTAATGCATCATCATGCTGGCTCTGTGGAGTCATCTTCTTTCTTTCTCAAAGTCCAAGTACCATTTTTGTTATCAATCCACTCAAGTACATCACCAGTTTTCCAACCAGCTGATTCCATAATCTCATCGGTAAGAGGAAGAACTAAATCTCCGCTACCATCGTCTGCTTCTTCAAGTGTAATTATCCAACTTTTACTCATAGTTTATCTCCAGCCAATTAGTGTTTTCATCAAGAATATCAATCGTTCCATCAACTGCTTTAAGTTGTTCACGCAAGTTCATTAAAATACTGTTACCATACATATTCAATCCGTAAGAACCTTTACGGCATGCGTAGGTGGAACCACTGTATCCATCAAAAAAGAAATAGTCAGTATTCTCATTTACTTTAGTAATACCACTGTTTATTTTCCATGAATCTGAACCAGCCCACCCACCATACCAACAGGCAAATACCCGATGAATAGGTGGGTGGTTTTTCCCAGTAACTTTGATGATTACCCATTTATCTGGAGTATACTCACTCATACTTCAACTACCTTTAGTTCAAAACGATCTGCACGTTCTTCGTAGTTGATATAACCACGAGGATTGCACACAATACGAGTGCTTCCAACCATATAGTCAAAGTCTTCATGAGTATGACCATGTGTCCAGAGTTTGATGCCTGGACGATCCAGAATAAACTGATCGAGCACAGTATTGTAAGCACCATTCATTAACTTGTCATGCTTGTAACGAGGATGCTCAGAACCTTTGCTCGGTGCATGATGACTACAGACAACTACAGTCATCCATGGTGGAGTTACATTATAAGTTTCCCCAATCAACTTCATCATTGCTTTGTGATCTTCAACTACATCTTGTGGAGTTAGGTGAGCAGGTCTCTCATGAAACTTTGCTTTACCTTCTTCAAAAGATCTGTAGTTGACAACACGATTGCTATTCCTGCAGATCTGAAAATCATTCATGCGACGACTAACATGATTCATGGTCATTTCGTTTTCGCCATTCATATCAGTCCAAAGAGTGCCACCGATGAAACGATAGTCGCCAATGTCAAACACTTCCTTGTCAAGAACATGGATATTTTCATATGGCTTCAGTGCTGCTTTCAGCGTATGAATCGAAGTAGCATAGTCGCCATGGTAATGCTCATGGTTACCCATAACATAAATCACCTGCGGGAAGTTCTTGCTGCAAGTATCAAAGAATTCAAGGAAGCGATCAGTCTTCGCACTGGACAAAATACTATCTGTCACTTCAAGATCAACAGCTGTGCAAATATCACCTGACAGTACAAGTACGTCAGCGTCTTTGTCATTCTCAAGTGTGATTGGACCGAACTCTAGATGGACATCGGAACAGATTGCAATTTTCATAATAATCTCCTATACATTAATTATACTACACTTTTGAATTAATGTCAAGTCTTTCTTTATAGTATTTCCAGTTACGCACATAGTATGCAAAACGAATTGGTTCCTGTTCCATATTTGGCACGTTGCCATCATAGTACTTCAAAAACTCTTCATACCTTTGCAAGATTTCTTCATCGGACATTACGAATCCTATCGATGATTTCATTTGCTTCAGTGAAGTCACCTTTCTCAAGGAAACCTTCAACAAGCATCTCATCAATCAGTTCATTGTTAACAACTTTGTTGCTTGAGTAGTAAATCTTACTCCAGTCAATATTGGGATTGATAGAGTAGTAAACTCTTCCATAGTTTGGATCATCTGATGTAAATTCCATATGTTGCCTTTCTTGTATTTGTCGTTTTCTCCAGCCACTCATCTTGACACTCTCAATTCTGCTTGAGGATTATCCAAACATGCATTATAGTAATCTCGAACAAAGTTCACTAGCCCATCATAATCACCCCAACCATTCTCTGGATTGAAAGGTTTATACTTCTCAGGGAAACATATTAGTTCAACCAAACCATCATGCAATAAAGAAAGAATCTCAGTGGCTTTGGTAAACTGAAGTTCTTCTGGACGCCAAAGGACAGTATACAATGTCACTGTTCCAGCCATGTAAGGTATCTTAACCTCTGCAGCCATCTTACCAAGATTGTGTGTGATGTTACCACTGTAAACAGATACAGGTTGTGTCACCATTAAATCTACATCAAGACTCATTCTTAATATCCTTCTTTTGTGCCTGTCGTTCAGACTTCCAAAATACTCTCTTCCAGTCTCTTAGGTGTTTCCACCATTGAGGAGAACGAGTTTTATTTCCTTGTTTAACATTAGCCATTTCTCTTAATCCAATCAACCAAAATCTTCTTAGCATCCTCATGGGAAAGATTAAACGCATACTGCAGGAATGGCGCAGCACCCCACATATTAGTTACTCCACTATCCCGAAGGGATTCTAGGTAGGCATAGTATTCGTTCTTAGGAAAGTCAACAGGGTTACTGGTATTTGTATAGTGTGTCATACTTCAACTCCGAAATGTTTCTTTATCTCATATCCAAATTCTTCAAACTGCCATGCTAGAGAGTGTATCTGTGCCTGGTCACCACGATCATCCGTTTCCATTGATTGGATACGTTCAGATTTGGATTTAGCAAGAGCAGCACATTCCTGAACAATCAACTCGGCAAACTTTGCCAATGGAACATTATCCCAATTCTCAATAGGAAAGTCGGCATCATCTAAGCCAGCCTGTCTAACAAGTTTTCGAATTCGTTCGTTCATAATAACTCCAGTTTTACGGCAGGAGTCCCTAGAGAGAAAAGGGGACCCATGAATTTCAAATGAGTGAGGATTATACGCCCCCCCTCCCTCTAGTCTTCCAGTACCCCTTCGTCAACTACCTCGGAGCACCAGTTACTCTGATCGATATCCATTGCAAGATCCATTGCATCGGTTTCGTCTTGATCATCTTCGATCTCAACATCAACCCAATATTGAATAGTCTTGAATACACGCACTTCTTTCATGATATAGTCCTTTCGATTACAGGGAGTCCCTTAGAGAAAACCAATATTGCTACTGGAGTCCCTTAGAGAAAAATTAGGGTCGGGGTTAAACCGAGCATACAGACCGAGACCAGGAGTCCCTAAGTCTAATTTCGTGTTTTCTACCCCTACCCCTTTACTTTAATTGCAGTATCAGGTATAATTCTACACCTTAGTTAATTGCACGTCAAATTTATGTTGTACCATCTTGTTGTCATAGTACCGAACAGTCGTCGCAAAGCCAGCACTACTACCCATACAGTGAAGGCAGTAGGACATCGCATCATTTTGCATAGAGAAGTCACCTACACGACGTTGTTTAATTGCAGTGGTTGTAGTGTAGAAACTAACACCATTTACTATTGCACGAATTTTCATACAGTCTCCATTGGTTGTCTATACAGGGGTAGAGTGGATACCCTCCCCCTCCCCCTCTTAGGCAGTCAACATGTAGGTAGCCAGATCTTTCCAATCCTTGTTGCTGGCACGAACCTTTGCAACAGAGATCAAAGTACGCAGAGACATTTCCTTCACTTCGTCCTTGATTTCACGGATATGAGCCAGAGCATCAGCAATGATACCCTTGTTGTACTCAGGCAGAAACTCTTCAGACTGAGCGATGTGTTCCATACGGTCGATTTTCTGATCGGTAGTCATAGACAGGTCGATCATCATAGAACGACTACGAATGGCTTGGTCAATGCGACCTTCGTCCATATTAGAGATGAAGATAACACGACCTTCGAAGTTGAAAGAGCGAGGCAGGTCATCATCACGCATATCGGCATTCCAGGAGATGATACGCTTACCATAGCTGTCAAGAGCAGACTTCAACAGATTCAGTGCAACTGGGTCTTTCAGAACAGAGTCACAGTCATCAAACACGATGATCGACTTGTTGTTCTCGAACAGAGTGCGGTAGAGACCCTTAGCGGTCGAGAAACCCTTAACAGTAGTAAAGCACTTGCGAGCATTCAGAACAGTACCGACTTGAAAGTCAGCCAGATCAGAAATGTCTTTGTAACCTTTGGACTCGAGGGTCTTAGTCACAGTGTAGGTCTTACCCAAGCCACCTTCACCAGTAATGATAGCGGAGGGCTGAACACCATCAGCAACCATAGAGACCAGCTGCTCAACGAAAGTGAAGCGAGCATTGATACCGAATTTCTCAGACTTTGATTCTTGCAATTTTGTAGTACCCATGATTTGGTTGTAGGGAGTCTTCACACCAGTGATTTTGCGATAGTGAAACTCGATGACCTCTTCCAGACCACGACCAGTTTTAGAGGTAGTGACCTTCTTGTCACCGAAGAAGATCACAGTCTTGTCACCAATGGTTTTCAGGGAGATTTTCAGCGTATTCATCGAGTTTTCCTTCACAGTTCTCATCACAATAATAGAATTATGCCCGAACACTGAATTATTGTAAAGACATTTCTTACAAAACCCTACAGAACAGAGGGTTTTAGGTCTCTCCAGACTGGAAAATCGCAGGAAAACGTCCTAAGTCGTTGATTTTAAAGGACTTTTCCTCTAGAGAGACTGAAAACACTGCTAAGTCACTGATTTTACTGGACTTTTTACTCTTTTCATCAACCCCAACACTGTAATTTTACCCCAGTGTCAAATAAATGTCAAATTTTTCTTTGTTGCAGACTCACTCTTCGGTCCAGAGGTCGCCATCTTGCACAAATTGGTTGTCTGATAGCTTCGTAACAGCTGGCTCAAGCATAAAATCATCAAGTGTCATCGTCTGTAGGTCTTCATCAGCACGATTGATACGCTTCTTCGCCTGTAAACTGATTTCCTTCGTTGCTCTATCACGTGCATCAAGTGCTTCTGGGCTATTCATATGCACAGATTGCTTGACAGAAAGGTTTTCACGCTGCTTGGGAGTAAAAGATCGTGAGTTACCACAGCTACGCGAGCAGTATAGACCTTTCTTTTTATGTTTGGTACCACATGTGGGGCAACTTTTTTCTTTGTATCGTTCCCATTTGCGTTGCATAAATAGAATCCTAGTTTTTTAGCAGAGAGCGATAACTACTCATTCTCAGTCTTTTAACATTCATTCTACTACCTTTGAGCATTGCCAGCTGTGACTTGTTCCCTTGATTCCATCATCATAGAGTAACTCGAGATTTCCCCAGAAGGTTTCACTGCCATCATGATGTAGGATTTGTTTGATTACTGTTGCCTGCATCTTTGCTGGATGAACATAGACTCGGTCGCCTTCTTTGTACTCTGGTTTCTTTCCATTAGAGTCCACCATAGATGCTTCCTTTCTGTCCTGAATCATTGGAGTTGGTGCAGTCTAGTCTATGGTCGGTTGCTTTGGGACAGCGTTTGTTACCGCAGTCAGGGCATAGACGCATATAGACTGATTCTGGCTTGGTAGCGTCTATGGGATTGCAAGTATGACACCAGCAGCGTTTCTTTGCAAATGCTTCCGCTTCGCTTAGAGAGCAGAGTTCGTATTCATCCTGTGCCTTCATTTACCATCTGCTTTCATCTGCGATTGTTTTCTCGACCACGACGTGATCATCATTAATATAGGTAGGGACTGATACCTTGATTATCGATCCGATACCAGATGAGGAATCAGCTGTGATTGTGATTACCTCTGAATCTGGATACTTGCTGGCGAAATTAGCAATGGCTTCGATGTCTTCGTGGTTTAGATGTATTTGTTGCATAATTTATCCTGAATGTTTTCCGTAGGTACGTGCCTCGATTTCTCTTAGGTCATTGGCTGCATCTGAAACACCATGCCAGTCTTTCAGCGCAATCATCACCATCATATACTCACGTAGCACTTCAATCTGAACCTTTGGACTGCTGTAGTCCTTGGTGATTCTTCCTTCCATCTGTTTGATCGCACTTGTCATTAGCCGAACTCTTTCTTCGGCTATGTCTAGTTCCTTGCGTAGTCGGAAAATGGCTTCTCTCTGTGTGTCGTGTAAATCATTCATAGTATTTTATTCGCTAGTCTTAGGATTTTTACTTGGTCGTTTGGAGCGAGATATGCTCTTACTGCAATCTTTCTACGTAATGTAGTTGGATCATCGTGATGAGTGAATTCCACGAGTTTATTCTCTAGCATGTATGATACCATATCTCGAGTGAGTTTCTCTTTAATCTGTATAATGGCAGTGGCATCTCCATCCTCCAGCATCATTCTAAAGTCTTCAGTCATTTCTGCTCTACCCACTACCATCTTTCCACCGATGGCATAGTCATAGGCTTGGAAGTGCACATCATCAATTGGGTTACTGATCGCCATTCTTAACTTCTTTTTTAATTGGCTCAGGAAAGTATGGCTCGATCACATAGTGCTGTGCACCCCACCAGCCAAATGCAGTAAAGAAACCATAGACAACTACAGTCAGTATAGTCATTATTTCTCCAATGCTACTTTGATCTTGGCAACAACATCGAGATAACTTTCATTGGTCATCGTATTTACACCACCAACAAAGTGTATCGTGCAACCAGCTGTACCTTCGGTTATCATCAATACCTGTAGCGGATTAATTGCAACTGTTTGCCCATTTGGTTTTTGTAAGTATATCATTACCCACCTCTATTCGCTGCTTTGCGTTCTGGTTTATTTGATATGTTCTTTAATGCTTTCTTGACCATCGATGATGCTGACGAAGGATCGTAACCCTTCTTCACTAATTCTTTCTTGGCTTTCTTCTTGGATCGTTTGAGCAACTTGCGTTGTTCCCACTGTTCTTTGAATGTAAGTTTGACTGGCTGTTCTTCCATACTATCTCCTAGATTATAACTGCACCCATTGCACTTGCAGCAAAGATTGCAATTGTTATGTAAACGATCTGATGCGCCATCTGGTCAAGACCAAGATGATTCCAAAATTTGGGATTCTGTATGTCTCGGCAACCGAAACGAATCTTCACCCAGTCTATATGATAGTGAGTGACGAAGTCGAGTGCTGCGAGTGAGATTGCTATCGTGGGATTGATAGCGAGAAGCAGCAGTGCAAGTGTTGCAGCTGCATGCTGGAGAGAGTGAACGATGCCATGTGGATTTCCGTAGATACCTTTACCTGCAACCATTTCTGGAGTTTGCATAACGAAGTCAACATACCAGTGTTTCACTTGCAGTAGAACCAACAGAGTAAACATAAAATCATCCTATAAAATTGGAGCGGGAGATCGGACTCGAACCGACGACATTCTGCTTGGCAAGCAGGCATTCTACCAACTGAATTACTCCCGCAGATGAGGAACAGTGTTTCAATTCAAGCGAATAGTCGCATAGCAATATGCAATTAGCAATATGCAATGGACAGTCCACAAAAGTTATAAACCACGAAGCAACAAGCAACGACTATAACAGTCTAGTATATATCGTGGAGCAACAACAGAGTCGGACAATTGTTCGGATTTGGTTTTCAAGACCAAGCCAATACTTTAGAAGTATTAGATTTTTGCAACTACCCATTCTGCTCTCTTATCGCACTGTTCCTCAAAACTTACAAAATACCTTCGATCTTCAAAACCATCTCATCAACACTATCAATGTTGATTGTAGTGTTAACATTCAGTGTCAACAGTTTGTCTTGAAGTGCTTGCTTCTCACGCTTCAATTGCTTGACAATTTGTTTGGCACCATCGATAGTACCTTGTTCAACAACAGATGTTTCCACTGTGTTGTAACGATCACCATAGATTGCTGCAGCACGAGAAGCATCAGGTGGCACAGCTTTAATCTTCTCGATACGATTAGAGATTTCAGTCAGAGTCTTAGCAACTTGCTTAGTGGCAACATTGCTGTAAACTGTGATCTTGGCATCGACCAATTCAACATCAGCAAGGATATCGCTAATACCATTAGTGGCGTTTGCTTGAGCAACACTCTTACGAATGTTAAACAACGCAGTGTTTAATGCTACCTTGCGAGTAACATCAGTGGCATAATCTGCCATTGCTTTCTCAAGACTACCAGCAATGTCTTTGCTGTACTCAGTGATGGTAGCAGTATCGCTAACATCAGAACTAGAGATCGCTTTACGGATCTCGCTTTGGATTGCATTTGCTTTTCTCAAATTAATAGTTTCCATAGTCATTCCTTCATTTCAATAAACATAATTATACGCTAAACATTATTGCATGTCAAGCAACTTTTCTTTCTTGCATAACCCACTTCAATCTATCTGCTGCATAACTTGCTGCAAATGCATTTGGTTTAACCAGTGGGATAACATTACACATACCACGAATGTAACCGACTGCTTCATTGATAACGCAACTTGAACCATGCATTTCGTTTGGATTGATATCTAGGTGAACTTCTACCTCTCTATCTTCCAATACGTCTTGCAACTTTAGGTATAACTCTGCGATCTTGTATACTTCGTTCATCAGACGCATACGTGGCTTGTCTTTCTTCTGATCCCAGTCACGTTCACGAATGGTTTCACCAAAAATTTTACATCCATTGTTACCATTGATATGAACAACAATCGCAAGTGTGTAGTCCGCATACCAGTCATTACCAATATTAAATCGTTCGGAGTCACCACCAATGTAGATTTTTGTTTCGGGACTCTGTACTTCAATGTAAGTTTTCACTTCATCAATATTAATTTTTTTCATGACTACACCTCTTATATTTTATGGAGCGGATAGGGAGAGTCGAACTCCACTCTGCACAGCTTGGAAGGCTGGCGACACACCTTGTGCTTACCCGCAATGGTGCAGGGCTTCCACCTGCTGCTAATCAAACTACTCCGAACTCGGAGGTGATTAATCTGCCTTGATCTATCCTCAAGGACTTTTTCTGGCATCCCGACAGGGACTCGAACCCCGACCAACAGTTTTGGAGACTGGTATGCTGCCATTACACTATCGAGATATTATACTTTATATTTCTGATGTTCCTCCACATACTTGAATGCTTCATCTTCAGCAGCTGAATCATCACGTGTAACAGGATCTATACAGTCTTCTGTAGAAAGAACATCGTAGTATTCATTCTTATCAGTGCCAGTGTTATCTTCACGTTGCACTGCTAATCGTTTTGCCTGTGACTTACTAACACCCTCGTTCCTGAATATTGCATTCCATTTAGCTGTATACTCATCATAAGAAACTGCTAATGGTCTTGGCGCACTACCTTTTCCACCATCACTCATCTTTCATCTCCCCAATTTTATTTTTAAAATGGTGCTCTAGTACGGATTCGAACCGCAGACCTACTGATTACTAATCAGTTGCTCTACCAACTGAGCTACTAGAGCAATACTGCATTAACATATTCATAGTTAGTTGTTTCTTCATTCTCTCTAAAGATGATAGCACCATTACGTATGTGAAACCTTTTCGCTGTCTCTGTCTTTGGAGATAGAGTAACGAATCGTTCAATGTTCGGATTCGTTTCCTTGATATATTTAACCGCATCAAATATCAGTGAACGACCTGCTCCTGGAGCATAACTCCATATTGTATAGAACACTGCGATGGTTGGTTTCTCGCAATCTTGAAACAACTCACGTTCGCTTACTGGAACAAAATTCTGATAGCTGACACATGTGATTGCTGCAACTGATTGATCTTGATTACGATATACGAAAACATCTTTGTGTTCACCAACACGATCCAGCTGTGGGATATGTGGTCTAACTGGATCTTCAGTTAGTATGCTGTATATCGCTTCAGTCAGTTCTTTGATTACGTGTATCATTGCTATCTTTCATAATTGGTGGAGGATGAGAGAATCGAACTCTCAATAATGGCTTGCAAAGCCATGGTTATCCCATTTAACTAATCCCCCAAATAAAATTTGTGGCAGGTGAGGTATCTAGTCATTGTCTAGCCAACGACTTGCCCATTCTCCTTTTACTTTCCTTACCACAAAACTGGCTCCACAGGAAGGGATCGAACCTCCGACCAATTGATTAACAGTCAACTGCACTACCGCTGTGCTACTGTGGAATAAAACTTGGTGCCCCATGACAGAATCGAACTGCCTTCCTCGGATTACAAAACCGATGTTCTACCATTTAACTAATAGGGCAAAAACTTGGTCGGAGTAGTAGGATTCGAACCTACGACCCTCTGGTCCCAAACCAGATGCGCTACCAGACTGCGCTATACTCCGTTATTTCTTTTCAATATCATACCTACATAGGTGCCACAAAATGCACCAGCAACTGCAGGTAGTAACAACCAGTGATTACTTGTATAATTGATTACAGCAACACTTCCAAGAAGGTAACATGCAATCGACCAGCAACTGGCACCGAGAACATGATTGTTAGCCACACATCTTAGATAATATGTATAAACAACATCAAGCATGAATATGGCAATAAATGTAACTACATATTCTAACATAAAATTCCTTTGGTGGTAACAATTGGACTTGAACCAATAACCTTATCCGTATGAAGGATGTGCACTGCCATTGTGCTATGTTACCATATAGAAACACACTTCGAATACTGTACTAAACAGAAACTATCCACCACAGGCTATCCTGCTGAAATGTGTTTTTATATGGTAGGGGCACAGGGACTCGAACCCTAAACTGGCAGATTAAAAGTCTGCTGTGATAACCATTTCACCATACCCCCATACTCTTTCGGGTTTTAGATTTTCGCTTCATAACTATCTCCTAATAAAAATGGTGGATCGTGAGAGATTCGAACTCCCGACCTTCTCCGTGTAAAAGAGACACTCTACCACTGAGTTAACGATCCATAATTGGTGCCCAGAGAGAGACTCGAACTCTCAAAATTTGGCTTCTAAGACCAACACGTATACCAATTCCGTCATCTGGGCTAAATGCTTCCTGTCTGTCGTGGTAATTATAGAGCATCAGAAATTTGGTCAGGTTTTACTCCAATTAATCTTTCATCACGCACTCCCTCCACCCACTCGCCACAGACAGAACTCTCGTGTTGCCAACGCTGGTTAGGTAGACCCATGATTTTACTCATGCCCTATTCAAAGGGAGAACCATCCTACTGATCGTCAATCAGTTTCTCTCGTGCGGATCACACTAGCAGTGATTAGCTGCAGGTTTGGTAGCGGGAGGTGGTAACGCTCCACCCTCGATATGGCTTATGAGACCATTCGGGTCAACTTGACCTTCCCGCAATATACTATACTAATTCATATTCCAAATCAACGCTAGTTGAGTAGTAGCCATTAGACTCACCAAACCAACGCACATCAACATAACCTTTACGAGTTGCGAATTTGTAGAATGTCCACTCAACGCACTCATGATATTCATCATCCAACACAGGTGCTTCACCAGAAACTTCTTCAGCAATCAACAGTGGTGCATCTTCTAAGTCAGACAAGTCACCAACGATGTCATCGATAGTAACAGACTCACAACAATCTTGATAGTGATAGAATTTGAATGTTTCAGTTTCATTCTTAAACACCATCTCATAACCATCTTGTGTCACCGAAGTGAACACTTTACCAACCATATCATTTATATTCATTTTCTTTTCCTTCACAACAATAACTTGGCGGTCTGTAGGGGTAACGATCCCCTTCTTTATGCGTGACAGGCATACGTGCGTCCATGAACACTTACAAACCAAAAATCGTTGGCATTACGAACTTTAGCCGTATCTCTTCGTGGATACCGAAAGTATATCTAGGTGATACACCGAATGACACGCCAGCACCTTTAGCTGGATCGGCAGCAACCGAAGTTGCCGAATATGGTGGAGGTAGTTGGAGTCGAACCAACAATGTTTACCACGAGGGAACGGATTTACAGTCCGCTGCAGAACACGCCATATCTACAATACCTCCATAATATTAGTTTAGTGTTATCGTGCCTATTTGTCAACAATGTAGCTAGCACTGACAAGCGAGTGGCAGTTATATCAGACAGTTTCAGTCGCACCCTAACTGTCGAGTAGTCATAGCGTCCTATAACGATACCTTGATAACACTAAACTAATACCACATTTAATTATACTGGGATGATTGCTGACAACCACCATCCGATGGTTAACCACGTAGTCGTCCTACGACTGGTCATCAATCACATTACGTGCCAAGTTGTTCCAGCGTCCTCCTGATACTATCTCAAGGTTTCTTGTAACTTAGCGAGAGTCAGTACGGCTACTGATTATTCTCTCCTAAGTTACCTACTGGCTTGGTAACCCAATACAATTAAATCTGGTACTCGGTGGGGGAATCGAACCCCTCCTTCCTGCCGTGAAAGGGCAGTGTCCTAGCCGATAGACGAACCGAGCAAATTTAATACCAACAAATTTTTAAAGAGCGATCAAGCAATACAGCTATTATACCGCATCACTTGATAAAAGTAAAGTAATTTATTACGCTACTTCTTTCATTCTTGCTTCCATCATTTCGCTAAGAATGAACTTAGCGATGTTGATGTTTTTACGGGACTGATCCATCGCTTGAGCATTGCCAAAAGACATCAACTCTTGCGCATCAGACAACACACCCATCGCAACCATTTCCAAACCACTCAGGCGAGCAGTCAGAGAATTCATATATTCTTCACGAATGTCGTCTTGGCTCATACCGTAGCAGTTCTTTTCAAATTCAGTCATTTCAGTTCCTTTCATAATCAACATAGTATAATTATGCCTGAAGGCTGAATTAAAGTAAAGCACTTTCTTTCAATCCCCTACGCTCTGTAGGGTTATTCATAATGTAAACCTTTCGTTTTCTGGAGTGAGTGATAGGAATCGAACCTACTTCCATGGGTTTGCAATCCAGTGCCCGTCCAACTGGCTCCACTCACATTACCATGCCCAAGAAACAAAAGAATATCTTGTCCCTTCAGTAACTCTATTAATTCGATGTGGAAACAAGAACACAGAAGGAAATACTATAATGTCTCCAGCACCGAGTTTAATCTCATAGTCATCGAACATTACAAATTCTCCACCAACATACCCATCATTCAACACACCAACAACAGATAGTATTGGTATGCCTTTATCTGCACTACCTTTGAATAAGGCATGGATATGGTCGCAGTGTTCAACCATCTGCTTTCCATCTCTGTACCTATGATATGTAATGTTACTAAATTTCTGCAACTCGTTAAAGTAATTAGAATTTAATTTCTTAACATAATCATGTAGCACAGCACCTGTTGCTTGAGCAATAATCTGTCCAGTAACAATTTGTTCTGAATAGATATCGCAGTCATCAATAGTTTCTGCATACGTATTTGTCTTACTTTCATAAAACAAATGCTGCTCCCAACTTCTATTTTCTAGATCTTCCACCGATGCTTTACAAACATCTTCTGGCAAAACTTTATCATAAATCAATATAAAATCTTTTAACTCTTTCATATCATCCACCCTCAATCAATTAAGCGTCAGATTTTAAGTCTGATGTGTATACCATTCCACCACACTCGCATTTACTCTATTATACCTCAAACAATCTTACAAGTCAATGGTGGGCTGAGAGAGAATTGAACTCCCACTCAATCGATTATGAGTCGACTGCTTTACCATTAAGCTACCAGCCCTAACATTGGCACGGCTAGAAGGAATCGAACCCTCATTCGCACTTTAGAAGAATGCTGTCCTATCCATTGAACGATAGCCGTATAAACTTGGTGCGGAAGGTGGGACTCGAACCCACAGAACTCGGATTTTAAGTCCGATATGTATACCAATTCCATCACATCCGCAAATTCTTTGGTACCCTTGGTCGGACTCGAACCGACAGAATACTCCCTTTTGAGGAGAGCCACTTTTCCAATTTGCGTACAAGGGCATCTTGGAGGAAGGTATGGGATTCGAACCCATGGTTCATATTTCTATGAACGACAGTTTAGCAAACTGCTGATTTCAGCCACTCATCCAACCTTCCAATCCTTACATCGTTGGTCCATTACCATTCTTAAAACCTACCTCACCACCTTCTTCTTTGATGCGTTTGATCACATCTTCAAATAAGATAGGACGAAAGTCTGTTTGTTCGACACAGACACAGTGGTATCGTGCATCAACAATGTCAGTAATCTTGCCACCAAATCCAGGTAACATTACACGATTACTGTGTAAGTGACCATGAATGTTCACACCGAACCTACCTAACGATTCTGTATGAATCGGTATGTGGCTTAAGATCATTCCATTCATCACATGATATGCACGTAACTCACGAAAGTGTTCACGGTAGTCATCATCCTTAAAGATATCATGGTTACCACGAATCAAAACTTTGTCACCATTCAAACGATGCATAATCTTCAATGCTTTACGATTGATCACTACGTCACCAAGATGATAAACTTTATCAGTTGGCTTCACAGTTTCGTTCCATCGCTTTACCATTTCCTCATCCATTTCATCTGGATCAGTCCATGGTCTTAACTTCTCACCATCGTCACGAGTGAATCTGCATACACCAGCGTGCCCGAAGTGCGTATCGCTTACTAAGAATACACTTGGCATATACAACTCCTTTCATAAAAAATTGGCGGAAGCGGTGAGATTCGAACTCACGGATCCTTTCGGATCGTCTGTTTTCAAGACAGGTGCAATAAACCAGACTCTGCCACACTTCCTTAACTTGGCACCCAATGAGAGAATCAAACTCCCAACCCAGCGTTCGTAGCACTGTGTGATATTCATTTCACCAATCGGGTAAACTTGGTCCTTTCGACAGGTAACGATCCTATGTCTCTCGGTTATCAGCCGAGTGCTCTACCTTTGAGCTACGAAAGGAAATTCTTGGTGCTGCCTCGTGGGATCGAACCACGTTCCTTGGTTCTTCAGACCAGTGCTATGACCACATCAGCTAAAGCAGCATTGGGGTGTCTAATGAGGATCGAACTCATACTTCCACGTTCACAGCATGGAGTGCAGACCACTACACTATAGACACCATACCAAACAGATGAGCACTACCTCTACGCAAATGCGCATTTGTTTGGCAGGGGATACAAGAATCGAACTTGTACTAACAGAGTCAAAGTCTGCTGTGCTACCACTACACAAATCCCCAACAGAATCCCAAATTGTAAAAGAACAATATTTCTGGCACGATGGCCATAAAACAAAAACCCTCTGGACTTTCATCTCAGAGGGTTTTGGTAAGTAAACTTGAATTTACTTCACTTGCCAAAACCCTCACTATCATACTCAATGGCTGCAAACTGTGGGCGTGTTACTGACCAGCCACTATTAAGTGGGAGATGCTTTCTTAACACGGATATACAGTTTGTTTTCATAGTAGAATTTTACTACACCTTTGAATTAAAGTAAAGTCTTTTCAGACCAGTTATTTATTTAGGTAAATTATACCTCAGTTTTTGATTTTAGTAAAGTATTTTTTACTTCGATGTTACATTTTTGCAAAAAGTCGATACCATCAGTATTGCGATAAGAGTTCCGATATAGAACACTGCTAATACCACTTTGGTAGATAAGTTTGGCACAGTCCAGACATGGAGCATGGGTAATAAACATAGTAGCACCCATACCAGATTCGTTAGACTTAGCAAGTTTCGCAATCGCATTTGTTTCAGCATGAAGCACCTCTGGTTTAGATTTTAATTCATATAATTTTTTATTCACATCAAGATAAACATCTACCTTGCTTTGATATAACATTGATTCTTCTAGCGATGAATCAACATAAATCTTATCTTCACAGTTGTTGTCCCAACCCGATGGCATACCATTGTAACCAATCGAGATGATACGATCATCCTTTACAACGATTGCACCAACATGCAATCGTCTTGCTGAGGACAGCTGAGCAAACCTCTCAGCTGTATCCATAAATGCATCAATCCACTTCTGCTTCATAGAAATATCAACCATGTTACAACCATAATCATCACTGCCCACTCCATCAATGTAAAATTGCGTTGAATGCGATTCAAGAAATTCTCTATCTTGAGTTTAGTTTGCAACTGCATCAGTGTACCTGTTCTTTATCCAACTTTGGCGCAACGATGTCAGTCATCAGTGCAACAAAATCTGGTGTCGTTCCAGCCTGATGATTCAAAAGAGCCAGTCTTGCAAGAATGACAGCTGACAGCGTCAATGCATTAGTGTCATACTTATTCGCCATATCAATCAGAACATCATCGACCTCATAAGAGAATCGTTCTAGTTCTTTGTCTGTCATGCTCATTTAGACTCCGATTCACGTTCTGCTTCTTGGTCATGATAGTAGTCAATTAAACCAGTAAACTCTTGCACATCTTCGGGTAGTGCTTCCAGTGATTCTAGATCGCTGAAGTCATACTCGTAGTAGTCATCCTCACCATCTTTGTAGATACCAGCATATGCCATTCCAGGCTCATGATACAAACCTTCTATTTCCCAACCCTCTGCATGCAGATAATCATACAAAGCAATCGGTGGTGCCCATGCAGTTTCGAAACCAATCCAAATTGTGTTATCGCTTTCACGATCCCAGTCAACTACACTGATCTCCCACTTAGTTCCCCAATTTTCAACCGACCAACCATAGTCCCATTCTCCACTAGGATTAGGACGCAGGTGTTGGAAAACTGCCTTGTCTTCACTCTCGAGTGCAGCAAGCAATGCATCGACTTTGGATTTGTCCGAATGAGATAGTCGGACGCTATTGTCGCACCAATTTGGCATATCAAAACTCCATAACAAAAATTAAAATTTATCGTTGATAACAGAAGTTACCTGTTACAATCTGACCATTAATCATCTCACTCTTCAACTCACACACCTGACCAAATTGTGCACTGGGCATAACTGGTGCTTGCGTAGGATATACATAAACAGTTTGGGGCTGTGTATAAATTACTTGCGGAGGTGGCACTTGTTGGTAAACGTATGCTGGTCGTGCTGCAATTGCATTACCAAGAACTATACCAACACCAAACGGGATCCATTGATTACCACCACCATGACCATGAGCCATAGCTGGAGTAGCAATACTCATCGCCACAACTAAACTTGCAAGAATTTTCTTCATCTCGGTTCTCCTTTTCAATCACCGTAAGACAATTATACTCTACTTCTGAATTAAAGTAAAGCACTAATTTTCCGCAAGATTCTCGCTCTCCAGGACTCAGGCACAGTCTTGCGGACTATGGACTCACTCCAGCTGGCTGAGTCTCTGCCTTTTTTGCAGATTTCCCTACCTTTGCAACTGGCTCAATAGTAATAAATCCAGCATCGAATAGAACTTTATGTGTCAACTTCGGATACAACTTTGGTATTGTTTGATCTTTTACATGTAGCATCAGCTTCGCTTCAGTTGGATGAATGTTCTCAAGCAACTGCACAAACAGAGACTCACGTTTAATTGGCTTCAGATCTTTCCTGCAGAACACATAGAATCGTTTAACTTCCATAAGCAAGTTAGCAGGACTCATACCCAGTGGTCCAGGATCTGGTTTGAAGGGAGGATCCCCATCAGGTAGAACAAACTTCTTCTCTGGATCAAAAGCATAGTCAAGCAACAATTTTAGTGCAGCACAGGACTGATACTTTGCAAAATTTGCTGCATCAGCATTCATCTCATCAAGCATTTCAGTTAAATATTTTGTCATCAAAAATCCTCAATCTCATCAAGTAACAATCGACAGCGATGCTGTATCAGATAATTCATCACAGACATCTTATCGCCCTTTGGTTTACTATTTATGTAAGTGTCAACGATTAACTGTTGAACATCTTCTGGGATGAAGTCAAAGTCTACCAGCGTTGCATTGCGATGCCAGTTGCGACGTTCCTCATCATTCTTACATGCAATAAATCCATTCTCGAAAAACTCTTGAAGACGTTTAGCACTGACTGGCTTCTGTCTTTCTCCAGTTACAAACACATCATCTTTTGATAGGATGTTCGGCACACCATCACCTGCATCACCCTTAACAATATGTTCAATCTTCTTCTCGATAATCTCTTGCTTGGTACCAACAACATACTTCTTCTGCATCGGTGACCACTGCTTTACTGCACCAAGTTGTTGCAGCTGTTTGAAGTCACCATCCGATGAAAGGATTAGCACCTTCTGTGGCTCTTCAACTAAACCTTCCATCACCAGATCGTTAGTCTGTGCCCACTTAGTCATCGTTGCGATAATGTCATCTGCTTCGGCACGATCCACATGAATAACACGATACGGAAAGTGTTCTGCAATCTCCTGACGCATTTCGTTCAGCGTGTCAAAGATCAAACCCCAATCAAGATCAGACTTATCACGTGCTTTCTTACGTCCTGCCTTGTAGTGTTCAAAAAACTCTCTACGCCAATACTTACGCCCATCGCAGCAGATAACCAACTCGCCATACTCTTTGCCATACTTCTTCTTGTAGGACTTGAGTGTAGATAGCGTGACATGACGAATCAGATTCTTTACTTCAGACTCTGTTCCTTTCAACTCACGCTGGAAGGTCAAGATTGCACTAAGAGCAACTTGGCTATAATCAACTAATATCATCAAAATGCTCCAAGCAAAATTGTTTCTTCATTGAAACGACCATTCGGTACAGCAGGTTTAGTCTTCAGTGTTTTCATCGCACTGTTCAATGCACGTTTACCCAACGACAACCCTTTGAAAAATTCTTCAGGTTTGCGTAGTGTCATACGCTTTGATTCTTTAATATCGAAACCAATAATGGTAGTTCCCTTAACAGACAGAGTACCACCATTCTCACCTTTGTACACACCAAGATGTTTGTACTTGGTATTGTAGTACCATACTTCGGTAGAACCGATGATGTTTGCAAGCGACGCAGACTTCAATCCTAGCTCCGCATACTCACGCAAGAACTTCATCTTCGCTACTTGTTTAGCAGCAGGGACTTCCTTACGCTTACGTGGAGCACGATTCGCTTTCGCAGTCTGAACCATCTGGTTACAGTCAGCAATGATACCATCAACGAAGTCGATAAATCGCTTCAACTCTCTGCGAGTAAAGTTTGAGTAACCCTCTACCAGCTGTTCATCTTCAGCATCATAAGCAGCACGCAACTCAGTAACAAGTGGAACATAGAACTCACCGATACGTTTAGCAATCGGTCCAGCCACTTGATTACTCAGCAGATAATTCTTGGCAGAGAAGTCAGACTTACACCCACCGAGAACGAAGTCATCAATAGCACCTTCGATTTCACCAGCCAAGTCATGTGCCTTCTCTTCCATACGTTCTTGAATAGAGATGACATTCGTTGCTACTTTTGTATCGGCAGCATCTTTCTTGTCTTGTTTGATCTGGGATTTCTGACGCACTCCAACTTGTTCTTTGAGGAATGCGATACGTTCTTGCAGATAGTTGGCTTCCTTCTCTTCCAGTTCGGAGCCAGTATCAATCAGACGTGCGAGAATGCCAGCATGACGAAAGTGATATTCATCGACCTTCAACAACTCAATAGCAAGTTTCTTGTCTTGCTTTGAAATATGTTTGATCAACCACTTCTTCTTTTCTTTGTCGTCATGGTTAGAGTTGTAGTAATTCAGGGCATGCAGAAAATCACTCTTATAGTTTTCGGCAGTGAGTGTTACCTCACTACCTTTAACCATACGTTCAGCTTCTTCAGCACGTGCTTTGTTTTTTGCAGTATTAGCCATAGGTGTAAACCTCCAAGTTATAATATATTATACCGCAATCCTGAATTAAAGTAAAGCACTAAATTTAATAACCCTACAGGTAGTAGGGTTACTTTGTCACTGTATCGTAGAGATCTACGAAGTCTTCATGGTCGGCTACTTCCTGTGCAAGATTTTGTTTGTGGAAAGTCTTTGCAATTTTGGAAATAATCTTGCGTGGGATTTGATGATTGTCAGAAACATCTTTGATAATCTCACGAATCAAATCACGTTCAGCTTCGATGCGTGTAAGTGAGTTACTGATTTCCTGCACTGCATCTTTGACCTTCTTACGATCTTCTGGGGATGAGATTGTGATAGCCATTATTTGTTCACCGTAACATTACCTTTGAGGAACATACCAATCAGAATGATAGCTGCCCAAGTATTAAGAGTGTAAGGAATAGCCAGTACAGGGAACAGAATGTTCAATGACCAGATAGTTAAGAATGGTGCGATTATCGCAACAGCGATAAGGATTAATGCAAATACAAAAACTTTACCCATGGACTTTCTCCTTTTTCAATTCATTAATGCGATGCTCAAGAACACTGATCGCTGTGTTGTAGTGCCCAGTTCCCTCTTCCTTTGGTTTGTAGTATTGCTCACGTAGAACATCTACCTCATTCTCGAGGATCTGAATGTATGTATCAAGACTAACAGTCATCATAATGTAAACTCCACTTTAGTTACTGTGTCCCAGCGGAAAGATCTCCATTCAGCTTTCTCTGTGTCGAAGACACGTACTGCGGATCCAGAAGACGTGGCACTGGTGTTCGGGTTTTTGGGAGTCTGCTCTGCAGGTATTCGTCCTTCAATGAGGGTACAATACATTGCTCTTTCTGTACCATCTTTTTTGGTAAAAGTAACGCACAGATCTTTGATCTTGTCATCGTGTAGAACTCCAAGTGTCCAGGATTTAAATTCTTCGAACTCTTTTTCATTCTTGAATACTGTCTGTTTTTTCATTATCAAATCTCTCTTTCAAATCATTAACAAGTGGTGTAAAGAACTCTTTGAATTCTCTACTGGTAAAGTATGAGTCTTGCTTACTATCGATAAGTACCTTACCATTCTCATCGGTTAGTTTCTGGTGAATTGTAAACTCAATCAGATCATACAGATGTTCTTTAATGGTGATCTTTTTGTGTAGACCAGCCTTAAAGAACTCATATTCCTTCGTTAGCATATGTGTCCTTTCGATGCTTAGGTTGACGAATGTACTTAACCTTAGACTCTTCAGCACGCATACGATACTTGGGAGTCCTCAAATCTTTCGCAACAAGATTTCTAGGTTTAGGTATATTATACTTGATTTTCATTTGCATGTCAATCCAAATCTTTAGAACCCTTCGATTTTACATTTGCATGTTTTGCACGTGCCTGTGCTAACTCTGCTTCAATCATCAGACGCTTGAACGATCCACGCTCATGCTCATCCTTGAATGGCATCAGTGCCAGCATACGCTTACTTGTCTTACTCAATCTAAAATTCTTATCTGCTTTCATGTAGCTCCTTTGACCATAAATTGTTGTAGTAATTCTTTTGCATCAGTTGTGTCACGCACGTCATTATCCAATTCAGCCATGATAATCAAACGCTGTAGCAACTCAGCTTCTTGTTGTAGTTCTGTATCCAAAGAATTATACCACTCAAAGTAATCTTCCTCTGTCTCCAAATTCCACATAATGTTAAGCATACGCTTCTGTCGTTTAGTCACACCATGAATTGTAATTTCACTCATACAGTTTCCTTGAAAATGTTAGACCATTGCGTAAGTTTATTTAACTTCTCATTCTTTGCTGTTATACAAGCAGCTTCGCTGACAATACCATTCTCAATCAGCAAGTCAATCATACACATAAGGTCACCGATTTCTTCCTCAAGATGCGTACGATTGTCAATACCTTTATGAACAGAATCAAACCCAAATCGAAACACCTTACTGATTGCTTGAGTTACCTCTGCGCACTCTTCTTGTGTAATCAACAAAATCTCTTTATCAATATCACCTATCATTACTACTCCTTACCAACTTGATTGATAGTAAAAGTCAACACCCTTTGCAAACGCAGGATCGTTGAGAATTTTCTTGATGCGTTCAGCAGTATGCTTTACATCAGCCATATACCACTCATCATACTGAGTCGAACCGAAGAAACAGCCACTTTGTGTTGGCAGAAGTTCTTCGCCTGATTTTGGACTAGCGATGATTTTCTCGCACAGTTCCATCAGTTCCTGCAGTTTCTCACGAGAGACATACGCTTGCTGACATTCATCAACTCCATCTTGTACGTTGTCTACAAACCACTGATGAATTGCATTGGCTTTACGCCAGTAAGCAACTCGGAAGGTAACTTCCTGAGCACCATAGTCCTCATCCTCTTTACCTTCAACACCGAACAACTCATTGATACCTTCGATCTTCTGGCTGTCCATAGGATCGAAGTAACGACTCATATATTTCTTAGCCGACAAGTACATATCCAAACCCATGATTAACTCCAATCTTTCTTATCACCAAATCGTTCATTGAACTCATAACCCATAGCGTAAGCACGCAACTGAATCCCATGCATATCTTTCGCTTCTACTCGCTCACCATGTCCAGTTCCTTCTGGATACCAGTGAGGATCTTGCGGACGATGGTAGTAGCTATCTGCAGCACCACGATCGAAAGGACTACCATGGCTGCGATCAAACAACTCACCTTTATACTCAACTGTATTTCCATCTTCAATAATAAAATTCATTTCACTCTTCTCCATAATAACCATAATCTTCATCAGTGCCGAACCCTGCACTTGCCATTGCAGAATCAAAGTCACCATCCATTGATTCGTCGTAGTGCGAATCGTTTTCGGTTTCAGATTCAATCACATCATAAACCATCTGCAGCGGAATTTGCAGCAGACTTGCCACAGTAAAGGGACGCAACCCTTCATCAAGCATGTTACGGATTTCCAAATCCAAGTCAGCCATTCTACTCATATCACTCTCCATAAAAAATTGCATCGAGGTCGTAAGAATGGGCTTCGTACATCCGCATGTTGTACTCAGCCATCATGTTATCCATATAGGATTCGTATTCAGCGTCAATAACCGACTGCTGGTTTTCTTCAGCTATTTCAGCCAGAAGTATATTTATGTCTTTCATCGCATACCTTTCATTGCAAGCATACCAGAGAAAGCAATCACTGCACCGACAGCTGCGATAGTCAGACATGCAAGTACAGAATTTTCAGGGAAGTCCAAGCCACCAGCTGCACCCCACATCAAGAAAAAACCAATAAACATACGGATAGATCCACGCATCATAATTCCCTTCTCACTTAAAGACAATCAACGCTAACAGGATACTGTTAAAGAAGAACCCTAACGCATTTGACACGATATACAGCGTATCCTTTTGCACTATTGCTCTGAACAAGAACAGCAACAAACCAGTCCAAACAAGGATCACCATACTTACTGGTGGAACCCTATCCGAATATCCCAGAATCACACCTAAAGTAGTAGGTAAGGTAGCTCCATGTATCAGAACCATTCCAACCCAGCCACTCAGGGCACCCAACTTTGCAATCACTTTTTCATTCATCATAATAGAATTATACAGGAAACCTGAATTATTGTAAAGCATTATTTCACATTCCCCTGCAAGTTGTAGGGGATTGCTAAGTCGTTGATTTTAAAGGGGATTTTTAGCGTTCAGCTAGGGAATTTACGAAGTCCAGCAGTAGCCTATGGTGGCGACCATGGTTCCAGTGAGGGTTTATGTACTGCCATGGCTTTTCGTACCAGTACAATGGTGCTTCTGGGTGGCACCCGATCAACCCTACGTTGCCTTTGATGATAGCCATGGGGTCGCCATTGGCATATCTTGCAATCGTGTCAAACTTCGTCTCGTCACCGATCAGTGCGCAACCATCATAGAAGTACATCTTCTCTTGGTTGCCTTTCCATGTGACTGAAGCTACTGTTCCGTAGCTTCTCTTTACATCTGCATTTGGTCTCTTGATATATTGCACTGCACGAACATCATCAATCAAGTCAAAGTACCACTCATCAGCCCAGTAAGCACCCATGCAGATTCCAAGGTACTTACCACCATCCTCAACAAATTTTGCGATTCGGTTGCCTATTCTTCTAGTAAAAAATTTATAGCATGTATCACTATCGCCAATACCACCAGGAAAAGCAATGATATCAACCCCACTGAAAAAATCATCTCTACAAATATCATCTTCGTTGAACAACCTTATGTTATAGTTATCCTTCAGAGCATTAGTCATTGCATCAACACAATCCTCGGAACACTCAGGATGGTGTATGAACAATGCTATAGTTTTCATTTATTTCCAATACTTTGAGTAATCTATCTTCTGCCAATATTCTTCGTTGTTTCTGTTCCAGAAATTTTTTACAAGATACCATGCCATACCGAAGTACCCCATAATCTGAAACCTTCTACTGTCTTGCCCGAAGTAATGGTCAACTAATTTAAATTTTTTAACATCATATCGTTTGGATAGGAAGAAGTCTTCACTCGTTCCATACTTCTCAGAGAAACCACCCAACTGTTCAAATTTATCTCTTCGTGTTAACATGAAAGCACCAACTGCGAAGGGAACTTTATATTTCATTATGTTGTTTACGAAATTAAACAACATAAAACCAATCTGTGCTCTTTTGTCTTTGTCGTAGCACTTTGCATATAGCCCAACTAAATCAAGATTATTTTCTTCTAGTTCTCTAACGCAATCAGCTATAACTGTATCAGAAAAAAATCTAACATCACTATCTATGAATAGAATATACGGAGTAGTAACTAACTTAGCACCACTATTCTTTGCGAACGATACTGGACCACCATCAATCACTTCAACATTTAAATCACCCTTCATTATCTGGATGACTTCTCGTGTATTGTCAGTCGAGCAGTCAGCAATGATAATTCTTGTATTTCCTATCTCTTGCTGACGCAAGTGCATTAGCAAATGCGCAATGTAGTTCTCCTCATTTTTACAAGGAACTACAATAGTTATCTTATCCTGTAACAACATCATCTCGCTCCTGTGTCCAAGTCACTATTTCCCACTTACCGTCATGGTGTTCTACGAGTGCTGTACAACTTTCTACCCAATCACCATCATTCATATAAACGATACCTTCTATTTCTTTGATTTCTGCATGATGTATGTGACCACAGATGACACCATCATATCCTCGCTTTTTGCAATACGCTGCCAAATTTTTTTCAAACTGAAATATAAAGTCATTGGCTTTTTTGACTCTATTTTTCAGATATTTAGATAACGACCAGTAACCAAACCCCAATTTGTGACGTAACCAGTTGAATCTTGAATTCCAATCAAGAACTAAATCATATAACTTATCACCAAGAAATGCAAGCCAAGGTGCAAGGCGAGTAATACCATCAAATAAATCGCCATGTGTAACCAAATAGTGTTTTCCATCTACGCCTACATGTTCTGTTTGATTTTGTATTTCAATCAGACCGAAAGAAAATCCATATGGGATCATCGGTCTTAGGAATTCATCATGATTACCTGCTACGTATACTACTCTAGTTCCACGTTTGGCATGCCCAAGTATTCTACGCACTACATTGGTGTGCGTTTGTTTCCATCGCCACTTGTTCTGTTGTATTTTCCAAGCATCAATTATATCACCCACGAGATATAAAGTCTCGCAGGTGTTATGTTTAAGAAAGTTATTTAACTTATTTGCCTGACAATCTCGAGTTCCTAAGTGGACATCACTTATGAATATCGTACGATATTTCATTACATAGACATCAAAACTTGCGCAGCTTGGCATATAAGACGACAAGCAATCTCATCATTAGCCAAGTCCTGTTGTGCCCTTACATCTTGTATCTCTTGCAGTAGGAAGTCATATTCTTCCTTTGACAAGTGACCACTGGTATACTCATCATGCATAACTAGCATTTCGTTTGCTAGTACAGCAGCTGGTCCACCAAGACCAGCCTGTTCTCTTAGTTGCTCTAACATTATCTTCCCTTCCATGCATCGACTATTACATCGATTCTAGTTTTGTTGATTTTCAAAACACTTTCACAGAACACTTTGTTTGTTGATTCTCTTGCTTTCTTTAATGAATCTTCTAACTTAACTACTGCTTCTGCCTGTGGATCGTTACGTAGACTTGTATAAACCTTTAGACGTTCAATAGTGATCTCCGCAGATGTCCAGGCAAAATCTTTTTCTTCGCATGACAATCTGTCTACTGCAATTTTAGTATCAACGAGATGACCAAACATAACTGGGTCATGCTCACGTGGAAAAATCAGTGCACAACCTGATAGAACTAATACTGGGATAAGTGTTAGTATCTTCATATTACCACTCAGCCATCAATCCTCTGGTTTTCTCCAATGCTTTGTATTGCTCTGGCATCATTGGAGAAAAATTGATTCCAGTATAGTCCTCAATCTCACCGATAGAAACGATATACTGCTCCATCATCTTTGGATCTAACTTCTGATTCGGAAACAAGAAAGCAATCGCCTTAACTCTCTTTGGGTCGATAACAATTTTGTAAACGAAAGATGGAACCTTAACACCATTACCCATCGTCTGGGAGTTGGCATCAAAAATTGTACCTGTAATTACATTTAAATGCCCATACTTGGATGCCCAGTAGCGAGTGTTCTCCTCTAGATATTTCCAGATTCCACGATTGTTTCCTGGAGACTGTGGCATCATATTTGAAAGCAAAAAACTTTCACTCATTACTCCCGCATCGTAAGTGAAGTTTGCTGCAGGTGCCATATGACCACGATCAAGACCTGCACCCTGATAGTCTTTCAATGTTGCACGATATTGTGCAGGGATCTGAGGATCTTCACGAAAATCATCTTTGCGAGAAACTGATTTTGTTACAAGTAGTTCTGGCTTGATAACTTCAGTGACGAAGTACGCTACCTTAGTTTGGTAGTTATAATTAACAGCATAACCAGTTCGGCATAGGTACTGATTGTTACCTTCTTGTTTAATCTGTGGAGCACCCCATACTACATGCTGGGGACAAGAATCGTCAATTGGGTTTGCTAATGATAAAGAAGCAAACAGTACTAAAAATACACCTAAAATCTTTTTCATCTCAATTCACCTTTATTGTTGTTATTTGGCTAGTGGGTTATCCAATGCTTTTTGTATCTTACTATCTAGGTCACGTTGTATACCCTTAAGCGCAGTTTGTGTTTCTCTTGAAACATCCTTCATATGATTCTCAGATTCTTTAATAGCTGCACGTGATTCATTGCGAACAGCTTGTAGTGCCTGTTCGGTTTCACGTTGGTTCTGTTTAGAACTACGCTCTACAGATTCAACAACTCCCTCTAAACGACGGATATCTTGCTTCAAGTCGTTCTTGATATCTTGAGTATATTGAACAGACTTCTCTGAATTCTGCATAGTGATTTCCATTTTCTTGTTCAAGTCTGACAAGTCTGGAGCCACGTACTCAGCGATGCGCTTCTTCATGCTCTGATAGTCTTTGTAAACTTCAAACGCACCATATAACCCACCCAGAATAGAAGATACAATAGTAAACGCAACCATCAACTTAGCAGGTGTGAACTCATACCCACCAATACTGATGACTGTGTCTTTACTAGCATACTTCTTTGCTGCTGCTTCTAACTCATCAACCTTTGCGTTGACGTCTTTAATTTCTTCTGTCATTTTTATCTTCCTATGTAATGTTTTGGTTTTGCGTCTTCTTTTCTTTGTTTCTCAGTTTTTGGAATTAAATCAAATCCCAACTGAGGATATTTACTCATTCTATCTGTAGCAACAAAAATCATCATAACAAAGGTAAACAAAAATAACATCATAACTGCACCAATCCACCAAGTCCATGCGTAAACTTTTCGCATAAACTTTGCATGCTTAAGATCTTCTTTATGTTGCTTTTCAATTTGTTTCTTTAGAGCAACAGCTTGTCTTGCGTTTAATATTTTAGACTGCTGTAATACTTCTGTCCAAAGAGCACCTAATTCTGGTGGGCTTTGGTATACCATTATTTCACGCAATTCAATTTCCATCTGCTCAAGTTTCTTTTTCATCAGAACTCGTTGTAGAGCACGACTACCTACTGAAGCATCGCCTGTATATAATTGATAAGATCTTCTTTCTTCTGCTTCAAATACTGCTATGCATTTTGCTTGATTATCAAAGAAAGCTCCAAGATGTTGACCAAGTTCGAAATAAATGTCACCAGTATCTTTCTTGTTTAATTCTTTTACTCTTGCTTTCTCTTCATTTAATTGTTTGACTGCAGCTGGCGGTGGAGTTTTTCCTTTTGCTTCATATGCATTATGAAACTGATGATCTAGATCTTTAAGTACATCCTTAATATCGCCAGCTGCTCCCTTTACATCTTTATAAAGTTTACAACCAGCTTTTATTGCAGATACTGCGCCATTAGCAAGTGCGAATAATGTTAATGGATCCATTATCTACCTTCATATTGTTTCTCCACCATTTCATTGTGCAGATTATCAGTACCAGTCCACATTCTTAGATTGGCACGATTGTCGATATTTTTTTGATTGTTGTAAACTGTAAAGGGTTTATAACCAATAACATCTGGAACTACTGTTTTACCATATGCATCAAATCCTGGAGTGAAACCCATTGCTTGTATAACTACATTCTGAACAGCAATCTGTTGATCCATGTTTGATGCTTTACCCATTTCATTAGCGAGATTCTTTCCAGTCTCAACTGCCTTTGCTCTGGCAGCTTCCTGTCTCTTCTCTGCTATTTCTTGTCTTGCAGTTTTTGGTTCGTTCTTTGTATCAGATGACGCTGTAGCATTACCAGTATTTTGTGGCGAAGAACTGCCTCCAGTGCCTTTCGGAGCATCATCTTTTTTCTCCTCAGCTTTCTTGTCCTGTGGGGCAGATGCTGTAGTTGTTGGTTGTGTTTGTTGAGATTGTTGTGGTGATTCTTGTTTAGTTACGTTAACAGGTGCAGAAGTTGCAGCTGCATCAGTACTTGTTGACTTACTAGTGATAACTGTGTTTACATTACTATCACTTACAATCGCAACATCAGTTGTAACCTTACCACTACTCGAAACTGTTGGTGTTGGTTCTGTAGTTGAAACTGTAGTTGTAGTTTTCGGTGCAGTAGTTGTGGTAGTAGTTCCTGTTGAAGATATGTTTAGAACATTTTTCTTAGCATATGCTTCAGCATAGTTTGGGCAGTCTCTTGCATATAATCCATCTGAATTACACTGCTGTGTTTTATAAGCAGCTGCATATCCTGGACAGTCAGTAGCATAAAGAGCATTTAGTGAACACTGTTGAGATTTATAGGCTGTAGCATATCCTGGACAGTCAGTAGCATAAAGAGCATTTAGTGAACACTGTTGTGCTTTGTAAGCGACTGCATAACCATCACATCTACTGTTGTATAAAGGATTGATAGAGCACTGCTGACTGAAATATGCAGTTTCATATCCAGCACAAGTTGTTGAATAGAGAGGGTTGATAGAGCACTGATAGTTTAAATAAGCAGATGCATATCCTGGACATGTCGGGTCTGACAAAACATTAGCAGTACATTGCTGTGTAAACATAGCAGCAGCATATCCTGGACAATCAGCTGCATATAAAGGATTGGCAGCACACTGTTGTGTTTTATAAGCAACTGCGTAACCTGGACATGTTGCAGATGACAGTGGATCTACTACGCATGGGTCAGGTGTATACTGCCAGTTACTCCAGCTACTGTATAATGCACCTGTTCCAAATTGTCTTGAAGACAATGAGAAGTTGCCCATCGATGTCAATGGTTGTTTTGTTGGGAACACATAACTGTAGCTGTAACTACCGAATGTATTTTGTTGAGTATGATCATGTGTTGCAGTATACAGATTTGTTCCTGCAGCTGATGTAACATTAACATCTACTGCCATTGAAGATTGTCTCCAATCAAAACAAATTATAAATCCAAAATAACACCAATCACCACCAACATACAAGTCATAACCATACTTGAAACCATTAATCTGCACACCTGAACCAGATAATGCTAGTGCTTGATTGATAGCATAACTTTGTATACCATATTCATTCCCAAGTAGGTTTTGACTAGTCAGTACTTTATTGTAGTTTGGACAACTTGGTGAATATAATGGATTAGCAGCACATGGGTCTGTTGTATAGTTAAGTGTTAGAGATGGCTGTCTAACCTGTGGTCCATAATAACCTGACCAGAATCTACTATCCTTACCAGTAAATGATAATCTGATTGCATCTGTAGAGAGCATATCATATTCATTCGTAAAATTCTGTGTACCAGTCTTTAACTCAAACCCATTTGTTGGTGCATTATAGTTGTAAGTATAAGACTCTAGCACACTACCTGATCTAAGAAGATCAACTTTACCAGTAAGTGTTCCTGACTGTTGACCAGAGTTATTAATCTGCCATGAGTAGTTATATCCCTGAATTTTAATACCAGAGTTTGCTAGATCTAGTGCATGTTGAATAGCAAATGCTTGGGCAGATATATTTTGTGTTGCAGTTGCATTAGTATATCCAAAGATTAAAGTATTTGTTGTAGAATTAAATGCTGGTCCATTACCACCACCAGAGTAACCACCATTTTGTCCTGCGACAGAACCAGACCATGCTGGGACTGTTGGAGTTAAAATGTTGTTAGATACGGTGGATTGTGCACGTGCCTTTGGCAGCAACACTGCCAAAACTATCATTAGAAAAAATGCCAATGCGAAACGCATTAGTCTTTACTCTTGATTTTCTGTGGCTGTCTAGATGGATCAGCGTCCCAAATTGCTTTAGCAGACTCACCAATTTTTCCATCAACAGGACATGGTGTTCCTGCATTCATCATAGCAGTAAACACACGTTCGTCTTGACACAGAGTAGCAACTGCAGCTACTTTCATACCCATGTCATAAAGTGTCTTGGATAACTTTAATCTTTCGCAATTCTTATCTACGAATGTAGAACCGATAGCGATACCAAGAATTTGTGTTTGTGCTGCGCCAGATACACCTACTGCACATAAGTCATTATTGATGCTTGTGATTGCTGGAGCCACCGCAGTTGGAGGTGGGGATTTTACTGTTGTCGTGCTTGTTGAGGTAGAGTCTGTTGTGCTTCTACTAGTCGAGTCGGTTACAATGGGATCTGCCATTGCAAGTGATGTAGCCATGACAAAAAGCACCGCTGTAGCGATCTTTCTGTTCATTTTGTTCCCTTATTAGATTGTTAGTGGTAACCATAACCAAATTGCTTGTGACATAAGTATGGCTGCAAGCGCACCAACTCCAAGACTGGCATTATATAATCTGTTGTTTACCGCAAGAATAGATGCTGTTAGTAATACAATAGCAATCTGGAATAAACTTCCAGCGAATGTATACCATGGTCCACGTGATTTAGCAACAGCACGATCAGCTTCTAGTTTTCTTGCTTTTTCCATCAATTCTTTTTTACCCTCACCAGTTGCTGGATCAGATTCATAACGATCAATTTTCTTCTGAAGAAATTCTACTTTCTTCGTGTCATTACGAAATTTAGCATCATCTTGAGACTGCTCAGCTAATGTTTGCTTAATGCTTTTTGCCTGATAGAATGCCCATGTATTGTTGGCTTCAATGGTATTATTCAACACCTTCGAACTATTACCACCACCCATATAAGTATTAATTGCCAATAGAGCAGCAAGGATAGTAATAACCCATCCTGCTTTATCTTTAATAAGTGCTTCTCTTTCAGAACGAGATAGAGGTTTTGCTTGAGTTTGTTCTTGTGCCATCTTTAAATCCATTATAGTTGTTATTGGGATCCAAAACTATTTAGCGGTTTCAAGGTCTCAAGATGCTTTATGCGGAGTATCTCTTTGTAATTCTTCTACTTGTATTTCAATCAATTCTTGTTCAGTAAGTGGAGTAATTCTTCTTCCAAGAGTATCATAACTTATAACTCTCTTTTTCTTAGGTTCAACTCTATCGTATAATTGTTTTTCCCACTCTTTACCTTTTTCCTCTTCCTTCACTTCTTCCTTTACAGTTTTATTACCAGTAAAGAAGTCTTTGATTATACTCTTTGCTTCACTCGGTAAAGGTTTCGGTGGTTCTACTGGTTCGGGATCTGGTTGTGCTTGTGGTGCTGGTTCTTCTATAATTTGTTCGGGATCTTTTTTCATACCCTTCACCATTTCCAAATTAGCAGCGACCAACATCAACACAGCAAGTGGATCAAATACAAATACAATCAACAGGATAACAATACGGACTGCTGACTCTAATAAATTTTGGTCAGCAGTATCTCCATATATTAACGCTGCGATGTATTTGATCGGACCGACTTCGGCTTCGACTTTGCGGACTTCGCTGGCGATTGGCGCACGTTCTTCGTTGTACTTTGCGATCTTGGCTTGCGCTTGACCGATTTCGTTGAGGATTCTGGCTCTATCTTTTTGCTGTCCTCTACGGATGGCAATGGCTCGGTCTGTTCCACTGGCTTCGGTTGTTCTACTGATGGTTTGATCAACTTGAGCATCGAGTTGAGAAAGTTCTTTACGACTTGCATTTATGTTCTCCTTTTCTGTTTTAATTTTTTCATCTATTAATGCAAGTTTTGCCTGCACATCACCTGATGGTACTGCTTGATCCAAGTGTGCCTTTGACAGATAGCCAAAGATACCCATTGAAGTTAACAGCATAAGAACTACCAATGCTACTGAGAAATAACTCTTCAATAATATTGGTATTTCTTTCCAATTTCGGTATAGCCATGATGCTACTACAAGTTTAGATACTTCAAGTAGTGAACCCATGACAAAGATTGGGATAGCAGCTGCAGCAAAAATTGCTACCAATCCCATGATGGAGTAATACGCTGCCGTTGCTGACAGCGATAAAGCTGTTAGGAATAGTAAGTATTTCATATCTTGTTAATAATATGAGAGCCATGAATCCTACACATAATGTTATTATTGTAGTACTCAGTGCTCTCTAGTACCCTTCTAGTAAATTGTTCTCTGGCTTCTATGTAAGAACACTCTGCTTTTGATTTACAGAAATATAAAATTTCTCTTACAAAGTTTTCTTTGCCTAATGATTCTATGTCTTTTTGTAATTCAATACTAGATCCATAGTAATCCTGCCAGTCGGAATCAATCTTGGATCTTATCTTCTTTTTCTTCTTAGTGCCATTCTTTAACTTGACCATCTTGTAAGTGGTCTTTGAGAACTTGGCTAACTTCTTACCTACATACTTGCGATTTGAGATTGTGTTGGTGATTAGGTATACAAAACCTACACAATCTTCTGGTAATTCTTCAACGATATTGTTTAAATAAGTCCACATAGAAGACTATTTATTCTTCCTCGTCGAACTCCTCTTCTTCGTAGATGTCGGCAGAGCAGACTGGACAGTATACAATATCTTGTACTGGGATATCATTACCCTTTACTGTAATCTTTCCTTCTGCTCCACACTCCGCACACTCAAAATATTTGATTGCCATTATGCTGCTTTCCCCCACACATCAGTCCATGATCCAGATAACGCACCCTTAGCGTAGTCAGTTACACGATTCTCAAAGAAGTTGCCATGCACTGGTGCATTGATCATTTCTTCCACCCATGGTAGTGGGTTACGCTTTACTTTGAAAATACCTTTCATACCAAGAGAGATAAGTCTGCGATCAGCAATGTAACGAATGTATTGTTTTACATCAGCTGCAGACAAGTCACGCATATCACCATTGGCGTAGCAAAGGTCAATAAACTTATCTTCTAACTCTACCATCTTTTCAGCGATAGAATAGATCTTGCTCTTCAGATCATCATTCCAGATCTCATTGTTCTCTTTGATAAACTCTTTGAATAGACGAATCATATTCTCGGCATGCATTGTTTCATCAACGATAGACCAAGTAACGATCTGCCCCATACCTTTCATTATACCATGTCTTGGAAAATTAAGTAGCATAATAAAAGAACTAAACAGCTGCATACCCTCAGTAAAAGCAGAGAAGACTGCGATGTGGGTAGCTGTCGAGGCGAGAGTGCCATTTTTCGAACTGAGTGTGGTAACATAGTCATGCTTATCCTTCATCTCTTGATATTCAAGGAATTCATTATAAGTGGCTTCGGGCATTCCTAAAGTTTCAATCAGGTGAGAATATGCTGCAATATGCAATGCTTCACGTGCAGCGAATCCCATAAGCATCATACGGATCTCTGGCTGTGGGAAATATGGAAGATAGTTATTTACATAACCACCTGCTACATCGATATCACCCTGTGTGAAGAAACGAAAGATGTTTGTAAGGAATTGCTTTTCCTCAGCAGTAAGTTTCTTCTTCCAGTCTTTTACATCTTCAGCCATCGGCACTTCTGTATGAAGCCAGTGTGCCTGTTCATGTTTCAACCATGCATCATATGCCCATGGATAGTTGAATGGTTTAAAATAAGTACGTTGATCTGTTAGTTTGGTTTTTGTTTTCGTTATCATCCTTTTATCCTTCGCAAGCAAGGCAGTCGTTTCCTTCTGTCAGTGCATGTAAATCAATCTCTTTAATTACTTCTCGTTCAATACGCTTTGATACTTTATCTGCTTTAGCAATCTTATCACTACGGCAGTAGTACATTGTCTTCAGTCCCTGCTTCCATGCTTGGAAGTGCACAGCATGGATATACTTGATGTGGCTATCTGGTCTAAAGAAAACATTCAATGATTGGGCTTGGTCGATAAACTCTTGACGATCAGCAGCATGCTGAACAACCCAACGCTGGTCAATCTCCATTGAAGTCTTGAATACATCCTTTGTCCATTCATCCATCCAATCTAGATGTTGAACGCTACCATCATTAGCAATGATTGAAGACCAGATATCATTATACTCATTTTGCGATATGGTTCCACCATCGCTAGACAAGTGATTCTGAATAACTTTATCAAGCCACTTGTTCTTGTTTAAGTGAGAACCCGACAAAGTGTCTTGGCGATATGCATTAGCCCTATAAGGTTCAATACTAGGAGAGGTATTGCCCATAAGGATGGAAGAAGAAGCATTGGGAGCAATTGCCATGAGATGGCTGAAACGATTGCCAGTACCTTCAGCGTCTGGTGCCTCACCTCTCTCCATTCCCAATACTTTATTGGCGTCATCTAATCCCTCTCTGATATGTTTGAAGATTTGTTTGTTGAGTCCAACTGCTTGGGATGATTCCCATGGAATATTCTTACGTTGTAGTAGAGCATGCCAACCCAAAGCACCAATCCCAATACTGCGCTCACGCATTGCTGAATACTTTGCTCTTGCGATAGTATCAGGAGCATTGTCAATAAAATAGTTGAGAACATTGTCCAACATTTCCGCCACATCACGCAAAAATAATTTATTTGATTTCCATTCATCATAGTACTCCAAGTTTAACGAAGACAAGCAACAAACAGCAGTACGTTCTTCATTGGTTGGTAGAATAATTTCAGAGCAAAGATTTGATTGATGAACCTTTAAACCTTTTTCCTTCAACCACTGAGGTAGTTTACGATTGGATTCATCAATGAAATGTAGGTATGGTTCGCCAGTTTGCATACGCATCTCAAGGATACGTTGCCACAGTTCTTTTGCTAATACAGTTTCACGAATCTCTCCACTATGTGGATCCTTCAACTCCCAGGAATCGTCTGCTTCTGGATCCAACATACAGTTCTCAATAATCTGCATGAAGTCATCAGTGATGTTTAGCCCATGATGTAAATTAAGGCAACGCATATTCTGGTCACCTGTTGGCTTGCGCATCTCTAGAAAATTGATAATATCAGGATGAGATATGTCAAGATAAGCAGCGTAACTGCCTCTGCGAGTACGACCTTGTCTGTAAGCCAGCGAGGACGCATCATACATTTTGAGGTGTGGCATGACGCCAGTTGACTTGTCATCAGCAGACCTGATACCAAAACCGATACCGACACCACCACCCAACATACTAAGCCAATTAGTTTCAGATAGATTATCAACTAGACCCTCTGCTGTATCTTCAATGTAGTTAAGAAAACATGATATAGGCATGCCACGCTTAGAACGACCAAAAGAAAGAATTGGAGTAGAATAACTAAGCCAATGATTGCTGGAGTAATTATACAGACGCTGAGCATGGTCTGGATTGCTTCCAAAAGTGATCGAAACATAAGCGAACCTTTCTTGAGGAGATACTTCCTCATCCTTCATGTAACTTTCTTTTAATCTTAACTTACCTAATTCATCAAACAAACTGTCTCGGGTGTAATCCACCTTTATGCCATGCACAATACTTTCCATTTTTACTCCGATGTTCTTATTCTTTATTTACTAATTCAGTTGCCATTGGGAATACTGTGGCAATAACCTTTGCACATTCTAGTGCTACTAACTGATGTTCCTTTTGAGTACCATTTGCAGATCGGAGTTCAATGAAATGAATCCAGCTACGCAACGTACCATTCATGTATATACGACTTTCAGTCAATCCCTCTGGTAATACTGCTCTTGCTTGTTCTTTGGCGATGCCCTTGTCAATAGCCCATGAGTATGCTTCTTTTGCACGTCGGATAATTTCATTTTGTAAAACTTCCCACTGTGCTGCTAGACGACGATGGTCGTCATTGCTGTAGTCTAACTCTACGCTATTCTGTCTGTTTTTTGTGTCTTGTAATCTTGCTTCTCGTAGTACAAAATCTAGTTCCTTGGTTGGGTCAGCATAACGCTGACTAAACTCTTGAAATGAAAAAGAACGATGGCGCAAGATCTGCCTTGCGATATCTCGAGTAGTTACTATCTCTAAACACATAGAAACCATCTCTAGTGGTGACCAGTGTTTGTTTTTAATTAGATAGCGAATTAACTTCTCTGATGTATCTGTGTTATTTTGATTGCTGGGATTTGATACTCTTGCACAGAACGCAATCAATTCTGTGGTGTTCTCCACGAAGTAGGTATCGGGTTGGCTGTAACTTATTAACTGTACTTTCACGTTTTTCTCCATGTACTAAATTTCAATTTGGCTTCGATACCTGTGAAGGTATTTGTATTTATCATTTCTAAAATTTCGTTCGGAGTAGTTCCAGATAGGATCATCTCGTTCAAATCTTTTTCTTTGACATTATCTGGATATAAGAATACATTATACCCTAAATCGATATACTTAGCAAGTTGTTTTACTATGTCTTTATTGCGAGGTTCATTGTCCATTACAATCGTTGCGTTAGTAAGCAACTGGCGAATAGTAGGGGTATCAAAACTTGCTCCTGACACAGCAATTGCATTTGGAATGCATAGCGAGTCAATGGGTCCTTCCACCACATAAATTCTTCTAGAAAAGTCCAATCTATCCATACCATAAATTTTCTCCTGTGTCTCATCTACCTTGATTGTGTAATACTTAGGCTCTTCGTTTCCATATGCTCGAGCAGCAAAAGCAAAACACTTACCTGCAGCTGTGAAGTATGGAATGATCATACGAGGATGGTCACCCTCGATCGGTTCTTGAAACTTTGGATTGACAGTATTCGTAAATGCTTTAAACTTCGGTGAAAAATACAAAAGATACCACTTATCCTTCGGTATCTTTCTGTCAATCACATACTTAACTGCTGGGTGTGATTCATCCATACGATCAAGTCGTTTCAAACCACTGAGAATATCATCCTCTAGTAGTTCGGTTTCTTTGGGGAGAATTTCTGCTACGTCTTTATGGTCATTGTATCTTGTTGCGCCAGATTTATAACGCTCCAAGACATACTCATTATAAAGGACGGGATCAACATGCTTAATAAGATTGCCAATGTTGCTGCCATACTGACAATTGTGACACTTCACGAATAGATCTGACTTCTTACGGTAGATATATCCACGTGCTTTCAATTTGTTCTTAGAACTATCTCCGCAAACTGGACATGAATAGTTCCAAACATAATCATTCTTTTGTTTGAAGTTTCTTAGGCGACTACCCAAGATGTTTGCATACTTCGCATCAATGTATAACATAATATCTCTCACTCAAAGGGCTACACCGTAAGTATACCCCTTTTCATATTGCAAAGCAAATTTATTTAAAAAATTTTTCGAAAATTGACAAATGTGACATTAGATAGCCAAGTGCAATAGCACCACCAACAATCATAAATCTCCACTTCTCAAGAATATCTACACGTTCTTTAACTTCATTCAAAGTCTTTGTAATGAGTTTATGTTGTTCTTCGTCTGCTGTTGCAAGAGTGGCAACTGTAGTGTCGATCTTGTCCATGATCTCACGATTACCAGTTGTGATACGAGAATGCAATTCTTTAATGTCTTGCTTGACATCGGCAACATCGGTTTTTAGGTCTTCCATTTGCGCTTCCAATTTAGCAATCCTCTCAATGTCTAGTCTTTGTGTCGCCATTACTTTACACCCTCGAAAATCTTTTTCTGTGTTTTATACCATTCAGTCCACACCTCAGCTTTAATACGACACTCATGATAACGACCGTAATTATCAGCAACAACCTTCACAACATCACTTAGCTTAGTAGTAGGCTCTGTTTGTTTTAAATCTGGACATTCCGTCAATAACTCTTGCGGAACATCTGGAAATTTTGGAACGATTGGTGCAGTAGAGCAACCAACCAATAACATAATAGTGATTAGCAGAAGTTTTTTCATTTCTTAACCTCTGGTCGCTTCGCAGCTTCGTTTAATAAATCTATTGCTTCTGGTACAACTTTACACTCAGCATCAATAATCTTTTCTTTCTCAACGATCTTCTCTTGAATTACAACCTGAACATCCTTGACTAACTTAACCTTCTCAACAACCTTTGTCTGAATAACAGTGTTGACCTTCTTAGATTCGGCTTCAGCAGCATCTACTTTAGCCTGTGCTTCGCTTACTTTACTACGCCACTCTTCTTCGGTAGCGTAACTGCCATAGAAGTATACACCAACTATGGTTAAAATGGTACCAAGTATTCTGGTACCACTTGAATATGGAATTAATGGAGGTATAAATTTTGTGAAGAAACTTACGGCATAAAGCGCAATACCAGCAAATAAAATTGATAGTACTGCAAAATATAAAAGAGAATCGGGTATGAAACTAAGCACCCACATTTATTGGTTTTCTCCTTGCCATCATTTGATACTTCTTGATATTCTTCTTATCAATTTTTGGTTGGTCAGTTGATACTGCTGCGCCTGTTACATTAGCAACACCACCTACTGCACCATCTTCTTCTAAACTTTGAAGAAATTTCTTTACTGTAATTTCTTCTTCAACTAAGACAACACCATCATCAATTTTCTCGAGGATCCTAGTGTATCTTTCTGCCATTAGAGAAGTGCTTCTATCATTCTTCTCATAATATTCTTTTATCAACCAAAGCGCAGCAACAAGATTCTTCATCTTGCTCTCGCCACCTGGAAGACGATTGATTAGTTTCTTTACATTGAACACTAAACGATCTAGGTAAGTATACGCATCTCGTTGATCGGATGTTGTAAATGTATTACTCTTTACGAGATTCTTTCCCTTATCATCGATAATGCCAAGTCGGTAAGCATCCGTATCTTTGAATGGTCTTACTAACTTCTGCAGTATGCGAAAGGCAATTAAGTTGTCAACAATGCGACTCATATTTTCCTTAGACTAGAAATAACTCGTTCATCCAACATATAATCTGATAACTTGATTGAGTATTCAGCAAGTTCCTCTGGCATTCTTTCTAAGTACACCAGAAAAGTAATTAGAGTATCCCAACACGATTCATCAATCTTATAAAACATCATATTAGTAGCAGCGTCTCCGAACACATTATATAAAACTATAATATGATTCAGTATCAATCGTTCTCGTAGCTCGTTATCTTTTTTATAACGAGAAAGAAGTTTCTTCAGATAAACAAACTTCTTTAAATCTTCTTCAAATTCCTCGAGACTATGACACTGCGGATTATCATAATGATGCATTGCATAGATTAAGAAATTATTCTCATTTAACTTTTCGTGCATTGTCAACTTTATCACTGGTCATATTTAATAATTTTTCACACATAGCAACAGCACCACTTAAATGATGAATCTCAGCTTCAGTTTGTGCAATACTGTTACGTAATTGCTGAAGAAGATCCATCTTTTTGCTATGTTCCTTCTTTAATGCATCTATCTCAACATTAATAGTATTTTCATCCAACATCATTCACTCCATTGTAAAAAAATGAGGGGAGGACTTCTCCCCTCTCCATAGTATTTATTAACTATCTTTGAAAGCGATATCGTCAGCTGCGTCACCAGTGATTGAACCCATGGCAACTAAAGTTTCATACTGAACACGACCAGCACGACCACCAGTACCAACAGTACGACGAACCCAACCAGCATGCTGTGAACCACCAACAGCACCATCACCTAGTGCAGCAGTAGCGATTGCTTGATCAGCTGCAGCTTGGATTTCAAAGTACTGAGCATTGTTACCAGTACCAGAGATATCGATAACTGTTTCAGTTGTATAAGTCAAACCAACCAAAGTACCAGCAGTAGTAGTTAAAGCAGAACCAGCCTCAGTTGTTAAAGTGAAACCAGTTACGCTTGGTGAAGTACCAGTAACTGCAGAAACTTTATAAGTTGTACCAGATGCATAACCAGTGATAGTACCTGTACCAGTATTTGTACCAGTGATAGTAACACGATCAGAAGCAGCAAGAGTAGAAGCACCGCAAGTAAATTGACCAGCAGTACCAGAAGTAGCAACAGTAGCTGCAAGAGTACCAGTAGTTGTTGCTGCTTTAACTTCGAATGCGTTAGCAGTCAAACCAGCAGTAGCCACATAGTAAGTTGTACCAGAAGTTAAACCAGTAGCTGTAGTAGATCCACCATTGTTATACTTAACTGCTTCACCAGCAACTAAGCCGTGTGCAGTGTAAGCAACAGTATCAGTACCAATAGTGATACCAGAAGTAGGAATAATACGAGCAGGTTTAGCAACAGTAACAGTTGGTGCTGAAGTATAAGAAGTACCAGTGTTAGTAACAGTAATTGCTGTAACTGCACCACCAGAGATAGTTGCAGTAGCTGCAGCAGAAGAACCACCACCACCAGAGAATGTTACTGCTGGAGCAGTACCAAGGTAACGAGTACCAGCGATAGTACCAACAGAAACTGCAGAGACGTTATCGCCACCAGCAGTTGCTTCAGTAGCGTCAACACCATATACTACTGCTGAATCACCAGAGTCGCTGCTTGAAGAACGTGATTCGTGTGGAACGAATGTTGGTTTTTCAGATAGAGTATAGGATTGAGCAGAACAAGTAGTAACTGATCCATTACCATTGTTGCGTCCCATAATTACTTTAGCAACAGTATTGCTAGTAATAGTTACGATTTGATATTCAACGCTATTCGCTGTTAGAATATCACCGATTCTTGCTTGAGATAGAAATGAAGTGCTAGACCCAGTAACGACACCAGTTGATGCGATGCTTACAGTACCAGAAGCAGTCTTACTATCTTTGTTTCCCCATAATGCCATTTTTGTTTCTCCTTAATAAGATTTATTTGTGTTTGGCAGATGTAATTTGTAACCAGTGTAGTCAACACCGCTGCGTTTAGTTCCGCTCGTTACCTTTTGATTGGCGCCAGATTTAGAACCAACAGGTCTACCACGACCACGCTTTTCAGCTGGTTCTGGTTTCGCTTTCGGTTTGTCATCATCCTCATCATGCTCAGGTGCATCTTTCTGTGCGCCACCGCCATAAGCACGACCAGTTACTTTACGAACTGGAAGATCGGATAGTTTAATTTCTTGAAGATTTCTGATGAAGTTGGAGTAAGAAATTTTCTCTACAACCAAATTACCTTCATCATCAAAGTCAATTGACTCATTCATACTGCACTCGCACTTACTCATTGGCTTGTGGCAGTCAGGACATTCTTTTTCTTCTTTGCGTAGTTTCTTGAAATCTTCAGCATCTAGTTTACCATTGTTGTTTTTGTCAAGTTTCTTTTGACCACCAACAAGATTTTCATCCAACCAGATGTTTTCATCAAGAACAGTTTCAACCAATGAATCTGCTAATGCGTCATCGATCTCTACGTCAAACTCTTCTTTCATTTTCTTTTGCATAGCCATACGTGCTAGATGTCTTGCACGTGACATTGGTGTATGAACAGCACCAGACTTGTCGGTAGTAGAACCTGGAGTCTTTTTATATGGTCCATCAAATGGAGCATCTTGCTTCTTAGTTTCTTCGTTGGCGTAATACTTCTTATATTTCTTTGGGTCTGCTTTTGCCCAAGTATCTTTAACTTTGTCCAACATGCTTTTTGGTTTTTGCTCAGGTTTCTTTGCAAGGGTAGCTGCATGATGCGCTGCTGCGTCGCTATGGATTTTAGCAATATCAGAACTATTCAGTTCTTCAATATAATCAACTTCTTCATTAGTTGATTTTGGTAAGTGTGGCGTTACTTTAAATTTATGCAATTTACCATCTCCCAGTTCCTTATGTGCTTGAATGTGGACTTGTTTACCATCATTCTTCATAACTTTACCAGACATCTTGTTGCCAGTTTTACTAGCATAGAAGTCAACTTCTCGATTAGCTGGCTGATGAATATCCATCTTAGCATGATCAGGGTGCATTAAACCATGTGATGCATACTCACGACCATTGATAAATGCTTCATCCATTTCAACTTCTTCTTTCATCTTATTGGTTGGATGACCATTGATCGGTTTGTTCTTTTCTTTATGCGCTTTGTTCTCTGGAGTTCCCTTGATATATTTTCTATCAATAGTTGGAGCAACAGGTGCTTGTTCTTTCATATCACGTTTGGCTTGTAGGTATGCGGCAATTCCCATCATACGTTTTTTCTCCTTTGATTTACCTTTAAATTGAGGTGCATCAGATTTTTGAAAATCTTTGATGTATTCGCCAGCACCCATAGATGGATTTAATACCTCATCTAATTCTGTTTCTTCTTTGTTTAATGCTTTACGTTTCGCCAACTCTTTAGCAACTTTTTTAAGTTGGGCTGCGAAAACAGGTGATGCACCAGTTTGATCTTTATGAGTATCCCAATGTTTTTTCAACTTGTCAGTTGACATTTTAGAAATATCTTCATCCAATTCAACTTCTTCGGACATAGTTGAATGTGGGACTTTAGTAGAACTACCACCATTAGCACCTTGGAAATGAACATCTTCACCCTTACGACGAGCAGTCCAATGACGACCTGTTTCATCTTTGAAGTGATGTTCCTGTTCATCTTTTAACTTAGCGATAGCTTGGTGATGTTCAGGATGTAAAGGAATTGAGAAGTCAGCGCCATGATGCACAGTCTTCATAGTTCCCCATGAATACTTTTTAGTATTAACAGTGGCTTCGTCTAACTCTACTTCTTCTTTAACTTCGTTATCTAGAACAGACTTTGCTCTATGTAAAGAACTGTAAGTATCGATATGAGTAGTCTTACCTTTATGTTCTCTATGAACAGAATAATCGGTAGGAGAGTCTTGCATAATGTGATACTTGGCACCATCAGCACCTTTTCTTGTATGCACCAACTTAGTAGCACCAGTAGTTGCTTCGTCTAACTCTACTTCTTCTTTCATATGACGATGAGTAAAGTGGACTTTCATTTTACCACCATGTTCTTGTTCAATATGAGCAGAAACACCAGATGAATGGTGAACAGGATCGCTCTTTGAAGTCATTGAATCACGATTGTGATGCATATCAAACTGATTTGGCTTTGGATCATATCCAGAAGTCTTTTTATAACCCATCTTCTTTAGATGGTCAAATACTTTCTGATGATCAGAGTCAGTTTCAACATGCTTCATGTTATGAATCTTACCACCACCACTTTTGTATGTAGAGTGTTTTGCAGCTGAGGACTTAACACCTTTAGAAAAATCAGATATATGTTTGTCCAACTCCGTAGCGGATTCATTAAGTTTTGCAGTAAATTGTTTAAAATTCATATTATCCAACCTTCTTTAGGCTGGCACGAATCATCCAACCATGTTTCTTATGTTTATCCATTCTATCCTGGAGAAAGTTTGCGAGACCCAATTCCTTTGCGGAATTTGCTAACTCATATGCTTTATTTAGGCTTTCGAGAACTTTATTGTTAGAATCTTGTAGTTTGGTCAACATATCAGCGATTAGGACAGTTCTGGTACTATCCTCTTCGATAGTCTTATAGTTATACATTTCCATAAGGCTAATTGGAGCATAAGAATCTAGGGCACGAATCTCTTCTGCTATTGTATCTGCAGCACCAAAAAGTTCGTTGTATAGATCTCCAAAGAAGTCATGATATTGGCTAAACTCAATACCTTCTACGTTCCAGTGGTAGGAATGCGCTCTGAAGTACATGACGAAATTATTCGCCAGTACGATTCTCATTGCTGCTACTAATTCATTCATATTAACCCTCTACTCTTATTGTGTATATTTCTTATGAGAAAGACGTGCCTTCTCAATCTGGCGAACTCTTGGAGCCAACTTCATGGCGATTCGATTAATAATAGTTTTACGTTTTGCGATCTGTGATTCAATACGTTCCTTCTCTCCAACTGATAGAGTAGAAGGATTTCTACCACGTAGTAGACGCTGTTTCATTAAACCGATTGCAAGACGACGTGCACGTTTGTTAATAGTTTGTGTGCTGGAAGATCTCTTCAAAGCCAACTTTACACTACGTTCACGTTTGGCTCTACTCTTTGCAAAACGAACTCTTGCACGCATACGCTCTGCACGAGATAGTACTTCGTTAAGTGTTTCTTCTTTGACAGCTTTATCTTCCTCAGGAATCTCTTCGCCACTTTCGTCATCAACAATACCGAACTCGGCATCATCATATGCATCCATAACATCGTTCTCATCTTTGATAGAGTCAACCATACGATTGATTTCTTCATCGTTTAGATCATCCAGCTCTACCTGTTGATCTGTAAAGTTTTGTTCTTGTGCTTCTTTAACAGGTTTCTTTTTATAGTCTTCCCACTCTTCTGGGTGTGGTTCTTGTCCTGCAGCATTTACTTTATCAACACCCTTTAATGGTTCTTTAGGTTTAGTACCTGTTCCCCATACTGGTTGTTTCTGATCTTTCATTTTATGATCTTCCCAACCCTCTTCAGTATCTAACTTAACACCCTTCTCATGATGCTTCAATGCACCTGAACGAAGTTTGATATTTGGGTTAGTTGGTTCTTCTTCATAATTCTTTTCTTCGGAAGTGATAGTTTGTTTCATCTCTTCTTTAGACTTACCATACAGTTTCTTGAATACTGTTGGATGCATAGTGCTAATATGATCACGAACATGTTCTTTATCATATTTAACTTCATCAAGCTGTTCAGTTTCTTCTTTATTCAAACTGGTTTTAATATTAGCAGTTGTCTTTTCAATCTGCTTACCAGTTGCTTTCATTACACCCATCCAGCGATTGGTAGACTTCTTGTATTGTCCTTTGCTGGCTAAGTCATCTGCAGACTTCTTTGCTTTTTCTTTGTAACGATCAAGTAATTCTGAAGATACTTCATCAATAGTTTCTTCGCCAAGATGATAGTTGATCTTACGACGACGATGGTTATCATCGGTAACATTTAATGGGCTATGCATTAAACCACCAACTACTCTGATTGGTTCTGCTTTATCGATAGAAGTTTGCGCTGCAACTGCCATCTGATCTTGCGCAGAAGGATGGTCGGGATCGTGTTCTCCATCACCATCAAGATCATCTAAATCGATCTCTGGCATTGGTGTTTTACCTGCAAGTTTTTTCTTGAAGTCTTTATACTTAACTCCATTCGCATTTACTGCAGGAGCAGTAGGTGCGGGAATAACTTGGTCAGTTCCTGTTGGTTGCATTACGCCTTCTTTTAACATAAATTCTCTCGTAGAAGTTTTAACGTCTTGTATCCACTTACTAACCTTGGAACCATCTTCTGATTGCAATAGTAAGTGATTTGATCCACGTTTGATAATTTGATATACGCTGTCATCTGATTCAACGATCTCTCCGATATGATATATCTCACCTTTGAAATACTTATCTCTAACATCATCAACTGTAAACTTAATTTCTTCTCTAACCATATCCAGTCCCATGTTCTGACGAAGGTCATTCATCAGGCGACGACTGTCTAGTTCTCTTAGGCTGGAAGGTAAACCCTTCTTGAATTTGGTGTAATCACCTTTCTTGGCTGACTCGCATAGTTTGTTCGAGTCTGGGTCTGTATCGCCAGCGGAGATTATTTCAATAGAGGGGAGATTTGCTTTTTTGACAATCTTCTGATAGTGCTCAGTAAGATCTTCGGAGATGACAAGAACTAAGTTTTTATATTTTCTGCTTAGTTCTCTTAGGGATTGTTCTATGGTTCCTTCAGTAATCTTGATATTCGTTACTGGGAACATCAGGTTCATATACTGAACCTTTTTGTCAGCTGGGAGATAATCTTCTTTTAATGATGAAGTTACTAGAACTAGGTAGTCAGAACGATACTCTTCTGCAAGTTTCTTAACTGCCTTAACCTGAAATTCGTGAGCAGCTGTGGGTGGTTGAAACTCACCAAAGGTGCAGACTAATCGATTTGACGGTAACTCTTTTATTAGTTCTCTGTAGTTCTTCATATGACCCATCTATAAAATTAAAATCCAGCCTATTATTTAGTCATTTTATATTTTATGTTAGCTCTTTAATTGTAAATGCAAACCACACATCTAGTTTGGTAGCATTGTCAACTCGTTTCATACAAAGAGTAAGCATATTTCGACTTCCTCCACCATACATACTAGCTGGACCTTCATCCCCACTAGTGTTTTTCCCAATAATAATGCCACTATGTCTCATGTATGTGCCACCAGGAACAGTAAAGGTGTTACCTTGATTACTAGAGTATACATCTTGATAAACACGATATTGACTGTGTACACCAAACGTGGTCCAAGAAGGTATAGCTGCGCCTGCAATGGTCAATGGACCTTCATACCACTCATAAACAATAGTACTTTGATTAGCATTGTTGTTGCCTATTTCGTATTCTAGAATTTCAATAAAGTCTGTAGCACTGGAACTACCATTTTGAAAACTAACTACAGGACGCATTGTGTTGTCCAATGTCCAACCACGACTAGCATTGGTAGCATGATTATTAAATGAGTATAGACTACCAGCTGGTTCTTCAGCAATTACTGTAATGACATCAGTGATTGTAGCATTTACATTACCACTAACTGGTATTGGATTACCGATATCATTTTTAACTTCTTGATTGTTTGTAAACAAATATGTCATACTATTCTCCAGCCATTTCTGTAGAGCAATTGAATAGCTCCATTATCAATTTGAATTATGAATCCACCAGCATCATTATCAACAGTGCCGAGGACAGTAATAGGGTTTGTTTCTGCGTCGCCATCTTCATCTTTGATGATCAACATACGACCAGAATTTGCAGATACTGGTAGATTTATGGTTACTGGACCAGCGTAGTCGACTCCAATATAAAAGTCATTATCCTGAACAGTATAGGTTGGAGTTGTAACATGAGTTGTATTATATACTACTTCGTAAGGATTGATTTCATCGAATACGAATTTTTTAAGAGAATCATCATACTTTAACCAACGACCATCTGAGATAGTGTCACGCTTTACATCATCTAACCAACGAAGGTTTACTTCACCAGATCCTGGACCAGTTGCAGCAATACGTCCGATTGCTTGCTCTAAGAATTTAACTTTCTCAGTAAGTGCCTTTAACTCTGGAGAAACTTTATCTGGGTTTGGTTGTTGAAAAGATTTTGTAGTGAGATACTTATCGATCTCAGAAGTAGAGTGAACCTGTGCAGCGGGAATAGGTTCAGTTGGTGGTTCTGTATAGATTCTTTCTATCAACACCTCTTCAACGATTGGTGCTTGAACCTGTACTTCTTTTTGTTTGTTCTTAAGTGTCGCTAATTGACTAAACAATGATCCGAGATCTTCCTTAACAACTTCTTGTATATACTCTCGTTGTTCTTTCGCCTTTACTGCAACTGGATCTGTTTTCTTACCCTCTGCAATAAGTTTAAGGAAGTCACTTAGTTCGCTCATTAATCTTTATGTCCCATAGAACTACGTAGGTCATGATACAAAGCATCCCTATGCTCTGGCTTCATTTTCGATGGTAAGTTTTTATGGAAGTCTTTCTTGTTACCAGTTGAAGCATGTTCACGCATCTTAGTACCAGAGACACCAGCAGTTCCCTCATCTGAATCTGGATCACGATCACCAGATGAATGAACAGTAATGGATTTGAAGTTATAGTGACCATGCGCAGACTTCACATTGTTATATTTGTGAAGTAGATCATGTGTTGATTTTTGACGATCTGAACCAGCAACTACGTGTAAATGTTGAACACCTGAGGCATGCATTTTAGCAGCAGCATGTAGTGGTGTTTCTCCTTTTTTAGCAGAGGAGATATTAGTTCCTGGGAAAGCATTCTTTGCATGCTTTACTTTTGATTCTGGAGACAGTGGATTTTTCTTTGCATCATGTGAGCCAGATAGAACTAGATTGTGATCTGCACCATGTTTCTTGGCAACCTCATGCATCTTGTTAACAACTTGTTCATGTCCTGCAGTTGGAGGATTCATACGTCCAAATGCCATTACTCCATGCTTCTCTGAGCCATGCCCTTGGGCATCTTTAGCTTCTTTTATAAACGTGGTAAATGATTTCATTAGCAGTTCCACTTTCTTAGTGCGAGTGCCTTTCTTGTTGGCTCGCCATTTGGTTTCTCCATTGGACCATCTACACCAGACATTCTGGCACAGAAAGACTTACGACGATTAGCAGCTTTACTACCAGCCTTTAGTTTGCTTGGTGGTGTAGTAACTGGTGCTTTAAGGTTTCCACCTTCTGTGTTGTTGTAGTGATCACGACCCTTCTGCGTCAAACCACCAGTAGCACTCTTGTAACCTTTTGCATCTGCAGTAGCTGCTTCACCAAGTTCTTCTTTAGACTGAAGATAATCTCTTACGCAAGTAATATAGTCTTGAGCCAAGGTAATCTTTGACTGAACCCACTCTGGCATGTTATCTTCATCAGATAACATATCAATTAAATCTTTGGAATTGCGCAAGATAGTTTGAAGTTGAGTGCGAGCCATTTGACCTTCGTAATCATACTCACCACTATCAATTGCTTTTGCTGCTTCTTCTAACATACTTAATGTTTGTTCAAAAGATTCTTGAGATGCTTTAAAGTCAGCAGCAGTGGGAGCACCTTTGCTTCCAGGTTTACGCATACGCTCACCTGAACCATTTTTAATTCTTTCTCTCTTAGCGTGAATGTTATCCCACAAGCCACGCTTACCTTCTTTTATATAATCTTTGAATGATATCATTTCTTCCATGCCTTTACTTTTAACAGATTCGCTTTACTAAACTCTGCACGATTTACAAGTTTAGTTGGTTCAGTCTTACCATTGCGAGTATGGTTAATAACGAAACCTTCTGGATCTGTTTTATTGTTATCGATATGATGTTCAAGTCCACCTGAATGCTGATTCAAATTGCGAACTAATGTATCCTTTGCTTTACCTAGATGACCATGCATCTTTAGTAGATTCTCATAGTGTTGTTTATTCTTTTCAATATGTGCAACATGCGAAGCACCTTCAGCACGTTTCTTAGTCTGACCTGCTTCAGACTTCAACTTCTGTGCACCTTTCTCAAATTGACCAGTCATATGCTGTTGGAAACCTTTTGCAGATGGCGTTTCACCAGTGCGAACAGTTGAGTTAATGTAAGTGCCAAGATGACCACCTTCACCAGCATGCGTAGGATGAATAGCACCATACATTTTTGAACCATGCTTACTGTGAATATCTTGTGCAGCTTTCATATGACCATGAAATTCTTTCTGATCTTTATCAGAATACTTTACCTTGCTGGTGTCATGCTCAGCTGATTGCAAATGAACATCACTATGTGAACCGAAGTTGTGAGTATCAGGATGCGGAGTAGCATGCATATTGTGCAACTCATTATCTTTACCATGCTCGTATTTCTGATGAACAACAACACCTACTTTAGATTGAGCACGTTTCTTTGCTTCATCACCAGAAGCAGTATACGTAATAGTGTTTGGTGTAAAGGTAGCCTTACCTGTTTTCTTATCATGCTTTACATCATCATGCGAGTGCATCAAGTCACCTTGATAAACACCTTTCTTTGGAGCAACTTTTGGAAGATGTTGTAGAGCAGCACCAAGTTTCTGAACAAGTCCTGGAGCATGACCATGATTCTTTTGAATGTCAGCTTGACTATAATTTAATTTTGGATCTTTATTGAATGCGGATTTTGAAGCAACGAAAAATTTACCAGACTTTGGATGATGACCAAACACAACTGATGGCGATCCATCATACTTCATTGTCAGGTTTGAATTCTTTTGACCAGCCTTCATATGTTCATGGGCTTGGCTCAACGCACCATGTGCATGTTCAAAACCTTCGTGACCATGCATCAATGGACGATCTTCGGCATGGTGAATATGCTTTAACTTATCACCTTCGCTATCGGAGCCATGCCCTTGGGCATCTTTGGCTTCGAGTAAATAACCCTTAAACGACTTCATGTCCGTCTCCTCTTACTAGATCTATTATTTAGGTTTCCCCCTAACTACACACCTATTATACCCTATTTTGCAATTAAAGTAAAGCACTTTATTGCAAAACCCTACTGCCAGTAGGGTTATTATAACATAGAGAATTTAATGCCTGTATTGTCCGAGTCCTTGGCGTTGGCTCCGTAGGCGAATTTAAAGCTGGCTTTGGAGAATAGTTTCTTGGTGAACCTCATATTCTCGCCAATAAAGTCCAGGTAAACCTGCTCGGTCTTCATTTGCTGGCTAATCTTATTCAGAATATCCTGATAAACTGCCTGTTTATTCATATAATCAACTAACGCATAACCCATCGGTGCCATGACCAATGAATAATATTTTTTGAATGTTGGTGCTGAGAAAACAACAGAGATAGAATCCTCACTGGCATTCTTACCGAGAACATCATAGTATTCTTTATAGGCAGTCTTGAATAGTTTGATTCTGGCATCAGCAGTCTTTCCTGCTTTAGCAATCGCAGCAATATGTTCAGAAATATCCTGTATGGTGAAAGCTGTTTTCTTACCAACAATTTTTTGTAGGACTTTATATGCTGGATGGTTGATAGTCTTCATCGCAGCGAGAATTTTAGTTGAAGTGTTTGCTCCATCAGCAGCCAATGCTTGTAACACTCCGATAGCAACTTTCTCATTGGCAAGTGGTGCTTTATAGACTTCGTCAATTTTACCAACGATCGCACCGATAGATGGTGCAGCACCTGCTTCAAATTTGGCAGAGATATCTTTCTTGACTATCTCTTTACCTTCCTTCTTCATTACAACGAAGTCTACCAATGCTTCGTTACTGATCTGTGAGAAGAAACATTCTTTCCAAGTAGATGCCCATGACTGTGTGATATACCAACGCATCGAAAGAATTTCACCGAAGTCTTTACCGATGGCTTGTTTATCTTGTGGCTTAACAAGAGCCATCGCTTTCTTTGCAGCAGCATTGAATGGGACTAGATCTTTTGTAGCTGTATTCGCAGCTACACTTTTATATAACTCTGTGATTGTATTTTTGATATCAAGGGGAAGTGTATTATTTCCCTTGATGCCTTTGGTAACTGCATTATCAAACTCAACTGCAGTTGAGAATTTACTTGTTGTAAGATTAAACTTTTCTGGTGCCAGATCTTTTGTCTTCAGGCTACCTTTCTCTGTATAGGTATTAACGAGAAAGAACATTTCACCTTTAGCAACTGCAGTGTTAGCAGTAGTGATTGTAACCAGTTTTGCTTTATACTTACCAGAGATAGACTTCTCTTCAACAGATGTTAGATCTGTTATCTTGCCTGCGATGGCATTATCTTTTAAGAATGTCTCTAAGGGAACAGGTGCTGCGACTTCAACTGCCTTGATTTCTTTTTGATAACGTGATACTTTGACGGATGCTTTAACACCCTTCTTCGTTAAGTACTCAGTTATCTTTTTGGCAGTAACACCAAGTTTATCGTAATTATATCCAGCCATAGTAATCCTCAATAAATGATAGACTATTTAGGCTACGTATCTATTATATTTGCGATCCCACTTGGCTACATGTTGTAGAATTTTCTTTGGTGCAAAGTTGTTTTTGAAGTCGTAGTCGAATGCTTTAAGGAAGAAGTGTAGAGTCTTAGAGTCTCTATATTTCTTGCAACGATTCAATAGGATTGGGACTTCGATGGTTGGCTTGCCGACTTTAAGGTCTAGGTATACGCAGTGAGCATATGCTTGAATCTCATCAAACTCTGAGTAGTAGCGACGCTCTCTATCAATCTTCACCTTACCAACTTTCTTGTAAGGAAGAACATAGTTACTCCACTCATCACCTCTCTTCATAAACTGAGAGCAGTGAATAATCTCATGCATTAGAGTTTGGATGATGCGGTACTTAAACTTATCCCATGAATCTTGGGTAAATTGAAAGTGTTTGTAATTGTCGGTGCACATGAAAAGAGTCGACTGTCTTTTCTCGGGATCATACTCGCCACCGATAGCGATATAGTTTTGATAGGTCTTTGCTTTGGAAAGTTCTTTCTTCCAAACTATCTTAGTACGCCACTTCTTAACGTAGTTGCTAAGTCCCTGTGGATCGTTTTTGTAATTGTCTAATTCACCCCAGATTTTGGCTGGGATGAATTTGGCTCTGAATGGTCGTTCATAAAAGTTGAGGATTTCTATCCAATCAAAGTTAAGACTCTGTATGTATTTCATTATTAGTCCTTACTTAAACGGTATTGGTTGGTCCATTCCCCTTTCCCAAAAATACAACTCAACTTCGGGAGGAAGTATTTTTCGCATCCCTCTCAAAACCTTCTTGTTATCTTCATAATGTCGTTGGACGCCCAACTCAAGGACTGTTTCAGACTTGAATCGGACGACGTTCTCAACTGTTCTAGAAGTTCCAAGTAAATAGAATGCCAAGACTCTCTTACTATAGTATTTATTCAACCAGTCATTTGTAATTGTATGAATCCTTGGCTCTCGTTTTCTTGCAGAAATAGCGTAGAATTCCTGCTCCACTGGCTCGATCAACTTCTCGGCATTGGCATACCAGTCATAGAGGAATTCCTTTCTGGCTCTGCGCTCAGCCCCATCCATATGACCCCACTTCTTGTCATTGGCAGGTGGCTGAGCAGCCAGTACTCCATCGATATCGTAGGATACTTTCATAGAGTAATTGGATTGATAATGGTATCAATAGCAAGTTCTACCTGCTTCTCCCAGATCTTCTGACGCTTCTCGGCAGACAACTTTGCAAACATTGAAATGTCAGCTGCAGTATCTACAGGGAAACACCAGCCAAGTCCAGCATTACCTCTTGGTGCACAAACAGGGATACCAGCATAGAGAGCATGGTAGGCACGACCAGTTCTCCAGCCAGTGTTCTTATGCTTGTCGTCAAAGACAGCAAGACAACCAGCAAACTTCTGATAGAATTTCCTACGATCTCTTTGCTGTGGATTTTCCATTATCTCTAGTCCTGAATAATCTTCCCACTCAGCTTCCTTACCAGCAATCTTAAGTTCTCTTGACTTGGTAAATTCCTTGAAGTATTTCGTGCGACCATTAGGTCTGCCGATATAGACAATCGCTTCTACCTCACCAGCATGAAAGCTCTCACCTTCCATACCAGAAGCCATTGGTAAGTCAACAGTGCGTGAACCTTCTGGACACTTTAGAACCTTTGCAACTTCATCGCAGTTGACTGCATTGGCAGCAATAGTCCAACGTGACCAATCTTCATCAGGCAACAGTTCCCACAGGAAAGGTAGGTCTGGGTCATCATTCAAAAAGATGATGCGACCTTTGTGTGCCTTAATCATTTCAACAGTCTTATCCCAATACTTCTGATAGAACTGTAGGTTAGTTCCACCAAACTCAAGCATAAGGATATCACAGGGTTGATACTCTGAGAATGTTTCAAACCCATCATCCTTTGTTGCATCAGTGGCTTCTGAAAGTGGAATGATTCTATACCCATTGAGAATCATAAGATTTTTGAATAGAGCAACACGTTTCTCTACCCATGCGCCACGAACACCATTCTCTTTGTTCGTTAAGCCAATCTTACCAGACACTCTTCGATAACCAATAGTTTTTCCAGTATTACTAGAATTGCTTGAATAGAACCACTCTAGTAACCTTTCTTCACCGAGAAACTCATGTAGAGACATAATAACCCTTACGCAAAAAATTCATCAAGAGAACCAGACTTAACTGATTCTGGGTGGTACTTATGCAACTGCTCGGTACCAAGTTTCTTTTCCAGATACTCATACCATTCATCTGATAACCACATACCTTCAGAAACACCATTCCAAAGTGGACGCTGTTCAGGGTGCTCTTTGTTGTGACGACGATCTTCAACAAACTGATAGCGAGTATCTTCATACTCTTTGCTACCAAGTTCCATCATCTTTTCACGGAAGTAACATACCAAAGAGATACGCTCTGCTTCATCATCAAGCAATTCAATCTGAGTGTTGCCATGCATAACTTCGTGATTGTTGATCAGAAGCAAATCTCCTGGACGTGGATTAACTGCAACACGATACTCAGGTGCAACAAGATAACAACCTTTGTAGTTACCATTGTTTGAAAGTGTCAATAAATTTGATAAGCCACTATTCAAATCACCTGCGTCAAAGTGACAAGCAGTGCGGAAAGATTTATTCACAGTGATAGTTGTGAAGGGAGTTCCTGGAACAAGATATCCTGGATCAATCTTTCTGGCAGCAGCCATTTGATTCTCATATCGCCATGGCAGCAGTTGTTCAAATCCCTTTGATAGATACTGTAGGAATGGGTATGACAATTTAAACTTCTCCAAGTGATCACGAGTATAAGAAGTCGCACGACCATAAGGGATACGTGGATAGCGATCGAACCAACCAGCGATACCAGAATGAACAGAGTTCGCATAGGTAGTTGCACAGATTAACTTCTCAGCAACATACTCAGCCTTACCTCGTACTTCATCCTCAGGTAAATTCTTTAGGCTGTCAACCCACTCATCAAACTTGAAGTTCTCTTTCTTCACACGTTCGATAGACCAAACACGTGCACGATTAGATGCAGTGCTCTTACGTTCTTTGTGTTTCTTGCGAATCTCTTCGATAGGATCTTCACCGAAAAGATTTTGCGCTGGCTTCAACAACTGATCCAAGACCTCATACTCATAGTCAGTAACCCATTCACGATTACCAAGAGTTCCCTGACGTGGTCCAGCTGCCAATCCACGATTCTGAGATTCAGTTGCAGCATCTCTCAATCCAGCATACGCTGCGTCTTGAAGTTCTTTGCTGAAAAAGTTTTTACGAAACTTCAGAACAATCCTATTCTCAAGATTATCGTCTGAGTCGCCCATAGTACTAGCTGGCATATAAACATCGCAATCTTCTTCAATAAGAAAATCGTAGTCATTCTCTGTTGGGAACTGACCCAACATATGTGTGCAATCATATTTCTTTTCAGCAACAATAACTTTAACCATTTCTATTCTCCTTAAAACTTAAAACCATTAAATCCTTCATTATGTATTCGTTTACCAAAGTCACTTTTATCAAATAATGGTTTATCATCTTTCGAACCAGCATCTGATAGTCCTTCTTGTGCTGATACTTCAACATCATATAACTTCATCTTTGCTCTATCAATACCAATGACAAACCTCTTGTAGTAGTTTGGATCATTGTAACGATTCTTCAACTGCTTAACGATAATCTGATTCAGTTGTTCAAGTTCTTCATTACTTACAAGTGCAAACATAAAGTCGGCAGTGGCTGGCAAACCAAACGATTCTGAAGTATCCTCAAGTCCTGGATCCGAGTTGGTAAATCCTGAACGAGTTGTTTGAGTAGCTGACACAATCGGTACATTATATTCAACAGCCAAGCCACGAAGTTCTTCAGCAATCGTCTTAACATATGTATAAGAATTTACATTCGCACCCATCTTCAAACGCTGACTCGCACAGATATTCAGATAGTCGATCATCACGATATCTGGTGCAAACTCTTTCTTGAGTTTAAGTTCTTCAAGCAATGCACGAAAGTGCCCTGCGTGAGCACTGGCAGTCGGATACTCTTTGACGATAAGAGTGCCCTGTGTTTTCTTCGCAATCTTCTCAAGACGTGAGTCAAATATATCTTTGTCAACTACCTTCAGTTCATCCATTGTAAGGTTAAGTAAGTTCGCATCAATACGTTCAGCGATGCGTTCCTCTGCCATCTCCATCGTGATATACAGAACATTTTTGCCCTGCATCAAAACACCTGCAGCAACGTGACACATAAACAACGACTTACCAACACCTGTGCCAGCCAAAGCAATGTTCAAAGTTTTCTTGCTGAGTCCACCTTTGGTGATTTTGTTGAACATCTCAAGGTCGAAACTAATCTTCTCTTCCACCCTGTGATAAAAATCAAAGCGATCATTAGCATCTTGAATGTAATCATGACCAACATGATTATCAAAGCAAACGCCAAGTGCATCAGAAAGTATGGTAGGAATAGCATCCTGCTGATGTACTTTGTCACGACCATCGATAATTTGGATAGATTTAAGAATTGCATTATAGACTGCCTTGTCCTTACAAAATTTTTCACTTTGCTCAATCAACCAATCCTGATTAGGTTCAGAATGAGTGAGTTCCTTGATCATCTCTTGCATCTCGGGAATCTCTTTATCAGTAAATCCCTTTATGTTGCCAACCTCAATAGCCAACACTTCAGGTGTGGCTGGTTTGTTGTACTTTTCAAAGAACGAAATTAACAAAGAGGCGATAGTTGCCTCTTTGCGGTCTAAGAAATATTCCTTCTTTAAATGAGGAACCACCTTTCGACAGTATTCCTCATTGTGAATCAGGTTCGACAATATCGCCTGTTCAATCCTCATCAACACCACCTGTATAAGTTAAATTATTTTCTTTGATACCTTCTTGGATAAGTTCCTTAAGAAGATCTCCAATGTAGCTTTCAAAGATAGACTCATCAAAACCTTTTCCTGCGTAGTCATGGATATCATATTCAAACTGTAGAATCAATTTGTCATTGGCTTCATCTGGTTCGAACGACACCTTACCGTAGGAGAAGATAACATTCTCATAGGGATACTCTAGCAACTTAATTGCATCTAGGTTGCTAAACTTTCCCTTTACAGTAGTGTATTTGATATCACTCATCTACGTCAATCAATTCTAGTTCAGTAGAGATGTCCTCATCCTTAAGGATATCAGAAGCACCAACCTGATACTTGTTCTTCACAAACTCTACAAAAGATTTTTGCATAAGAACTGGCATCCAGAATTCTTTGGTGTCTGTATCTTTAAGACGATACTTCTTATCTTCTACTTCTCCAGTCTCCAAGTCCACTTTGCTATACCATCCATTGGATGGCTTGATGACATGTCCAGATTCAAGTGCAATATCAAGTAAGCCTGACCAACGGCTAATACCACCATCATGATATACAGTAACAGGAATTTTAGATTTTTCACGCACGTACCTTGATTTTTCTACATTGATAATAAAGTTGTAACCGATAATCTCAGTTCCTTCTTTCTCTTGTTGACGACCGATAATAAAGATATTATCAGCTGAATAGTATGAACCAGTGCCACCACCAACGATTGCTTTCGGGAACATACCAATTTCCATATACGTATGGTTCACAACAACCAAAGGAATGTCCTTTAGGTTCAAGTGTGGAGTTACCATACGGAACAAAGACTTCATCTGTTTCGCACGACTCATGTCAGCAACAGACTTACCTTCCATCGCATCCTCTACTTCTTTCTTTGAAGCAAGGTTTCCGATTGAGTCGATGACGATGATAAGGTGGTCACCTCTTTCGACTGTTGACAGTTGTTGCATGATGTCGAATTTGAGTTGTTCAACATCTGTAAGAGGAGTATGGAGCACCCTGCTTGTGTCAATACCAAAAGTATCGAAATAAGATTGAGGAGTACCAAACTCAGAATCGTAGAATAAGAGTGCTGCGTCTTCATACTTGTCCAGATAAGATTTTGCCATTAGCAGACTGAATGCTGTTTTGAAATGCTTACTTGGACCAGCCCACATTGTCAATCCTGGAGTAAGACCACCATCAAGACGACCAGACAAAGCAATGTTGATTGCTGGTACTGTGGTAGGAATCATATCCTTCTTCGTGAAGAATTTTGATTGTGATAGAACAGCTGAGTCTTTGATCGTGCTGTTCTTTTTAATTTTGTCAAGAATACCCATATTAACCTTTCAAAAATTCTAGTAGTTGTTCTTCGTTCATTGTTCCAACTTTGCGCTTGATCTCTGCGCCCTGATCGTTGAGAAGAATCATTGTGGGTACTGAACGAACATTGTATTCAACAGAAGTCATAATCTCATTATCGATATTCATTTCCTCGATAGGGACTGTGACTTTGTCACCTGCGTTCTTAATAACTTGGCTAAGACCTTTGCATGGTCCACACCAATCAGCGTAAAATTTAATTGCTTTCATTTTTTATCTCCAGGTATAATTATACTACAATCTTTATTTGCAGTCAAATTTATTTTGGGTTCCACTTTGAATGTGGCACATCAAATACAAAAGTAATTCTTGTGCAATCTCCAACATTCTCAGTACCATGCGGTAATTTATTGTTGAACCACAACAAAGTTCCTGGCTCTACAACAACCATCTCTTCTCCGCAATAATAGTTATACGTTCCTTGTATTGAGAGATGATACCTATCTTTTGTTTGATAGTAAGTTCCCTCATCAATATGTAGTCCTACTGTGCCACCAACTGGAAGAGACAAGAATCCGCAACGACTATGGCTACGGAAATGTCTCTTCATAAATCCAACTATCTCTGTGTGTTTGCGATATGCAGGTGTAACGATGCATATCTCTGTGTCTCCAACAAACTGATCTTCGGTTTCAACTCCACCCATAATCAGTTGCAATACACCGATGGGAACATCCAAGTAACCTTTGTCAAGTAAGGATGCAGTTCCCTCAATGCTTTTCTGTCCACCCCAATCTTCTGGGTGTTGTTCCAACTGCTTCAATATCTTTGAGACATTGATTCCAGTTCTGATAACTTTGATGTTAGCCAAAGAAGTCCTCCAACGATGATTGTTCTTCTACCTTCCAGCCAAGAGGATCGATAACACCCTGCAAGGCATCAAGGAAAGTCTTTTCAAACTGCTTGTCATAATCTATGTATTGATGTAGTCCAAACTCTTTCGGCAACTCTTGTGGGAATGCAATCACATCTTCCTCAAAAGGATTCGGTCTACGTACATATACGAAACGAATCTTATCACCATCACGAATCGGTTGATACTTCTTATCAAGACCCTTGCGCTTCACATAGTGATTATACAAGAGAGAACCACGAACATGGATCGGTGTACCCTTTGCGTAGATCGGTGAACCTGCATACTGTCGCATGCCATTCACACCACGTGGGAAAGCAATCTCTTCAATCGGCAGTTGTTTAAACTCTTCACGAAACTTTGCAATATATGTATGCAGGTTTGATTGCTTACCTTCAAGAATAACTGTCAAAGAATCTTTCAGCTTATCACGAATGACTGCAGGTGTTGAAGACTTGACCATCTCAAGACCCATCACTTTCATCTTTGGTTTCGCATACTGAACACCCTCAGAGTTATGCACGTTAAGCACATAACGCTTCTTGGCTGTCCAGATTGCTTTATCAGCCAACACCTCTCGCTTCATTTGCATCTTCTGCGAGTAGGCATTCATATAGTCAGCAAGTTCTTGATAACCTTTATCGATGAATGGTTGGAAGATGTCTTCACATATTTTATCCATATACTTAATCTTCTGCTCATCGGTTTTACCTTCGCAGGTTTTCTCGACAAGAGTTTCAAGAGTAAGGTAGATTGAGTCAGTGTCAATCGCAATGATGTAGTCTTTATCTTCTGTCTTGAGTGTTCGATTAAGAAAAGCATTCAACTTGTTTGCCATCCAACGAATACTCAGCTGACCACTGGTCGTAATACCTTCAGCCATACGCAGATCGAAGTAGCGGAAGTACTGATTACCCATCGCACCATAAGCAGAGTTCAACGCAATCTTCATTGCCATTTGTAGATTGTTTAAACGAGAGATCTCTTTAAGTAGTTGAGTCTTTGTCTTATCGTTCTGATATTCCTGTTCAGCTTTCAACATCTGCTTCTTGAATTTGCTTCGGTCGGTATACATCTTTTCCATCAACTCAGGCATGAACCCTTTGATATCTCTGCGATAACACCAGCCATTGGCAGTCAGTGATAGATCTCTACGCTTAGCATAATCAGTATCAACTTCTTGGTTAAGTAACTTCTCAACTGTGCAGGGAATCTTTTCCTGTGTCAATGTTTCAGGACTGATGTTATACTGCATGATCAGGTGAGGATACAGACTGTTCAAGTCAAAGGAAGCAACCCACTTATGTAAACCAACAAGAGGATCTTTAACATACGCACCTTCAAACTGTGCGTCTTTACCAGAGCCAGACTTTGCAGGAATGGCGATCTTCTTTTTGCGTAGATGATTGTAGATAATCGCATCCCACATACGTACCTGACTGAACACATCCTCATAGTTAATCTTGGCATTATACGCCATAGTCAAACACAGTTCGATCAGACGCATCTTATCTTCAAGACGATCAACAAGTTCAGTGTCATGAATGTTATACTCAACAAACTGTTGCCAGTAGTTAGTATAAAAATCTTTGAAGTTATCTTCTGGATTTAGTTTCTTTGCATCACCAAGTTCTTCTTTGGCGATATAATCCAAACGATAAGATTCTTGCTTCTGGTAGGTAAACTTTTTGTAGAGAGCAAGATAGTCTAGGTGTGCGATACCATGAATGTCATAGTGAATTTCTTCGTTACCTTTGATAAAGGTCTTACGCTCATTGATATATCCCCATGGTGAAAGTTTCTTTGAGAACAACTCACCGAGTTCTCGATCAATACGTTTAACCAAATAAGGAATGTCAAAGAATTCAGTGTTCCATCCTGTGATAACATCAGGATAGTTCTGTTGCCAGAAGATGACAAACTCTTTCAGTAGATGTAGTTCATCTTTGCAATGAATATACTTTACATCACTACGCTTGTTTTCAAATGGACGTGAGCCAAACGTAACGATCTGTTTTGATTGACTGTCTTTGATAGTGATAAGAAGCACTTCCTCATTCGCTGCTTTGATATCTGGGAAACCATCTTCAGTGGCAGTCTCAATGTCAATCGAGAACACACGAATGTGTTCCATATCAAAACGAATATCGCTTTCATATGTATCGCTCAGATACTGGCACACATAATTTGTGTTACCGAAGATATCGAAACCATCAACACCTTCATATCGTTTGACAAACTCACGTGTCTCTTTAACTGTTCCTGGCTTAATCTCATCTATGACTGTACCCTCCAAGGTACGCCATGCGGAGTCTTTCTTGGAAGGTACATAAAGGGTTGGGAAGAAGTCAATCTTACGATTGAATGCTCTCCCATTATCGTAACCTCTGACGAACATCTTATCGCCAAAGGGAAATACGTTAGTATAAAATTGCATTAAGTTTGTTTTCCATACATTAGTTGCATTGCGTCAAGTGCGCAGTCGTGGACTGGGTGGTGTTTGATAACTGATGCTCGCTCAAACAAAGGATGATCGACTTCTACATAGCCATTCGTTGTACCATATAAAATATCAACAGCTGTTCTTACATCCCTCCACATATTATACCCTGTGATCTTTTGCATGTCAAGTTTAACACACAAGCTGTCAATAACCATCTGATCCATTGAACCACGTGCCCACATAGTTTGCTTTTGCGCATTTGGAAACTTGTTCATATAATTATGCAAGATTGTAATTGCATCTTCAGCAGGAACATCGGTTGAGTTAGGATCCAATGAAACACTGCGTACATACTCATGCTGATTTTTCCACCACTCGATTGTTTCAATATCAACAGATCTTCCCAAACGAGTACCCTGATCTTTGGCTTTTAGTTTAACAAAGCATGCATTATCAAGTAGATCCTGATAAGTAGGACGCTTCTCTGGGTCAAAATGAATTAACGCTGCCGATAGAATGACAGCGTTAGATTCAACTCCAAGTGTTTCCACATCAAAAATAAACATTACCAGTCCCTCTTATATCCGATTTCAGTCACAAAGACATCCATCTTTTGTTCATCTGACCATGAAGAACAGTACTCATTTTCTTTATCACACATTGTGATAACTTCTTCCTTTGTAATCTCACGAGTGCTAAGGATAGACTCGCCAATCCAAAGTTGAGAAAACTCTCGCATCTCTTCAGAGGTAACTGTGTCTGCTGCCCATGTCTCAGCACTGCAAGGATACTCACGTTCGTTATGATCATCAGGTACTTCGATAACATAACGCATGCGGTATTGGGAAATAGTATCAACCAAAATAAATTTACTCATCGCCGAACCTTTCTTTCATTTTTGCTTGCCTTTCAGCTTCGTGTGTATCACACAAAGTACGAATCCAACCACCATGGTGTGTCTCTCCAGGATTACCACATTCCTCACAGGTAACACTACTCATGCTTTCTGCCATACTAACAAGACCACGAACATAATCATCACCACCAGTATAGTAGAAACGCAATGTACCAAACTTCTCTTTTACTTGATCGAGTGTTACCTGTTCTACTTCAGGTTCAATGTTACGTAACTCTAAAGTGCCATTGATAATATCTTCACGCAACTCATCAGTCCATGAATTATCCCGTGGATGGATTTCATTAAACTTAGTCCAGTCGGCAGGTTGTCTACGTGCATCAATAATTGCCTGATTGAATGCGATATCTCTCGTGCGAGTTTGATTTTTCCAATCAATATGATGTTGAATGTTACTCATCAATTCATTGAGAATGTTAAACCACCCATCACCACAAGAGAAACCCCAACACATTGCAGTTTCTTGCATTGATTTATTACGATTTACCATCATCTTAGGATAGCGTTCGCACAACAGTTTGTCTAGTTCTTCACGCATTTTCACCACCATAGTAGTTAATAATTAATGTCATGGCTTTAATCAACTGCATGTTGAGAGCCAAATCTTCAGGGTGTAACCAATATCCATTGGGATTCGTTTCATTTTTTGGATTTGTTTGCCACTGATCCAATTCAGACTGTAGATAGTCTCGAGCATCAATTAGATTAGCCTTAGTAATACCATCGGCTACTTCGAAAGGAATTTCTAAATTTTTCATGACCAAGTCCTATGTGCTTCAGCAATGTGTTCCATACCATCATATTCCTCAACGACATAGTCAACATCATCAGGAATATCAACAACTTTCAACTCAGCGTAAGAACCATTGGCTTCATCACCCATTTCTTCAACTGTTTGAACCAGTGCTGGATCGTGTCGTTGGATATCACGTTCTTGAACACTTTGTTCAGATATTTTTTTATTATGTTCACGACGTTCAGCCTGAGACATTTCGTAGAAGGCATCACCTTCTTTAACTTCAACACGATCTTCTGGCTTAACTGTCCAGTAAGTCCAGAATCCCCAAGAATCTTTGCCTTGTTCTGGATATACTTTGATGCCTTTGATCTCAAAGTATCGCAGGATTGCTTCGTGGCTCAGACCAAACCCACCATGACACTTGTTTATTACTACTTTCATATTTTTTCCACCTTTAAAATTTTATGAATTAACTTATCACGTATCATATCAGGAATCGTCATATATGGAAACTCAAGTATGAATGGACACCCATCCTTTCCCCAAGCATGTGTCATAAGGAAACTCCTAAACACCTCAACATCTTTCTTATTGTTAACATTGAAGAACCTCTTCTGTTTAACAAAGGTCTCAAGTATCATCTCATAGTATCCATTCGGTTAGTGTAGCCTTTGCATTTCTTTTTAAATATGCCTTATGTTCATTTAGTGCAGCCTGTATTTTCTCGACAGCTTCCAATGAATTCAGACGCTTAATACTTGACTGAATGTTTATCCTTGCGGATTTATGACCACCCGATGCTTCTTGCCATGCATAACCCATGATATAACCAAACTTAACTTTATGTTGAGTATGCAACCAGTCTTCAAGTGACTTCTTATCTTCGTCAATCAAGCACCGAACAAATACACTTTCAATGTCAATCTTTTCTTCACGAATAAAAACTCCACACATATGATGTGTAACTTTGTTTCCCTGCCCTGCGCTAGAGCGCAAGTCACTTATACGTTTAGGTAAGCAGTTTGATTCACCAATGTAACATATATCTTTATCGACAATGTTCTTCGGTTTACTCAACGATACCTGATACACACCTGAATGAGCACCATCTGTATATTGTTTCCACCAAGAAATGCAAGTATCAGTTAAACTGTTGTAGCTGCCTGCACTTGGAAAGTCTGTGAGACGTACCCACTCAGTTGGTTTTACATTCATTTTATTTCCTTGCTGCTATCTGCGACATCTTTATCTTCACGTACCTCAATGAAGATAGGAAGGAATAGACTTTCATCTCCCAGTTTATTCTTAATACGAGCATTGTACTTGACAGCCACAATCTTGCCCAGAAGATCTTTCTTCGTAAGCGATTTACGATGCGCATCATTGAAGCCACTCCCTACATTAACTTTGACAATACCATCAGACGATTCGCAGACGATAGCACCAAGCATACCTTCGTACTTACCAGTACCATCTTCAACATCAACAATCTTCAGATCACATTCCAACTCACCTTTGAATTTGATCTGGTGCTTTGCACGTTTGTCTTCCCAAACACCACTACCATCTTTAAGGATGAGACCCTCAAGACCATCTGCAAGATATCCCTCAAATAGAACCTTTGCTTCATCCAGATTCTGGACGATGTTACTTGTAACCAACCAGATTTTCTTTTCTTTTATAACTTGTCTATTAACCAAAACTTCTAAAGACGAGAAACGAGTTGAGTATGGTGTCGGACAATAACCATCAATAAAGTAAGCATAAGGAATCACATCCCATACAGTAGCATGAACCATTGCTGCTTCTTTAGCACTGATAGTTCCCTTATTGGCTTTAGAAAGAATGCCATTACCAGTCTGACGATCCATAAATTGATAGTCATCTGGATCCATAATTAGCAGTTCGCCATCAAACACACAGTCTACATCACCAGCCAGTGCAGCAAACTCTTTCTCAAGATTACCGAGTAGGTTTAGTTCCTTACCATTTCGGCTACGGAATTCAACCTTACCATCTCTGACGATAGCGTTGAAACGCATCCCGTCCATTTTTAACTGAGCATATGCAGGATACTTTACTTTGTCTACGAGTTTCTGTTCGTAACCACTGCACAACATCACTGGGTACTCTTTTATTAGACCAGACCAAACGGCATTGGCAGTTGACACTTGTACTCCGCATTTGAGATCCTTTTGAATGATACGTTCGATAACCTTGGCATCATCAGATGAAAGTCCAGAAAGGATTGCACGCAGATGAGCAATCGCTGCATTACCAGTGACTTCACGACTGGATAGGTAGTAGAGATTTTCGATAGCCATCTCTAGCGTTGTTTGATGCTCAGAGTCTTCACCAACATATTCGTAGTCGGGAATCTTGCGCTGGTAGAACTGCGTGAAAGGGTCGAGAGCCAAGCGAACAACTTCACGCAACACTTCGTTATCGCAGTTTGCGTTCAATTGATCGATTTTGAAGTTGCGAGAACTGTTGTCCGCAAGACTCTCGAGAAAGGAATTGATATTCATCGTGTAGTTACCTCATCAATATGTTTGCACTTGCCATGGAATTTGAATCCAACACAACTGCAGGTAAGTCCATTTGCACTTTCTTCAACCACGTAGACATTACCTTTGCTACCTGCAATCTTCCACTGTTTGTTTGTGGGCTTCTCGCCTTTGAAGTACAGGTCTGTCTTTATTACTTTAAATTTACGGTAGCGAGAATCAAACCTTATCGCCTTCTTGAACATCTGAAAATCTTTGGTGTCCCACTTAAAGTAACCAAAGATTTTTGAGTAGTCCTCGGAGATAAGGTAGGTATGATTCGGCTGGCGACTCACACCTTCCCACTTTGTAATTTCTTTCACAAGCATCATAATATAATTATACTCCAGAATTTATTGCAAGTCAAGCCAATGTTTGGCTAGGAAACCCTGTTGCAAAACCAGAAGTGCCAGAAACAAAACCACGAGAACTCTTGACACGCATCTTTTGTTTTGGTGCTTTGCGTGCTTTCACAACTTCAATCGAGCCACCAGTCTTCAAGAATTTCTTGACAGCTGCTTCGGTTTCTTTGCGGATTTGCGATTTGCTTTTGTAGATAACATTCATCATACCACCTCTTTCACGTTGAAATAACCATAAGGAAGACCCTGCGTAAAGCAGAAGTACTCGAAGTCGCCATTAGCACCTTCAGCATCCATCAACCATGCGATGACACGTTCACGATTCGTGCCAGTGTGCATCAGGTTAAGGACACGATCTTCGAAGCGAACGATCGCTTCTGCTTCATCAGCCTTGCGCTGATTTTCTGATTCCTCGATCGCACGACCGAGTACTTTGAATTCAGCATCGAACTGCTCCAGCGTCCAAGCACTGGTGTCGATACCACGAGGACGGACACCGTAGGCATCCTTATACATATCCCAGTACTGGCATTGGGCTTGTTCCAGATCAGACATCTCGTCCCAGCTTTTGAAGTCTTCCATTTCAGAACCCTTTCTCATCATCATAATATAATTATACAGGAAACCTGAATTAAAGTAAAGCACTTTGTTGCAATCCCAGGCAGAGTGTAGGGTTATTTTGGGTGTGAAAAGTCCTTTAAAATCAACGACTTACGAGAGGAAAAACTCCTCTGGAATCAATGACTTACGTGATGATGGGGGATCGGGGTAGAGCGGACGCTGGAACGACCTGAATGCCCGAACCAAAGATTCGGTTGTATTCGTTCTTCATTTTGTCATCGGGTTCAGCTTCAGCTGCGATTGCTGTAGCGTATAAGGTAACTCTGCCTTGTGCGTATGGCATATAAGGTGCAATTGCTACACCCATACCTTTTTCTGTTTGCTGCATAACAATTGATGCAGGATTCTCAAGTGTGTAACCAACACCTGCTGGTTCAGACTCACTTATCAATTCTTCACCATTGATCATCTTGAATACTTTAATCATAAACTGTCCTCATTAGTCACTAAAAATTCTATAAAGTCTGCTGCTGCTTCTTGATCACCAAAGTGTCGAATCTCGAAACGATCGTTATCAAAATAATGTTGAGCAATAACCATAACCTCTCTGTGTTTGTATACAGAGATCTTCATGATCCAGTTCCCACGACGTATCGTGATGAAGGATACAAGATTGGGTGATAGTTTTGCTTTCATACAAAGTATTTAGGGGAACACGAAGTCCCCCTAAGTTTTGTATGACTACTTCACTTTACCTTTTTTGTAAGTCTTAAATGCATGGATACCATTACCTAGACCGATGAACAGTTCCTTACAAAGTTTCAGCAATCGCATCTTTTTCTCCTTCGGTTAATAGTTGTTTTTCACCTTTGGATTTAATAGCGATTTTCTTTGGTTGCTTGTGTTCTGGAATCAGACGTTCCAAGAAGATCTTCAACATACCGTTGAGCATCTCAGCATCGTTCACTACTACTTCGTCATTCAAAACAAATGAACGAGTGAAGGCACGATTTGCGATTCCTTTGAACAAGAAGTTGTCTTGGTCTTCTTCAGTTTTCACATTACCACGAACGATTAACTTACCATCAGCCATTTCAATATCGATGTCTTGCTGACCAAAGCCAGCTACAGCGATCTCAATGGTGTAATGGTTGTCATCATTTTTCTTGATATTGTATGGTGGGTAGTTAGGAATGTTCTTAGTAACATCCTCATGGAACTTTGCCATACGTGTGAATTGATCATCAAACCCTACAAAGAACTTTTCGAAGTCCTTGAATTGTGGGTGCAGCATAGCATCAGGTAGAAATTTACTGACCATGATTGTTCTCCTTACTTAGATACGAATGCTTTTTTAGTGTCAAACGAAGTTGCTGATGTACCAACTGTAGTAAAGAAATCTACAGTGGACTTAGCAACAGTCTTAGCGAATGACTGCTGAGCATCGATGTAAGTTTGGAGTTGTTTTTTGACTTCTTCGTTTTGAACGAATGTCTTAACGAATTGAGTCTTTGCACCAGAAATGGTGTCGATTGATGTGTTGATAGCTTGTAACATATAGTTCTCCTATTAAGCGAGATTGATTAAATAAACTCTGCCTCAAAATTGAGCACAGAGGGTTTGCTGGTTACGAGATCCAGCGATGCCGTACGTCGCATCCGCTTTATTACGCTTCGTTTCTTAGCGGTCCTAAGGTGAAGCCAATACGTTCCCATCCCGATGGGACAATTCTATTTATACTTGTGGCAACTCAGCTTGTGCAGCTGCCTGTTCTTCTTGCATCTTTTTCACAAGAACCTCAACCTGAGGATCTCCCTGTGATTTAATATTTTCGATAAGTCTAACAACCTCTTCAAAGGGATGTTTCCCTAAAGTACGAAGAATCATATTTACGTCATCTACACTCAATTCAAGTTTAATCATTTCAGTTTCCTATTATTTAGACTTTTTACCAATGTTATATTTAGGAACAAGTTCCCATTCCTCTTTCTCTTTATAGGATACAACCTTAATCTGAGATAGAGATGCTTTTGGATCTGCCTTAGCAGGAACAAGAATCTTCAATAGATCCCAGTCTTGCAATAAGCCAGCGATGGCATTCCTACGTTCAATGTCACCTGAAGTGATGTTCGACTCTTTACCATCTAGTGCAAACAGTTCCTTAAAGTGAACGATGAAGTACCTTCCCTGCTTATGTAGGATATGGCAGGATTGGTATAACTTCTGTTCTTTTCTGGATGCGATGCCGATGCGGGTAAGTGTCTCACGAACCTTCAAAAAATTGTCTGGTTCTGGCAAGGTCACTTCAAGCATGGACTCTGGCGTCCAGTCGTAATAAATCATTTCAACAGTCATGATTTTCCACCTTTATATAATTTTTCTTCTATCATGTTCAAATGCTCTGGCGAAAGAACCGATAGTGCTTCTTTCGCCTTCTCCGTAGAATACCCATAGTATTCCTTGACAAGTTGAATAGACTTAGTTTCGTTGTCTTTCTTAGCCCACTTACTAAATCTTTTCTTCTTAGATATAGTATTTAGGAAAAACGAAAATTGCCATTCCTTCGGTAAAGAAGGATATCTATTCATCTCATTGGCATATAGAACCGTATCGGGAAAATACGACAGACCACGATTGACCATGAAGGCAGAATAATCCTTATCTGCCTGTGGATCCTCGAAGAGATTCTGTTTGGTGGTGTTTATTGCATTAATAAAATCAAAGGGGGACATGTTTGAGCACCCAATTCTCAGCAAAATCCTCGGCAGAGTCTAAGTTATCGAATGTTTTGTGCTCATCAATCTCACGATCGGCATCCCAAACCATAACAATATAGTGTCCTCTTTCCATCCTCAAAACTTTAGCATTACGCATACCTTCTGTATATTCGCTTATCATCATAATCCAACCTCTTTTAAATTGGAGGGTAATGCTGCAAACTTCTTTCCTGGGTATCTTTTATCTAGTGCATCTTCAAGATCCCTACGATTTTTACCCTGTGCCATAAATGTATTATCTTGTCCACTGTATACGTAGAACACACCATCAACCTTTTCGATTATGATAGGAATCAAACCTTCAGTGGCTTCTTCTTGTTTTGCTTCCATATATTGCACAAAATTATCGATAGTAGCTCTCGCATGATACTCTCGTGCTATCCAACCAATTTTATATGCAATAATTACGGCAACAACTAAAATGATTAGTTCCATTTTAATTCCTTACTTGAATTTGCAGTTAGCCATTATTTCGGTTAATGCTGCCATAGTATTTAGTTCATGGTCTGCTACGAATGCAGCCTTGTACTGATACTCTGCAAGTGTAATTACCATCTGTGGTATGCTTGCTGGTTCAAGTAAAGTATTTGCGGAATCATATAGTTCTCTGAACAGAGCAACTGAATCCATGTCAGAGTTCTTACCGACCCACTTACGCACTTCGTTAAACTCTTTCTGGCTCATCAATTTAACCAAGTCTTTAAATGATTCTTGACTTACATTGACAAGGATACCTGAGTCAATCTTACCTGACACAGAGTAACGCTGAAGTTCATTTAGAATGCGACGATAGTCAGGGAAGTGTTTCATAACAACTTCAACGACAACCTTTGGATCAAACTCAACATTTTCTTGCTTCAGAATCTGTGCTGCACGTTTGTAGAATGCAGCTGCAGTTTCCTGCTTGTCTTTGTTCTCGATCTTGAAGTCAATAACTGCACATCGTGAGTGCAATGGTTCAATGATACGATTCTTAAAGTTACATGTAAAGATGAAACGACAGTTGGCAGAGAACTCTTCGATGAATGCTCGCAACGCTGGTTGAGTTGAATTGGGATTGAGATAGTCCGCTTCGTCAAGGATGACAACTTTCTTTGCATCAGTTAGGGAAACTGAAGAAGCAAAGGATTTGATTTTGGTTCGCAGAACATCGATACCTGATTCTTCTGAACCATTGATGAACATATACTCAGCACCGATCTCGTTACACAGTGCCTTGGCAACAGTAGTCTTACCTACACCTGCGGTTCCACAAAACAAGAATGTAGGTAACTCTCCTTGAGCAATATACTCATGGAAAGTTTTCTTCAGGGATTCAGGTAGGACACAATCATCAATCTTCTGTGGGCGATACTTCTCAACCCACAGGAACATCTCATTACGACTATCAATCATATATCACTCCAAGCATAATAAAGGGAACAGGGGAGTCACCCCTGTCATAATCAAAACTCAAATGTTGAATCTGCTTCAACTGCGACGTAGTAAACCAAGTCGCTAGATGTTGCTTTGAAGCGAGAGATCTTCTTACTTGAGATGCTGACAAGATAATCGCCAGGAAGCATCTTTAGGTTTTCTACTTTCACAAATACTTTGAAAGTCTTATCTGTGTTACCTACCTGAGCATTGTAAGTATTACCAGTGGCATTCTTCTTGTCGCCAACTTGGATAACCATCTTGCTACCATCACCAACAATGATAAGATCAGTTGCACGAAGAACAGATGCGGTCTTCTGAATCATATTCAACATTGTAGATGTCATCGTGAAGTCGATATCTGCATTGGGGAATGTGATTGCTTTCTGTGGTGCAGTAAGTACGCTTGGGTCTGCAGCGAAATACTTAATGCTAGAGTTACCTTCTTTGATGGTAACAAACTTCTCACCAAAATCCAACTCAGGATCTTCGAACAAGGACATTGCTCCAAGAAACTCATTCAGATCATAGATACCGAAGTCGATGGGGAATGTTTCAGTCACGACTGTATCGGACATAACATTCTTTTGAGATGAGATGGTGGCAAGTTTATTACCATGCTTCAACAACAAGTTGCTATTGATTCCAGCAAAGTTCTTAAAAAGTGATACCGTATCTTTACTTAATTTCATTTGATTCTCCATTCAATTAAACACATTACTATGTATAAATTATTATACTCCAGATTTGAGTATAAGTAAAATTTATTCAGTTGCTTTGGCAATTTCTTTATATCCTGCCCAAGAAGGATGGACATTATCTTCTTGCATTCTTTCTGTTCTCAAAACAGTATCGTGATATTCATTGGCAATCTTCACGATTGCTTCTCTTTGAATTGGAAACTTGGTGCTAGGCATAACCCAAAATACTCTATCAGCATTTGTTAGTTTGCGAATCGTACGCAGTTCTTCTTCTGTCTTGATTCCTTTGTGGTCATTAGATCCAAGAGAGATGATAACATGCTTAGCGACCAATGGTGTGTTTTGAATATTGCTGTTCAACCAGTTCTTTGAGTTGATACCACCCTTTGCATACGCAACACATTCTTTACGAACATTAGCAATGCCGACTGCGATACTATCACCTGCTATGATGCACTCAATCATTTTTCATCCTTTGAATACTTTACATCATGCTCATACAAGAACATTAGGCAGCACATTGCATGCGCCAAGTGATTCTTACCAGTCTCGGGATCGTTTTGTTCTCCCTCTTTCCATGCCCATAGATGTCTTTGCATTGCGTCAAAGTATCTACGCTTTGAATCGGGAACACGTATCCAGTTGTCCCGTTCATATTTTTGTGCACCGAAAGTCAGAATCTCTACTGTTGCTTTCAATGCAAGTGGAGGTAACAAACCATATTCAAGTTTGTTACCATCAAATTTTCGCCCACCAGTCGTAGCTGTTTGGGACTTCTCTATTTCTTGTTTAGTTACCATAGTATCCCATAATAAAATGAGTCTGAGTACCTAGAGATACCCAGACTCAGTTACTCAATTAGCCTTTACGCTGTGCGGTAAAAGCAGATGCACCAGCGATAAGATTCACGAGACGAATCATACGCTTGCTTGGAGCACCGATACGGTACTTAGTAGTACGAGTACCATCAGAGAGTTTAGCAGCGTTAGTGTAAACGCAGTAGCCTTGCTCACGTAGGTTACGAATTGCAGATGCTGGGTGAGCGATACCGAACACACCAGAAATCTGTTTAACAGTCACTTCATTACCAGACTGCAAATAAGACAACAACTTTGCTTGTTTGGACATATAATGTCTCCATAATTAACACGCCATCAAAATAAAAAGATCGGGAGAGGGGATGGCTTTCCCTCTACCCGATTAGAGAAATCTAAAATTAGACTTCGATACCATTCTCACGCAGGATCTGGTTAAAGTCTTCTTCGTCTGCATCATGAGACACTGAGTCATCGATGATAGATTGCAAACGAGACTTACCGAGATCCGTATCAGCAACAGGTGCAGCAGGTTTAGATTTTGCTACAGTCTTAGTTGCTTTAACTTTGGCTACCTTGACTTTGGCAACCTTCGGCTGCTTAACAGCTTTAGGTGCAGTCTTGGCTGCGACGTAGTCAGAAAGTTCTTTATCAGTTGGCCATGGCATTTGATAAGTACCACGTCCCACGATATTAGTTTTCTGAAGCCACATCGGGAAACCAATCTTCTCGCCAGTTTGCTTACGTTGGTCTTTCAGCAAGAAGTAACCAGCAAGCAGTTCCTTCCATGTCAGATCTTTCTGCTTACGGTATTGAGGACATACATCCAAAATACGCACGCAAAATTGTTTCTGGGCTTTGGACAGGTCAGCAAATTTTTTCATAATCAATTCCTTTATCAAGTTAACAATAGAAGTATACTACACTTTTGAATAAATGTCAAATTTAAAATGGCACTTCATCTGTTGCAGTCGGTTGAGGTGCTGCAACTGGCTCGACCACAGGGTTTGATACCTTCTCAAACAGATCCTGGAATGCAAGTTTCGTTGCAGAGTCAAAACGATTGCAGCAAAGTTCAACTGCCTTCTTACGGTCTTTGAAGATTGCAAAGGCACGAACGATATGAGTCATACGACGAGTCGTGATCGTCTCATCCACACCACCATCATCAAAGGTGCGACGAATTGCTTCAGCCCACTTAACAAGGGTATTTGCAAACTCTTCGTCAACACATGCATAAGTTTCCATCAGATTCTTGATAATCTTAACTTCAACTTTGGCATTCGGATATTCTTGTTCGAATGTAACAGCAAATCGTTCCAAGAATGCTTCGTTCAGCACGTTGGTACCGATGTAACGACCATCGTCTGAACCTTTACCCTTAGTGTTCGCAGTTGCAATGATATTGAAACCAGCAGCAGGAACAATCATTTCATTCTTGAGTTTGAAGTAATATGGCTTACCCTCAAGAATCGGTTGCAAGCACAGCAAAGTATTTGCAGAGCCAGCGTCAATTTCGTCAAGCAGCAAAGTGCAACCAGTGCGCATTGCAATCAGGACTGGACCCTCAACGATCTGCACGTTACCTTCGATCAGTGTTTTTGAACCGATCAGCTGTTCTTCGTCAGTCATCATATTCAGGTTAACACGAATGAGTGGCTTCTTGTGCTTGGCACAGATCTGCTCAATCATCGTTGACTTACCATTCCCAGTAGGACCACTGATGTAGGAAGGATAAAAAATACCTGCCTTGATAATGTTTTCAACATCAGAAAAGTTACCGAAAGGAACAAAATTTGAATCCTTCTTCGGGATCAACGCATCAATATCAGTATAATCAACCACGAATGATTCTGCTTTCTGTACAGGTTTAGTTACGGTATTGCCGATAACGACAGGGGTAGCTGCACCACCATCGATTGCATACAAGCCACGACCGATAACATTTTGCATGAGCCACAAAGGATGGAACTGGTTACCCATTTCCTCACGAATCTCAAGCAACTGTTTACGTGTCACAGTCTTAGTGGTTTTGACATCAGGAAATTTTGCAAAGAGTTTCTCTTCAAAAACTGCCTTCTGACCTTCGGTAATTTTAGCCATCAATTTTCTCCATCATAAAGTTAACAACATTTCACAAGCCTACAAGAGAATTATACCCTAGTTCTGAATTAAAGTAAAGCACTCCGTAAGTCATTGATTTTAAAGGACTTTTTTAGCCCTCTCTACGCTACGTAGCCGATAAACTGGTTCAACAGGACTCGAGAAGTCTTGCGTCCAGTCAGGTGTTTGGTGAAAGACCTTGCAATCTGTTTTGCAGTTTGCTTCTCCGCAACTTCCATTTCACCATCCTCAACTTTGAGTTTGTTCATAGGAACAATAAACAGGTCATCACGTCCACTGCTCTTGACTGAAGCAAAACCATAGTCACGAAATTGGTTACGCCAGATGTCAACCAACACATCAACGCTACCAGCATAGCCTGGAATGTTTGCACGAATAGCATTACCCAGTGCACGACGACCATTCTCGCAGATATAGAAGCCAATGATGTTAATGTTATAACGATCTTTCATCATACGGATAATCGATTCGGTTTGACTGAAACCATTATCAGCAACCTCATATGTCTTTTTCGTTTGCGGATCTTGCAAGAAGTGACGCATATTTCTTTTCTTGCTGTAGTCATTGTTATATCCAAAACTCTTGAATCGAGTACCATTATCAGTGTCAAGCATATGACCTTCGCCATCTGTCAATGTAATCAGTGACATTTTTTCCACGTTGTTAGTTTTGGCAAACTTCGGCAAGTAAGACACCATATAACCGAGTGCTTCGTTCAATGGTGTACCACCAGTTGTATACTGGTTACCTGGAATGTAACGCAGCATATATGGGTCAATGAAACGACGCATCATTGTATTGAATTCTACGTTACTCATTTTGCTAGAGAACAATTCCAACAGTGCGAATGCATTTACAGCATTACCAAGTTTTGAAATTTTGGAATTCAATTTTTCATCTTTGTTTGAATGGTAGAACTCACGTCTAAGATCATTCATCTTGTAACCAGTATCATCACCAAAGATTGAGTACTGTGATGAGAATGCAAGAACCTGATAAGGAATTTGCGCACGATGGCAGAACATCGCAAGACTAATTACCTGTTTCATAGTGTCATTCAAAACATAATCCATAGAACCAGACCAGTCAAGCAAGAAAACCATACCATGGTTTTTACCCTGAGGGATGGTAGTTACACGTTTGAACAAATCCTCATTCAATTTGTAAGACCAAACTTTGGTCATATCCAGAGAACCACTCTTAGAGACCTGAGCACGTTTGTAAAGAGTCGCACTCTTACGCATCTCAAATTCTTTGATTAAGTAACTCACAATACGTGAAGAGTCAACCTTAAACTGTTCCAATTTTTCTTTAGCAGCTGCATTTCCTTTCAGCTGGTCTTCTACTAAAACAGTCTCACGCAAAATACGTTTGTAGTCAACGATAGGATCAAACTTGTAGTTCTCTTCTAAGTTGTAGTAGAAGTATTCAGTATCAGTATCAGCAAGTGCTTCCAATTTTTCTTGGAATGTTTTTTCGGTGATAGACTCCAACTCTTTCTCTATTTGTTTTTCTTCTTGTGCTTTGCTATCAGCTTCTTTCTGTTCGGGAGTGCGCATATCACGACCGATAGATGGTGTACGATTGTAATCGTCTTCCGCATCAAGATCAGGATCGATCTCACCATCAGCAATCAAATCTTCATAATCAAGATTGTCATTAAATTCATCAAATTCATCTTCTTGTTCTTGTAGATCTTCTGCAGTGATGTTGAGTTTACGCTCACTCATTTTCTTCTCGGCAGATGCCTTCGAGAAGTCATATACCTTCTTCGCAAGGTCAATAACTTCTTCTACAGATTCGGTACGTTCAACTGCATCTACAAGCACTTTCTCTTCAGCAGTGAATCGAACACCACACTGATAACCAGCTTTGAAGTATAGGTTGATGCGGTCGATCAGATTGAGTGAGGACAGATCTGGAATTTTAGAGATACCAAAAAAGTCTTTTTCATTCAGCTGACGATAACCCTCAGCCATCACCTTACGGATACCAGGATACTCTCGCTTCATAAGTTTCTCGATGCGTACATCTTCGATCACATTGAGGTAACCCATTAGCGACATTTGTTCTTTAACGCTATCGCTATATTCTTCGGTTGTGTAGAGTGCGTGTCCAACTTCATGACCGACAAGCATCTGCTCTTGTTCGGGAGTCATGTCCTTCCATTGCGGAAGTGTGAGAACACGGGATTTGATGTCAAAGGATGCGGTACTAACATTCGCACGCACCACAGTGATGTTTTCGTTTGCAAGAAGTTTTGCAGCGAGGTCAACTGAATTCATTTTCATAATATAGTCCTTTGTGTATAACTCAATTATACTCTACTTCTGAATTATTGTCAAGTATTTCAATCGGGAAGGCAAGGTCATATTCAGCGAGAGTCAACAACTTCTCTACTTCGGCTCGGTTTGCAAGACTCAAATCGTTTGCAAAGACCACTGAATCTTCAAGACCATAAGAGCCAGCCAACTCGACTAGCTCGTAGTCGCTAAAGTCGTCCCACATAATTTCCCTTTCGTTTTCTTAGTCGATACAGGAATTATGCCCTAAAGTTGAATTAAAGTAAAGCGATTCCCCTACAGAGGGTAGGGGAATGCGTAAGTCATTGATTTTAAAGGATTTTTTCCTAGGGTACGATGACAGAGAAGTCGTTGCGCTTCTCAAATTTGATGACTGACCTAAACTTATCAAACAGCTGGTCGCCTTTGTGGGAGATAACAAAGATGTTGCTCTTCTCGCCAAACTGATTCATCAGGTTAAGGAAGTAGTCAGTTCCTGCATTGTCAAGTGACGAATCAAAAATTTCATCAAGCAACAGAAGGTTTGTGTTCACGCTGTTCTTCATCTTTGCAATCTGACGCCAAGTAAACAGAATCGCTAAGTCAATACGCATCTTCTCACCTTCAGAGAAAGACGCATACGTAAACTCATCACGATAACGAGACTTGACTACTTCATTGAAAGACTCATCTAACTCAAAGTGTATGTAAGCATCCATTGCATTCAAATACTTGTTGATGAGTTTGTTCATCACTGGTAGATACTCACGTATGATAGCTGTCTTGATACCAGTATCCTTGAGCAATACCGAAGCAACTTCTTCCAAGTTACGTTGATCAAGTAATGATGATTTTGTGTGAATCTTATTAATCGCTTCAGTAGCAAGATCTTTTAACTTTGCTTTCTCTTCGTCAAGATTTGCTGTGTCATTCTTTGCGCTTTCAACTTCCTCTTGTAAAGTTTTTATCTGTTTATTGAGTAAGGAGATCGCAGAGTTTTTAGTCGATAATTCAATATTCTTTTCGGTAATCTTTGATTGGATTTCAGTAATCTTACGTAGATTTTCATTAAGGCGGGAGAGAACTGTTTCGAGTTCACCAACTTTTCTGTTCTGTTCCACCAACTGCGAATTAAGATCTTCGACAATGTTCGATTTATGTTCCTCAGGTATACCTTGTCTACATGAAGGGCAAACATCATGTGAGTTAAAGAATTCTGAGTTATGCTCACATGTTTCAATTTGCTGGAGAAATTTACTTCTGAACGACTTTGCTTTGTCGATGTCTTCAGCAACAGTTTCCTTGTCATTGATGCTTGCTTTAAGAGTATCGATCTCCTCCAAGATGGTAGATATCTCGATCTCACCAGATAAAATCTCAGCAGTGTTTGCAGAAATTTTCGCTCTGATATTTTCGATGGCATTCGTTTTCGCTTCAGCAATTGTTTTAATGATCGCTTGTTGTGAGTCGACCTTCGTCTTTGCAGCGGAGATTTCATTTTCGATTTTGGCAATAGCATCTTTAGTTTCCTGCGCTTTATCTTTTAATATCGTATTCATTGTAGAGAAGATACGAATGTCAAGGATGTCTTCGATAACTTCTCTGCGTTGTCCAGAAGGCAGCTGCATAAAAGGAACAAAGGAAGCAGAGCCAAGGATAACTACCTGCGTGAATGTCTTATAGTTGAGACGTAGGATCTGTTGCTCGAGAACCTTTTGATAGTCACGACTTGCTGCTTCTTGATTCAACATCTCACCATCACAGTAAATCTCAAACAAATTTGGTTTTATTCCACGTACAATTTTATAATCTTTTGATCCTATAGAAAATTCAATTGTGACTAGACACCCCTTACCATTGATACTGTTGATAAGTTGATTCTTGTTGATGTTACGGAAAGGTTTACCAAACAACGAGAAGCACAATGCATCTAAGATTGTACTTTTACCTTCACCATTCTTGCCGATGATTAACGTAGTTGATGATTTATCCAGTAATACTTTATTTGGTGAATTACCAGTTGATAGGAAATTCTTCCACTCAACAGATTTGAAAATGATCATTTAGCCTTCCATTTCATACCCAACATTTTGTAGATGTATCTTTTAATAAAGTTTGGTTTTTCTTTTGACTTAATAGTAATTGGTGTATAGTCAACATCAATAGTAAATGATGGTTCACCAAGATCTTTTGAGATAGTTGTCCAGGTACCACCAGTACCACCATTCGAGAGAAGATAAATTCCTGAAGCGATGGTATTGTTTGCCCAATACCTAACTGCTCTTTTCTCATCTTCATAATCTTCGCTTGGTTTAAAATCCAAGTCCAGCGGAATCTGTTCTGTCAATGGCCAAAAGAATTTAATCTCTAGCTGTTGCATTATACCACCTCTACGTTAACTGCCTCAGTGTATAGAGACTTCATATATGTTTTAACTTGTTCTTTATCAACATCAGTTTGTACAGAGTCGATATAGTTTGAAAGAACACTTAGTGTATCTTCAAGATTGATTTCTTCACCGACTTCACCATCCTCAAACTCAGATAGATTCTCAACAATCTTGATCTCGTGACTTCCCTTATTATACAGCTTCTGAATGAATTTGTCAAATTTATAATAGTCAGTTTTGTTGACTACAATCAACTTAACATACATGTTCTTTAGGTCAAGTGTGTCTAGATCAAGTGGCTCTTGCTCTTTATCGTCGTATTCGATTCTACAGAACATTGTATAAGGATTTTGAATGAATCCAAGTTCTCTTGTTGATAGATCGAACAGATGGAATCCTCGGGGATCATTAAAATCTTGCCAAGTAAGTTCATATGGGTTTCCGAGATAATGAATGTGTTTATCACTAGAGCGATGGTGATAATGCCCAGAAAATACGAGATCAAACTTATTAAAAAGATCTTTAGATAAACCATCATGTGATTCCATCCCTCTATACATTGCGAAGCCAGCAATCTCAAAATGCCCCATACAAATTTCGGCATCGGTAGTTTGAATATGATCCAATGATTCTTGATAGTTCTCTGGACAGATCCATGGCATCATACAGATTTTCGTTCCATCAATTGTGATGGTCTGTGGTGTATCAATAACTGTAATGTTTGCATACTCACGTAGAAGAAGATCAGGTGAGTTTACATCATTGGTATTCTTATAGTAAGTGTCATGATTGCCAGCGAGCATATGAACAGTGATACCACGTTCTTCAAGTTTATCAAAGAACATTTCTTTCGCACGTTGCAGCGAATAGAAGTTTACATATTTTCGTCTGTCAAAAGTATCACCAAGGATAAGAAGATGTTCAATATTATTAGCGTCCAGATTACTAAAGAATATATCATTGTAGAACCTTTCAAAAAAATCTAGGAATGCTATACTGTCATTCCTAGCACCAAAGTGTTGGTCAGTGATGATCGCAATTTTCATTTATTTCTAGTACCTCTGCCTTATAAACTAACTCGAAGTTATCTTTGTAAAATGCTACAGCATCGTCAAAGTTTGCAAAATGATGTTCAACAAAAGTTCCATCTTCATTTGTTAAACGTATGGTGATCATACAAACCCCATCCTTCTATTTGCTTGTGTTTGTTTACTTTGCTCAGACTGCTGATTGAATACCTCAGCAATAGAGTACTCAACAACTTCACCACCATTGCGTACTGGTAGTTTAGCATCAAGTTTATCTGCCAATTTCTTAGCGTCAAACAGAGACAGTGGTTTGAATTCAACAATATCAAAGCAACGTCCTGGACGAATAAGAGCAGAATCAATATCACGAATGCTTGGAAGATTGGTAGAGAAAATCATCTTCTTACCTTTAGTTGTAACAAGACCATCACCTACATTTAGGAATCGGTGCATCATTGTATTACCATCGCTACGAGACTTCAGGAAAGCATCGCTATCTTCAAGCACCATAACTTCGGAATCATCTTCAATGAATTTAGCAAAGAAAGAATCTTTCTCAAGGATGCCTGCGTCATAGGTAACGATCGCAGAGCAATTGCGATGTGCAAGTAGACCACGAATGAAAGTAGTCTTACCAGTTCCTGGAGGTCCAATCAACAAAAGAATATTTGCTGACGATGCCATATAACGATCGTAGTAGTCCTCAAGACTTTCGTCTTTAAGGAATGGATACATCTCTGCAACTGGAAGACGATCACGATTCAGTGGGACATTGACAGAGTTACCATCAGAAGTATAAACCCATTCAACATAAGATGATACAACATCAAAGTTATCTTCAACGATTTCAATTTGTTCTTCACAAAAATCTACATCGCCATATGCACGTACTGTAGTTGAGTTGCTGTTAACATCAAACTTAATAAAGTTGAGACTGTTATTTTTCTTATCGATAATCATACCTGCAGAAGAGTTGTGCTGCACATACAGATAATCTATGTAATGATTCTCTGCCCAGTCAGCCCAGCGAGCACGATTACAAAGAACAGTGGTCTCTCTTTGCACTGTTGTTTTGTTTTCGTCTGCACGTAATTTCATAATCTCAGCAGTGATCAGATCTTCAGTATCTGACACACCAAGGAAAATTTTATTGTCATTATTACTCATAATCTCTTTCAAATTAAAAACATTATCAGAAGGGTGCCACACATGTTTACGCAATAATCTTTTAGCTCTTCTTTTTCGGGATGCTGTCGCTGGTTTTGTTCTACGCAAAGCTGGCGCATTTCTTAATGTAGTTATATAATCACGTAAATCAAAACTCATTGTTCATCTTTCAATCCAATAAATTCATCAAGGGTAGATTGCTCTTTTTTCTTCTTACGCTTTTCTTTCTTACGTTCAATAAAGTCATCAAAGTTCTGATTGTTTTGCATGAAGTCAAGATAAGCATTTTGATATTGTCCATCTTCGTCATGCTCTTGTAACTCAAAAGCATCGAATGGCATGTCTTGAATCAGCTTACCTTTAACGTATGTTTGTTTCTTCTCAGTAGCTATCCTACGCAAGAATGCATAGTAGATAATTTGCGTGAAGTATGCGAAAGGATTTGAAGATTTTGCAGGATCAAAGTTATTGAAATATTGTAAACAGTTTTCAATGCCATCAGAGATCATCTCTTCTCGGTATGAATAGTTTATGAAGTTGGGTTTGTAAGATAGGTGTGTTGCTATCTTAAGAATGCAGTCGCCGAGATAATTTGGTACTTGGGGTAAGGGTAAACCTTTCTCCTTTGCATCCATCACCTTCGCTCGATGTTCAGTGATCGCTTTTAAAAATTCTTTATTGTCTACGTAATGAGCCACAAGATTCAATCCTTTCAAATAACAAAATTCATTATACTACATAACTGATTAAAAAGCAAATATATTTTTATTGCATTTTTGCAAGTGTAAATTTATTTTACTTTTATTTGACAAGCGAGTAAACTTACAGTGTTAGGGTTGATGAGAAATTCAATTAAGTGTATCGTTTCCTTCGATGTAATAACGATAACCTTCTTTCTCTTCCTCGGTTCTTACAGTGGGAGCATTAGCGATTGCTTCCAGCATATCAATCCTTCTGCGAATTTCCTCCACAGTAATCGGTTCTTCTTCCTCTTCCACTGGCTTCAATGATATTTGACTTACGGAGCCATCCTCTTCTTTTCTCACAAGAACAGATGCTTCATGTTCGTCTACTAAACGTGTATAATGTGGCACGATCATTTGATGGAGTTTCTTGACAAATATAACAGTGCTTTTTGGGATACTGAAGTGTTTATCTTCAGAAAATTGACACAGTGGCGACGCAGTCACATGTTCATGTGTTTTACCACCCTGCATAAATGGGACTAGCCTAATGAGCATTGGATAGTCAATTTGTATCATTGCATCATCTTCATTGGTCAATGTTGCCATAATCTGTTCACCAGAAACAAGTTTTATGATTACAAAGTTTCCTTCTGTATTAATCATAAAGTAACCTCCACTAATTTTATTTCAAACTGCTCTTCGGCATAAGTTTTGTAGCGTTCAGCTGCATGATTTAGAGTATGGTTCTTCCATGACTTCCAGTGCAGATCATCTGCAATGTCATAAAGATTGCAAGCAGTCTTACCATCCTTCAATCTTAGACCACGACCAATACTTTGTAGATTGCGAATCTTACTTTTTGAAGGAGACGCAAAGATAACATTCTCAATCGAAGGTATATTGATACCAGTCGAAAATGTCCCGAACGACGCAATGATAATAGCATCGCTCTCTCCTTCTGTGATATGACGCACTGCTTCTCGATCAGTTGTATCAGTTCCACCATATACGAAGAAAATTTTACGTTCATCATGCGCTTTATTTTTGATTAGTTCGTATAGCACTTTGCCATGCTTTTCAACGTATTGAAAAAGAACTAGCGTATTTCCTTTAGATTTCACCGCCAGATTGCGTATGAATTTGTTTCGTGCCTCATTGGATACGATAAAATCCATTTCATCTTGGTAGGTCATGTTCTTTTGTGCTTTACGAATCTCCTCAGAGTATTTTAATATGAGGCACGTTATATTTAGTGTTGAGAGTCTTCCTGAGTCCATCAATGCTTTGGTAGTAGTTACCTTATGCACTGGACCAAACATACCTTCAAGAACTAGACGATGCACTTTCTTATTGTCAAGAGTTCCTGTAGTGCCGATGCGATAACGAATATTATCCATCTTTTCCATTACGGTAGTCAGAGACTTGGCTTTAAACTGGTGTGCCTCATCACCGAAGATTACATTAAATTGTTTGAACCATGCTTTAGGTTGCAGGTATACTGATTGCCAAGTTGTAATCAATACATCACGTGTAAATTCTTTTGTAAACCCAGAGTAGAGTTTCTGACAGTGAGAATCTGTATTCCAACCATTAACCGATGAGTAGTCTTCAAAGTCTGCGAAGAGTTGCTCTACGAGAGATGTAGTAGGAACAATGATAATACACTTACGCCCCTTGTCAAGATGCCAACGCATCGTTGTGTATATGATAAATGATTTACCAGAAGCAGTTGGAGATAGAAGTAATGTTCTCTCTTTATCGAGAGCAGTTGTTACTGCATCTATTTGATAGTCACGTATCTCGATTGGTTTACCACGACCATGTGGTTCAAGAGATCTGGCAAAGTTTTCAACTATATCATTTGTTATGTCATTACTGAATACAATTTGCGATTTAAATTGTACTTCATAATTATTTCGTGAGCAAAATTCTAGTACGTAATTGTATAAACCAACGTAAAGAGTTTTTCTTACTTGATCATACAAACGTACTTTACCATCCCAAAGTCTTGCTCTATACTGCGGAGTGAACCTTGCTCCAGGATATTCATACGTAAAGAAGTCAGCAAGTTCTTGTTCAATACTAGAGTCGCTGAATACTCGCATGTATACTTCATCTAATTTTTCTATCGTTACCATTACATCCCTGCTAGAAACTTCTTCCACTCGACTCCAGTTTTAATCTGCCAGTCACGTGCTTTGATTTGTCCAAGAATAGATTCAAGAAGATATATCATAGTCTCGAGATATGAAACTCTTTGCTCTATTACAAGCAGATCGTCATCTCCCTTTAGGAATTCATCCATTTCATTCTTGATTGGTTTAATACCTTGCCACTGATCCCAGCCAAGTTGTGTTAACTCATCACGTGAGAGTTCGCCACGATAGTAACGAAACTTGTTCTTACGTAGGATGCTGTAATCAGCAGAAAGTTTGGTATGTTTGAGTTTAGCATTCACAAGTAGCTTAACGTACTTGGCATGCAGTTTGGGAGTAGCAGTAGATTGCTCACCGAGATAGTTATCATCTATCTGGCAATCGTTGTCCCACTCTTGTTGAATTTCATCTAGCGTCATAATATCCTCACTTTCGTAGTATACATTATACTACAAATTGGCAAAAAAGTCAAATAAATTTGTAGTAACCGTAGCGGAATGTTGCATTCCCTACTAGGTAATTTACGTCATTGTTTGTAGATTGAAATACGATTGAATCGAGAGTTGTTGGAAACATGTCAACAAACTGAACAGTTTGCACTGCAAGATTATTTGACCCAAGTATCTCAAGAGATGCATCTGAATAGTTCTTTGCTAATTCAGAAGTTAGACCACGTTGGTCTGCATTGATAAAATTTATATACTGATCGTAGTTGTTAGGGAAACCTAAAGCAATAATCCAGTTATAGATTGCTTTATAGTTTGCCATATTCTCATCAACCAAAAACTGCACATTCAGAGAATCATAGGTTAAGTGTTCGCCAGGAAGTGGTTGTGTTGTAAATGGGTTAGCGATAGTTGGCTCACCCAAAATAATTCCAGGTAAGTTTACTTGCTGACAGAAGTAACTCATCTCAGGTAATTTCTGTATAGCAAAATTAAACCCATTCGGAGATAGTGGGTTGATGTTATCTGGAATCGGACAAGAAAGTGTATTAGCCATAAGATTATTTAGTCGAATAAAAAATGGGGATCCGAAGATCCCCATTAAAGTACCGCTTCTATGTCGGCTTAGTAGCCAACCTAACGATTACATTAGGTTAGTAACCTTAACACGACGGTAGTAGTAGTTTGCATTAACAGTTAGGTTATCCTCACCGCTAGTACCATCGTCCAAGTTAACGAATGGGTTAGCAACTAGACCGTAACGAGTCTTGAAACCAATCTTTGGTTGGAAGCTGTTAGGATCAACTGCACGAACCAATTGTAGTGGAACGTATGGGCAGTAGAATAGACCAGCGTCAAATGCTGAAGTACCTTTGTATCCGCAAACAAAATACTGAGTTGCGCTTACGTTTGAAGTATATGGGTCAACATACACTTTGTACTTACCATTTAGAACACCTGCGAAAGTAGTAGAAGTATCATCAACATTTAGGCTAGTTGACAATGCTGGAGCATAGTCAAGAACACCAGCCATCGCTAGAGCAGACGCAACGTCAGCTGAAGTGATGATGAAGTTACCACGACCACGACGAGTTTGTTGACCAATCGCATTGGCTTCACGTTCGATTTGGAACAATAGACCTTTGAATTTCTCAACAGACCAACGACCATTAGAGTCAGTGTCTAGGTCAAAAGTACCAGCAGTAGTAGTACCAACAGCAGCACCTGCCTTAGCAGTTGCATATACAGTACGAACAACTTCACGATTGATCTCAGCAAGGATCTCTGTTGAAAGGATGTTGCTCAATTCGCCTTCAGCGTCAAGACCATGAACAGACTTCATGTCTTGTGCCAATTCGATTGAGTACTCAGCCTTTAGAGCACGAGTCTTAGCAGTTACGCTAGTTTTCTCGATTGAGAAAGCCATAGCACCGAAAGAACCATCACCCACGCCACCTTGACCAAGACGCTCACCTGCAGCAGTAGTAACACCAGTACCAGTAGTCTCTGAACCACCGAAGTCAAATGGAGTTGTTTGAGTACCAGTACCTGAGAATGCAGAGTCAGCTTCGTTGAACAATGCTTCAGTACCACCTTGTGTTGAATAACGTGACTTCATTGCGAAGATTAAGCCAGTAGGCTGAGTCATTGGCTGAACGCCAGCGATGTCATACGCAATAAGTTGTGGCATTGCACGGCGAACCAAGCTGATCAATACTGGATCAAACTTAGCGAAACCGCCAGTGTCGCCATAAGAACCAACAGCGTTAGCTGGAGCAGCTTCGAAAAGAGCTTCAGTTTGCTTGCGCATTTCACGTTCTTGGTTTTCCAAAAGAACAGCAGTAACTTCTTTACGATACTGATCTTTGATTGGGGCTGCGCCTTCGTGCTCAAGCACAGGTGCCCATTTTTTAACTAGATCTTGACGAATTGTCATTTTATTTCCTTTTAATTATTTGTTGCGGTTAAGGATGCTAGTGTATGCAGCCATCGCTGGATCGAGTTTTACCTCTTCAGTCAATTGGTCAACAGGAGCATCAGTTACAACAGATTTAATATCTGCTTGTGCTTTAGTAGTGAAGTAGTTCTCACGAATAGTTTGAACTTTAACTTTGAAAGATTCTTCATCTTCGTATGAAAGTTCTTCTGCTAGACCTTTTAGTTTTTCAACTTCAGTGTCAGCTAGACCTTCGCTAATCTCAGAAACGATTTCAGAACGCTTTAGTGCGCCAAGTGTTTTATTCATCTCGACGTTAACAGCGACTTGTTCGTTTAGTTTCTCTTCAAGAGTAGCGACTTGTTCTTCTAGTGCACCAAGTACATCGAATTTCTCTTCAGGAATATCGATATAGTGCTCTTGGAAGAGACCTTTCAAACCACTGATGAAACCTTCAACAATTTCAGACTTCATACCACGCTCAAGGGCAAGTTCATTCTGTGCAATCCACTGCTCGACAACGTAGTCGAGATATCCATCAACCTGTTCAACAAGACCCTCTTTATTCTTTTCGATTGCCTCTTGCAATCTGGAATCGAATTCTTCTTCGATACGTGCTAATTCTTCATTAACACGTGTCATTACTGCAGCTTCAAAAATAGTAGTAGCTTTCTGACGGAATTCCTCAGAAAGTTCTTCGCCATTCATAAGTGCATCAATATCTTCTTTAACACCTTTTACAGCATCACCTTTGCGAATTGGAGTTTGATCTCCAGCTGCAGAGGAAGCAGTAGCAGGGTTTCCTTTCTTCGATGTAGCATTTGCAGCTTCATCTTCATCTTGGACGTTATTCTTTGCGTTAGCTGGATTTGCTTCTGGGTTAGATGCTGGAACATTGTTTGATGAACTACGGATTGGAGTTTTATCTCCAGCCTGTGCACCATCTTTACCAGAATCTTGACCACCTTCGGCACCAGCAAATTTAGCTTCGTCTAATTCTTTCGCACGAGACTCGGCAAGCATTTCAGCGATTTTTTGTTCGATTGACATCGTTTTCTCCTAACTGGATAAGTTCTATATTATTTATTATTTATCTGATTTTACTCAGAAATCTTTGAAAAGCGAGAACCTTCGCTTCTTCTAAGTTACGTGAAGAAGTCTTTCTAATAAAAGATTTTGCTTCTTCAATATGTCTTTCCACAAACTTTCCATCAACGAAAACCCACTCTTTGCCCTCCATAATACCACGTACGTAAGCATCAGGGGCAGAAGGGTCGGCAACGATGTCAGCTGCAGTGGACAGCATAAAATCGTCTTGAACAATTTGAACACCTTCGTTGTTAGACTTCAGTGATCCAAGTGCTCTACTAGAAACTCCAAGATTCGCTCCACCATCTAAAAGACCACGAGCAATCATACCCATTGGAGTTTCTAAAATCTTTGCACGACCTACATAGTTTGTACCTTCTTTTTTCAAAGAGGTAATCATGTGGGACACACGATCTAGATTAATCGATGGAGTATCAGGATGACCCAACTCTCCGTATGCACGATTATTATCTACATTCTCTTTCATGTAACGAGCAACTTCTTTATCCATAACTTTTTCTGGATACATGCGACCATTACGATTTTGTAATTCTGATTGAAGGAATACACCTTCAATAAAATAGTTCTTACCTTTACCGCTGAGATCTTTCTCAACAATAAACTGAGTAGATTCGTTAACTTCTCTGATTAGTCTCATGGCTTATACCTTATCTGGAGAACCACTCAATGTGGTAGAAGCACCAACACGAGTAACATCATCATAAGCACCATAAACAGCAGTTTCAACCTTGCTAGAGTAACCAGCAATTTTGCGAATAGTTACGTAAGCTGTTGCTTCTGCGCCAGCAATAGTAACTACAATGTCAGATGTATTTGCTGTAGTTTCAACAAACCCATTACCTTCAAAATTAAAGTTACTAGCATTTTCTGCTGCGAATGACAAAACTGTTGCGCTGTTTCTTGCGATAGTTACAGAACTACTCAATAGTCCAGTTACCATAACTCCAACGATGTTTGCAGTAGGAGTTCCACCTGCAGTTAATGCCTGAGTAGATGCCAAACAATCACTGTTCAAAGTAATAGTAGCTGCAGCTGCAGTACCAGTAACTTTTACAATGGTCTCTTGGTTCGTATTTTTCATTACGGTTTTAGTGACAGCCATTTTATTCCTCTATTCTTTCAAGCACATGAAGGAAGTTATCTTTCGACTCTCTCATGTACCCAATAATTTCTTGTTGACCCTGTAACAAATTATTTAGTGTAATTTGTGTAGCTTCATTTATTGCGACTACACAACCATCATTTAATTCGTAGTGTAACTTACCCTCAACAATTTTATCCGATTTATTTAACGCACGAATTTCTTGGACTACTGGATCAACTGTGAAGATTTTAGAAGAGGCAAGATCGATATATGTTTCTATTAAAGTATCTGTTACTTTGACATTATGATATTCTTTAATGATATTAGCAATACGTGTATCAGTTATATCTTCGTATAGTTCTTTCGTGACTTCTTCTTCTAGTATATCTGAATAATTTTTATTCTTGATAAATGTTCTTGCCTCTTCTAAAGTCTTAAACTCTGTCTCAGTTTTGTCAACTAGAATTTTATCATCAGCAGTTCTCTGAATCAAATGTCCATAGGAGTAGATACTCTCTACGAGATCTACACCCATAGACTTGTTTATTGATTTTGAAAACTGTCCGAAGTACATATTATTTGAATCTTGTTACAGACATGCTTTTGTTGGCGCCACTGGCTTCACGATTCTTTGGAATCACGCCAGACTTACCAGCAGCACGTCTCGCTTTACGAGCAGCTTTAGCAATTTGTGCAGTAGTGTCACGATGCGCCTGAGTAGTTGCAGTGTGTAGACCACCTTCACGTTTTGCAGGGAAACGCTTTTCAGTTTCTCCTGGTCCAGTTTTACCGTATAGTTTTACAACTTCAAGAACGATTGATTGCTCTTCTTCAGTAAGTTGAGTCAATTCTTCAATAGACATTTCAGAAATAGTAGAAAGAATCTCTTCCTCACTTAACTCTTCTTCGTCTTCATCGTCTTTTTTCTTTTCTTTAGACTCATCGTCTTTTTTCTTTTCTTTAGACTCGTCTTCCTCTTTCATCTCTTTAGACTCATCGTCTTTCTTCTTTTCTTTTTTCTCTTCTTTAGAGTTAGCATGCTGGGCAGCTGCCATTGCACCCATCGCAGCACCCCAGTTTTCTGAGAACTGATTTGAAGTGCTTGGAGCATTGTCCAATGCTTTAACGACAGCGTTAATTAGATCTGACATTTAATTACTCCTGAGTTTCTGTTTCAATGTTATCAGCTTCTGCAGCATGATTGAACATTGTTTGTGCAATCGCTTGACGCATATCGTCAAGTTTTGCGGAAATCTTTTCTGCCATGGCAGCACCGAAAGACTCTTCAGTTCCAACTGCATCACCAGTGCTAATAGCATCGATTAAGTTTCTAACTTCACTCATAATTATTTCTCCTGTTTACTTGTAGGTGCTTCTTGTGTTTCTGGTGGCGCATTTTGCTGCAAATAATTTTGCTGAGCAGTTTGTGTAACACCAGCTATCATTCCTTCATGATCTGCTTGTTCAACTTGATTCTTCCTATCTTGATCCATATCTTTATCCATCTCAGCCATATCTTCATCAGTCTGTTGTAGGATATTCTTACGAACCCACTTAGATGAATAATACTTACCAACATAAGGATCAACTAACTGCAGCATAGAAACCCTAGTCTGCATCAATTCATTATCTTTTAATTCAGTGAAGTGATTGTCTTGGTTATAATCATACTCGATGTAGTGTTCCATATCTTCCCACTCATCTGCACGAATAATACCTTTCAATGCCAGCTGAACACGCAACGTATGTGAAAACAGTGCTGCAAACTTTTTACGTTGTCTTACAATAAACTTGTTAAACTTAATTTCATCTCGAGTAATCTCTTGAGTACGTCCAAGGCTAAAACCTTGCGATGGAATCATTCTCGAGATAGGCACGTTTAATGCCATGTATAATTTTCTTTGGAAATATTCGATATCTTGAATATCACCTAAATTCTGTCCACCTGGAAGTGTAGTAATCTCAGTACCTTTGCCACCTTCACGACGTGGCATCCAGAAGTCTTCCATCATTGATAGATGCTTCTTATTGTCACGTACTTCACCAGTTACTGCATCATAAACAATTTTATTTCTAAACTTGTTCATCATATCATTAACGTATTGCTCAGCCTTCAACTTTGGAAGGTTACCTACGTCAACGTAGAACACTCTACGTTCTGGAGCACGTGAAATACGATAGATAACTACCGCATCCTCAATCATCTTTAACTGGTTAACTGGTTTGATTGCTTTATGCAATGCAGAAAGTGTCATTCCAGTATTAGCATCCATTAAACCAGAGTTGCAAAATACTACAGAATCAATCGGTAGTTTCACACCCTGCGTTGTTTGCTCCATAATACCTTTATCGTTATAAAGGAAATACTCTTCTATTGCCTTTATAACCTCCACACCTGATGGAGTTCTTTCCTTTGTTACATTTTTAATCCTACGAATTTTGCGAGGATCAATGTAACGCATCTCGACAATACCTGCTTTTGGGTTATTGTCATCAATCAAAATTTGGTAGTAGAGACGTCCGTCAATATACCATGAGCGGAAAATGTCATGACCTTTGTAATCAAAATTATAAAGTCTCAAGACATTATCAAATTCTTCACGTATCTTTTTCTTGATAGGTTCGCCAACCTTTAGTTTATCAAGATTAATTTTTACTGGTTGATCATTACCATCAGTAACAATCGTTTCGTTAACAATATCTTCAATAGCTGCATCACAGTCAGCATATTGTGCTGCCTCGCGATATCTGCGAATTAAATCATTCTCATTCTTAACGACACCTTCGACGTCCATAACCATGCCATAATAAGCACTAGCACTGGCTACAACTGTAGAGCCATCGTCGGATGAGGGAGTTACAACACTCCCTACATCCAACCCAGCTTTTTTTCTCTTTAACTCAAATCCAAAAATCTGCATAATTAAATTAAACCCTTTTTATCGATTAAGTACCAATTGGAATTGGGAACGTACCGATTGGAGTATTAACAGCGACGTTAACACCAAAGCTGTTACCTTCAGTGCTATTGCTAGTAAAGAAGTTGTATTGGAATTCTACGTCAAATGTTTCAATTTGGTTTTGTTGCTCATAGTCAAGAGCAATTGCGCCAATAGTAGTTGGGTAAGCATCAACGAATTTGTAGATCTTAACAGATGCACCATTACGATCTAGTTGGTGTACGTTCATGTCAACCTGATAATCACGTGGATTTACACGACCAGTAGTTGCAGAATAGTTCTGAATACCAGCTTGCCACTGTTCAATCGCATTACGGATTGAGAAAGTAGTGTCGTTGTAAATTGTAATTGTCCATGGTTGGAAAGTACGCTCGCCAGCAAAGTTAACTGGGCGACCACGATAAAGAACAGAGATGTTCTCTAAAGTGGAAGCTGGTAGCTGAGCAGACTTGCACAGGAACTGAGCCTGTTGTCCTGCTAGAATACCACCAGTAACAAATGATGGGAATGATAGTTCAACTCGGAATTGATTAGGGCGAGCACCGCCACCAATCATCTGGGCTTTAAAGTCAGCAATATTTGCCATTTGTTATCTCCTTTATCCTATTTATCGTGATTATTGACCACCACCAATTTCGCTAAAGGCAATGCTAGAACGAGCAGCGATGAAATTGAGAGTGATAAAGTTGATAGAACGATTTGGCTTAATGAAGATATCTGCAACGAACTCGTTACGGTCGATAACTTCACCAGTGTTGTTAGTTGCATCGCACTTAACAACGAATTCAGTGATACCACGACGACCCTGAACATCACGTAGGAATGGTTCTACTAGATTCTTGAATTGAGCACGAGTAAAGCTGTCATTAAATTCGAACAACTGGAATTTAGAAGCAGTAGCAATTGCTTTCTCAAGAACGATGAATAGACGACGCACGTTAATGCGATCAAATGCACTTGGCTTAGCAAGCAATGTCTTATCACCGAATAGAACAGTACCTTGTCCTGGGAAGGTAACAACTGGGTTAACACCATTCTTATACAGAGTATCACGATCTGTTTTAGTTGGGTTGTGTGATAGTTTAACTACGTTCTTGATTTGACCACGATTTAGACCACCTGGAGAGAACCATGGGTCATTAGTGTAGTCAGTACGAGCACATAGACCAGCAGTATCGCCATTCAATGGAATCCAACGATATACATCATTGTAACGATCATACTGATATTTGTAACCAGAATCCATAACAGCGTATGAAGTGCTTGGTAGCGCATCACGGTATTCATTGATTGCATCAGTTGCATCAGAACCAGAACCGATGATAACATCACCAGAAGTAGTATCTTGTGGTGAAACAAATGCTACGCAGTCAAGACGAGTTTCTGCAATGTTGCTAATAACGTAGTTAGCAACAGTAGTAGATGCTTTACCTACTGGCAATAGAGAAATGTCATACTGACCATCATCAGCAAAGATATCCCATGCAGTCATTAACTGACCATCAGTTGCAGTTAGATCATCAACACCACCTGACAATTGAACAGTAATTGCAGCAGTAAGATCTTTGAAGTTCTTGCTAGATGCAGCAGTACCCCATGCAGTACCACCAGCAGTTCCTTGGTGTGTAGAAGCCAATGCAGTTGGATGATCCATCCACCAGATATATGCTGAACGACTGTTGATTACATCACGATAGTAGTTATTAGTACCATCGCCTTTTTTAGCATCAGATGCTTTTGATAGGTATGCAAATTTTTCAAGGATGGTTCCTGGAACACCAGTCCATACACCTGTTTCGTCAATAACGATAACATGCAGTTCGTCATTAGTTCCGCTTACGCCAGTAGCATAATCAGAAGTATCTGGCTTACCATCGAATTCATTTTCGTAAGTCCAATCAGTATAAGTTTCATAGTCAGCCATTGAAACTTTTAGACCATTACCTAATTCTCCTGGGAATTTTGCAGCCCACTGACCCATAACACCAGCACCATTAACATAAGTTGCTTGGTAATCATTAGCATTATTAATCTTAACACCACCAACAGTGATTGTAGGTGTAAGAGTTGCAGTACCGCTAAGAGTAGCAGTTGGAGCAGAAGTATAACCAGTACCAGCAGTAGTAATAGTTACGCTAGAGATAGATGATGTTCCTACAGTAACTGCGCCAGCAGAAGCACCAGAACCACCGCCACCAGAGAAAGAAGCAGTAACAGTACCTTTATAACCAGATCCACCAGTTACAACTGTAACAGCAGTAATTACACCACCAGAAGTTGTTACTGTAAATGTAGCACCAGAACCACCAGATGGAGAAGTAATAGTAACAGTTGGAGTTCCACTATATCCAGTACCACCACTAGAAACTGCAACAGCAGTAATCGCACCACCAGAAAGAACTGCAGTTAGAACTGCTTGAGTTCCACCAGTAATTTGTGGAGCACCAACAGTAATAGTAGGAGCAGCAGAAGTTGAAGAATAACCAGAGTTTGTACCACCAATAGTTACTGATGTAATACCACCTGTTTGGGTAGTTACAGCATTCTTATGGTTTACAGTATCTGCACGAACAACCAACATATTGTTGGTATAAGATAAAAAATTTGCAGCAGTGAAAAATGAGGTTGCATTCTCGTCTTTTGGCTTACCAAAACGCTGAACCAGAACATTCTCTGAATTCACTGTTACGGGATCAAGAACTGGACCCCATTGGAAAGTACCTGCAAATGCACCTGTTGAGGTAGCTACTGCTGGAACGATTGAAGAGAAATCTTTCTCTACGACTGCAACGCCAGGACTTAGTTGAAAAGGCATTGTAATTCTCCTTATTACATTAACATGTTATTTATTGTGCTCTGACAAGCATGGATATCACTAATTTATTTAGGAAAAGCCACATTTCTAAAAATTTAGAGGGGCTGGTTCTTCAATGTGTCCATCGTCATAAACTCCGAATGGTGTCAACTCATCCTCGATCGCTTGCATCTGTTTCTTATACATTATTTCTCTCAGATTAATATTATTTAGGTCTTTGAAATAAGGGTTAGTTGTAAGCCAACTAAACAGAACCAAACTCATAACTAAGTCATCATGGTAGCCATCATCTGCCTCATAAGATCCTTTCTTCTCAATGAAAGTCGAGATCTCTGAAATAGTATCGGCATCCTCTATTAATAATTTGTTTTCTTCTACTAGGGACTTGAAGTTATGACACCCGATCCTTTTGACCTTCTTGTCCGTATTTACACCCAACTGGGTTTTACCTCCACCGAATCCACCAGAAACTACCTGAGATCCAGTTGTTCTATTCACAAAAAGAATATTCTCATATTCCAACTCTTGGTATAGAATATGCGGAACCTGTTCACTAGAATTTATTTCTACCAAAATATATGCATTATTATATTGCTTACCCACCTCATAGACTACATTTGGATATAGAAGTGGGCTGATATTATTGTTGCGGTACTTACCAATCATTTTATATGGAACTTCAGTGATATCTACAATGGTAAAGGCAGAGTAGTCACCACCAACACCCTTTGCAGTATCTGCAACAATCACATATGTATGCGCTCTTTGTGGCTTCTCGTATATATCTAAACCATCTTTTGAGTAGACAGTCTGAGCCAAACTCATTCTTGCGATAACATCTGCATTGAACAAAGTCAATGAAGAACCAAGGAACTTACAGAGTACCTCTTGATTATATTTCAGATCACCCAACTGACGACGTTGCGCTTCTGCCCATTTCTCATCACGTCCAGGAATTTCCCAGTAAGGAATGTAAAGTGGGACAAAGTCATTTCTCTTGTTCTCAGCATCATTCCAGAATTTCCAAAAGTGGTTGTAACCCAATGGAGTTGAAGACAATAGAATCTTTGTAGTTTCACCAGCAGAAATAGTTGGATAAACTGAAGTAAAGAATTCTTCGGCAACTGTGTTTGGAATAATTGCAGTTTCGTCAACGTAAAGTAAGTTAACAGATTTACCACGAATACCAGAAGTAGTTGTAGCTGCAGTAAACACTAGCGACTTATTCTCCAACTCAATGTCACCTTTGTTCCAAGTAATAACACCCTGTTGCATCCACTTGGGTAGATTTTCATACATCAACTGATAACGATGAAGAACCTCACGTGCAGCAGTTGCTTTATTTGCAAGGATCGCTACAGTCTTCTCATCTTGGAAAATTGTATACCAAAGAATATAGGCTGCGGACGTAGTCGTCTTACCCTGCTGACGACCTTCCATAAGGATAACCTTACGGTTGTTGTGAATCATATTTACTTTATTGACCTGACATGGATAAAGTTTGAAGGGAATCAAACCATGGTCAAGAGAAACAATCTTACAATAGTTCTCAATAAAGTAAACAGGATCTGCTTTACACTTTAGGTACTCTTGAATTTGTTCTGGAGTAAATTGAACCTTTACCCCAGCTGCTTTCAAATTCACATTAGCATTATAAATTTGTGCCATTAGAAATCAGAAGTCCATGTTTCATTAGTAACAGTTGCAGTAGTTACATCACCATCAGCAACATATGCTCTTACTGGATTGGTGAAGTTCTCATTCAATCCAATATTAGAATTAACCTGAGCAATAACACCCTGTCCAGTAATCGCACCAAAGATATTTGTTTTAAGTGTAAAGTTTAAAGTATGTGTAACGAAACGACGTGTTTGAAAGTCTCCATCATAATCATCCTGCACTGATATACTGTTAAGGATGATTGGAATGTCTTGAATAACATTCATATCAGGAATTACATTAATTGATAGAGTATACTCAGGTGTAAATGTTGGAAGAATTTGTTCAATAATTTGCATACCGTCTTCTTGTGTTTTAGTTAACACATAGAAAGAAATATCAATATTGTAAGGAACAGGTGAGTACATATATGACATAGAAGTGTCACCTGTACCGCATGTAATTTTCTGCATACGATTAGTTTTTCTTGCAGAATCATACTGATACCCAGTAATCTCAAAGGACATACGTGGTAAAGAAATATAAGTGTGATTCTCTAAGGTTGGATCTGAATCCAAACGAACTAGCCATTTTTCTTTTGGTGCATATGCAAGAGGAACCTGTAATCGTTGAACAGTAGTACCCTCTACAGAGCCACCAGATTTACGATCGATATAGATGTCGCTGAATAACGTGCCAAATCCTACAATACACTTGCGAATTATTCCGTGGTAGAAAACTTGATTGTTTAACATTATGGGTTATGATCTACGTCTATTTCACCGAATGGATTTGTTGAGCTGAATAAAATATCTTGCGCTTGTGTTTTGAAGGAATTATTATCTCCAAAAGATTCGCTTCGATCTATGTCGATATCAATGCTTGCAGTTGCAACAGCAGCTACTGATGGGGATCCACCAGTGAAGTTAACAACAGGTGCGGTAGCATAACTAACACCACCCTCTGTTACATCTACACGAATAACCTTACCTGCATTTACGCCAGTACCTAATACTGCAGTAGCAGTTGCGCCAACACCAGAAGAACTTGTAAAGGAAACTGTTGGTGCTGATGAATAACCAGATCCTTGATTGGTTAGACTGATAGAAGTTACAGCACCATATGGATTGCGAGTAGTATTGGTACTGAATGTTTTAAGTGTTTCAAATGCATCGATAGCAGCAACTCCAGTATCGATACGCTCTGAAGAATACTGGAATAGTTCAACTTGAAGTTTGTAAACATATAGTTTACCCAACTGGTAGAATGGGTCTTGGTGTTGTACGAATTTAATTTCGAACATACCTTTAGTTAGTGGGAAATAAATTAAATCTCCCTCGCATGGACGAGTTGGTATAATTGTCTTATCATAGCGACCAATGAATTGTTCCCAGCGTCTGCGAGCAACTACAAGAGTTGCAGACTGCTCCATCATCAAACCAAACTTCTGAATGAATGCACCCTGCCCACCAAAGTTATCTACATTCTCAAAATACATTTCGATTGGAAATGAAGAAGTAAATTGACTTAAACGATCTTCACCAAGGATTTCATCTTTTGCAACCAGTGTTCTTGGAATGTAAAACATCTCCTGTCCATAGATTCTCAATGATTCTATGATCAGGTCTTCAACTAAGTACTGTTCGTTCTTAGTTCCCTGTGTGAAGTATACATTTGTTGGCATTAATTATCCAAGGAAAAATTCAAGAGGTGCAGATTTACGCATCAACTCATCTTCTAACTGCGCAATTTCTTCAGTGGCTTCAGAGAATAGTTTATCTCCATCCAAAGTTACACCACCTGGAAGTTGAATACCAGAGAATTTCTTTAAGTTAGTTCCCCACTGTCTTTTAAACAATGAAGTAACATATTTCTTTAGCCACTGTTCATTCCAAATTTTACTCCATGTTGTTGGATCAAGTGCACGATATGCTTCAACAACAATGTAGTCTCCAAGAGGAATATCTGTAGCCCAGTTAATATCTAGATACAAACGTCCTTGCATACGATTGAAACGATACATTGGATAACCATTTAGTTCTAGATCCAACATAGCCAAATGACTCATTACTGTTTTGTAGTAAACGATTGATGTAGATGTTAAATCATACAAGTCATTCAAACGTAATTGATATTGTAAGTCGAATAGATTTTTAGATGAAGATGCATTCGCAAAAGGAATAACACGTGTTATTCCATAAACCCAATCGTTGATCTCAATATATTTGTTATCATACTCACGCAGAGTTACAGATGATACTACTGCAGTATGTCCTGCAGAACCTGTAATAGTTTCACCAGCTACAAAAGTTCCAGTGACATCTCTCACTAACAACAATGTACCTGAAGAAGATCTTTGTGTTTCTTTACAAACTTGTGCTGTTGCACCAGAAGTTCCACCTGTAATGTTTTCAGCAAGATTAAATGATGTAGCAGTAGAAGTTGTTAATGTAATTTCAGAAGCACGTATTTGATGCTTCATATACATTTTCTCTATACCATCATAGTGATATAGACGCCAAAAGTCAAGTGCCTGATCGATACGATCTTCTAACTGATCGTCATCTACGTTAATCTCTAGTACTGGCGCACCTAAGTCACGTAAGCAATATTGCTTTAGTGTTTCTCTTGTTGTTGGGATCGCCATATTATCCTCCGAACACCATTGCCATGGCGATTGCTTTACCAGTGCTTGCGTATGTTGCTGTTACCCATGTTGGAGTAGAACCAGAACCATTAGACTGCAATAATTGTCCAGATGTTCCTGAAGCAGTCCATGTTGGAGATCCTGTACCACCAGAAACTAAAATTTGTCCAGCTGTTCCTGCTAGAGATAACGCTAAACCAGAAGCACCAGAGTATGTAACTGCACCTTGTACTGCAGATAGAGAAGAACCAGTACCACCATATGCTAGTGCAATTGCAGTTCCTGTATAAGAAGAACCAGAGCCAATAGTTTTGTTGGTTAAAGTTTGCGAACCAGCAAGTGTAACAACAGTAGATCCACCACCTGCAGTTGTGCCATCATGGATACGTAAGGTTTTTAAATCAGTATCAACTGTGATCTCGCCCAACGCACCAGTAAACGCATTGTTCTGTAGAGTAGTTCCTCTTCGAAATTGTACTTGTGTTGCCATAGTTTTCCTCTATTCCTGTATATTTATGCTTGGGCTTCTGACCAGAATAAGTTAAGACTTACACGTGCTGTGTTAGTTGTAAGGTTAGAAATTACAATCGCTAAGTTATCTGGACCATCTGGGTAGTTACTATAACCACCAATCGCCGAGTTTGTTAATTCTTTAAGTGCTGTTAAGTCAATTTCATTCAAACCACCTGGAGGTGCCAGTGTTGAAAAGATCTGCTCTCCTGGAGTTGCAACTGTTGCACTGCTAGTAGAGATCTGAGCAAACGATGGTTGAGAACCGAATGATGTTTGGTTTAATGAGTTCCATGTTAATGCTGACGCATCAATATTACCTGGATTTAAAATACCATAAACCTGTAATGATTGGTCTGACTGAATTTGTAATCTTTGTAGCAATAACTGTGAACGATTAATAAGTTCACGATCACCAAGTGTACCTACTACTGAGTTACTAACAGAAGGTGCAAGACGAACAAAGAATGCTGTTACTGCTTGCCCAGTTGTTAATGTAATATTTGTTCTTGGATAGTTAAAGAAGTAACCACGATCTTGATCATATCCACCATCCATGATATAAGAAGAACCCCAGTGATTAATAACTGGTGCTGCAGTACAACTAACCAAAGTTACTGAATTATATCCATTACCCAAAGCATGAGCAGCTGCAGCAGTTCCAGTAAATGTTCTAGATTGACCACCACTAAATTGAGTTAATGAAGAACCACGTGTTAAACCAGAAAGCACGTTACCTGTTTTAGTGGTATATCTAATTAGCTCGCCTTCACACATTACTACTGCTGGATAAGTTGCGCCTGGATTTGGAAAACGTGTAGCATCTGCAAGAGTCATAGTGGTATCACTATTTGTCATTGCAACAGCAAGTCTGTCACGTGCAGATTCATTGATAGCCTGATAACGAACAGCAGCGTTACCTGTACGCATATATGCTTCATCATTTACGTTGTTCTGTTTCATTCGATGAACGAGAACCATATTACCATCAACACCACGACACATAAAGTCAATAAAACCAGCACCATACCATGATGAAGAAATACCCAACATCTGCATTTTATTCAGGTTAATATTGTAACCCGAGAAACCAGTTCCATCAATTTTGTCTACGTTGAATTGTGACTGTGGAACACGAGTTTCAATTACTGAAGATATTTTAACACCAGAGACGTTATTGACACCACGGAATTCTGGATTGATTGTTAAAGATGTATCACTTGCAATAGAGTTGACCATATATGTCATACCACGAATAACAATACGATCACCTGCTTTTAACTGTTGCGTGAAACGAGTAGAAGTTCCAGTTACTGCTTGAGATGCTGCATTTACTGCTACATTACCAGATAACTGATATGTTGCAGAACGCTTACCTACTGCCAATTCTACTCCATCAAATTCCCAGTATAATCCATTTTGGTCATCGAATGGACCAACACGAACCGCTGCACCATGCCAATTTTTAATAGTTACACGTGGAAGGTTTGTAATAACAGCATTTGTTAATCCTGGAGCACTTGTCGCCACATAAGTAAATGTATTTTCAGATGTTACTGCATTAACAGTATATGTTCCATTATATCCAGAAGTAACAACACCTGAAATTAAAATACTTGCGCCAGCCTGTAGACCATGGTCGGTTTCTGTAGTTACTGTAACAGTTGCACCTACAGAAGTGCTTGATGCAGAAATCTGATCTAAGTTAAGAACTGGATTAAACAATACACCTGACGTCCATAATAATCCCTTACCAGATTGGTAACGCATATATTTTTTAGTTTGACGTGAAACAGATGCGCCATGTGTTGGATTAAATGGACCAAGTTGAACACCACCATCAAATGGTCTGTGTAAAACAAAAGCATCAGAACGAGTGTATATGTTTGCTGTGATAGAAGAGTTCGCTACAGCACCACCTGCTCTGGCAGTAAATGTAAATGTAGTTGCTGATGGGACTGTTTCAGCGTAGATAGTTCCAGTCATTAAACTGTGATTTGTACCAACAGAAGTAGCAACACAAATTAGAGTCGACCCTGGAACTAAACCATGGTTATTTGTAGTTGTCACTGTAATAACTGATGGAGATGCTGCATCACTTGCGATACTAGCAACTGGTAAGTTTGCTCCAGCGAAGAAACCAGCCTTACGTCCATAAGTTGAACCAGTAAATAAAGATTGTCCATTGGTACCTATAGTACCTTTTGCATAATAAGTGAATGTTGTGCTGGTTGGAATGGTAGCAGCAATAAATGCGCCTTCGGCTCGAGCATAAGTGCTCACGTTTCCAAGACCGTAAATAATAACAGGATCACCAGCAGATAAACCATGTGCAGATGATGTGGTTACTGTAATAACTGATGGGGTTGCTCCATCAGTAGTAACTGCTGTAATTGCTAAGTCAAGTCCTGGCTTTTCAAAGATACCTGGGATTCCACGAATATCTGTATAGTTCTGCCACTTTGTTGGTTGAAGACCATACTCAAAGTCAGCATCAATCAATGCTTGTGGAGTGGCAACACGTGCACGTTCAATGGCATCAACACCGAAAGCATATGGACGAACAATGTTACCTACGTTCTTTGGAGCATCAGTATAAACAGCAATTTTATCATTAGCTGACATTGCCGAAGTATCTTTGGCAAATGTAATAGTTGTTACACCATCTTCAGGTGCATAAAATGTAGTAGTATCAGTCGCATCATAAGACAACGAATATGCATTACGTGTAGAATCACCAAGAGCATAAATGTTCTCTTGTGTAGTTTTATTCGCAATAATCAATAACTGATTTAATTCAATTTTACCAGGAATCTTTAGCGTACCTACGTTCGCAACTCCTGGAGTAAAAACATATTTTTCAACTAACTGACGAGCCATTTTATATCCTTAGAATCCAAAAATAATTGCTTGAGCAAGATAATCTGATTTGACAGAACTATCTAGATTGCTTAATGAAACAACACCATCAACACGTAGAACTGCCAAGTCATAACTTGTCGTTGTAGTACCAAGAGGTGTTCCTAAATCTTCTATAACTGTAGCAGAATCATAAACATAACCAAGATCGCTTTGTGCATTTGCAGTAAAGACTGAAGTAGAAGTAGCCTGTGCCCACTGAACACCAGATCCAGTAGACTGTAGAAAGTAGCCATTAGTTCCTGCAGAACTATTTGCAGTTAATGTGCCAGTGATGGTTGAATTGTTTACCGTAGCACTATTTATTGTGGGGCTAGTAAGAGTTTTATTTGTAAGGGTTTGAGAACCTGTTAAGGTTGTGACAGTGGAATCAATTGCAATAGTTCCACTACTAGTGATTGTGCCACCAGTTAAACCAGTGCCAGCTGTAATAGAAGTTACTGTTCCAGAACCACTAACTGATGCCCACTGAATACCAGTACCAGTAGATTGAAGAACTTGTCCACTAGTACCTGTAGAACCACCAGCACTAATTTGAGGCACAACCAATACACCAGCATCAGTTAATGTAAAGATACTTGCAGTATATGCACTGTTGATAATCTCTAGTGCACCAGTGCTGTTTAAACGAAACCATTTAGATGCGTTTGTAGCAGAACCATAACCATTTGTTACACTAAGGAAGTCGTGATAACCAGTACCACCTTTATTAGCATAACCAGCAATTTGCATAGCAACTGCACTTGCACCAGTAACAGTACCAGAATCAACTTTGAACTGACCAGTTACTTGAAGTGGGTTTGTTCCAGAACGACCAATATATGTAGTGTTGTTAGCATTACCAAAAACAATATAAGCCTGAGATGCGTCTTGCTGTCCTCTAAGACCTAGAGTGTTTGCTTGATTAACATCGCCAAGGACAACATCATCACCAACATAGACATTGGTACCAGCACCATTATTAACAGCGTAGATTTTATCAGCGTAGATAGAACCAGCTACACCGAGACCACCACCAATCTTCAGTGCACCACTAGTGGTTGAAGAAGAAGCAGTTGTATCGGAAAGGGTAATTGCACCAGAGAAAGTGCCAGACAATGCACCGCTATTAATAGTCGGTGATGTTAAGGTTTTATTTGTAAGAGTTTGGGAGCCAGTAAGAGTTACAACAGAAGTATCATCTGTAAAACTTTTAATGGTGTTACTTGAAGTTTTATAATACAGTTTTCCATCAGCGTAGTTTAACGCTAACTCACCGTAATCGATGTCGCTCGTTAGCGGAACTTTAGCAGCTGTCGAGGACTTCTTAAGAAGAACTTTGTTTGGCATCCTATAACCTTAAAAAAGGAAAACAGGGGAGTAAAAACTCCCCTCGAAAATCAATTAGTACGTACCACCATCAACGTCTGCCCATGTTGGAACACCACCAGCAGAGACTTGAAGAACCTGACCACTTGTACCAGCTGTTAATTTAGATAGTGTATTTGACGCAGATGCGTAAATAATGTCACCAGTTGCATAAGTGCTAAAGCCAGTACCACCATAAGAAGAACCGATTACAGTACCATTCCAAGTACCAGTAGTAATAGTACCGATACTTGCTAGAGATGATAGAGTAGTTACTGCACTGTTAACAAGAGTACCAGTAGTTGGTAGAGTTACGTTTGTAGCACCAGTGGTAGTCAATGTTAAAGCATTGGCACCAGAAGTAGTGAAGTTTGCTGCTAAATCAATGTTACCTGCAAGTTTAATAGTTCTCGCAGCATTAACCATATCAATAGTCAATGTTCTACCAGCAGTAAGAGTAGTAGAAGAAGTTGCAGCGATTGTTACATCAAACGCAGCAGAAGTATCACGAACTGCTAAAGTAGTAAGAGCAGATGCCGCACCACCATTGATAGTTGGTGAAGTTAAAGTCTTGTTAGTTAATGTGTCAGTAGTGGCACGACCAACTAATGTATCTGCACCATTTGGTAGAGTTAATGTACCAGAAGCAGTCGCTTGGCTAACAATACTAACAGTGCCAGAAGTAGAACCAGCGATAGTAAAACCACCAGAGCCAATAGCTGGAGTAGTTAATGATGGGCTAGTTAAAGTCTTATTGGTAAATGTTTCTGTTCCAGCTAAAGTCGCTAGAGTACCAGTAGTTGGTAATGTAACAGCAGTATTACCAGTGGCAGTGAAAGACTGAGTATATGCACCAGCGTGGGTAACGCTACCTGCCATTGTAAGAGTGGCAGATCCGTTGTTAACACCAGTACCACCGTAAGTAGAACCAATTACTGAACCATTCCAAGTACCAGTAGTAACTGTACCAAGAGTAGTAATAGAAGTCTGACCAACATAACTTGCAGAAATGTCGATAGAGTCAGTAGCAACGCTAATACGGTTTAATGTACCAACTACGTCAATAGTATTACCAGACTTAGTTAAACCAGCACCAGCAGTAATTTGACCAGCACCAGAGAACTGACTGAAAGAAATAGCAGTAGTACCAATAGTAATGGCAGTATCAGTATTTACAACATAACCATTGTCTGCTTGAGTATTACCTTGTTCAACGAAGAAGAAAGTGCCTGGACCAACTTCAGTGCTTGGACTATTATCAAAGTCAGTGGCACGAGTAAGAACCCAGTTTGTAGAAATTGTACCAACTGTTGTAACAGTGTAAACACCATTCTGTAAACCAGATGCTTGGTCTTTAATAAGAACACGATCACCAGATGATAGTGCAATACCATCAAGAGTAAATGCAGCCTGAGTACCAGCGTTGGTTAATGTAGCACCAACACCACCAGTGCCATTAGAATATGTTACAGTAAGTGCAGTTGTAGATGCAGCAACAACAGATTGCTTAACATCTAAACCATTTGATAGACCATCAACGTATGCTTTAGTTGCTAAATCAGTAGATTGTGTAGGATCTGCAGCATTACCAACACGCTTACCACCGACGTCAACAATACCAGTACCATTTGGAACTAGGTTTACGTTAGTATTTGAACCACCAGCAGTAAAAGTTAGTGCGCCAGTACCAGTGATAGAACCATTCGTAGTTCCAGTACCACCGTAACCAACAGCAACTGTTGTACCATTCCAGACACCAGTTGCGATAGTTCCAACACTAGTTAAACTAGAAGAAACAACAGTAGCGTTAAGAGTTGTGCCTGTTAATGTACCAGCTGCAGCAGTAACAGTTGCAGAAGCACCAAGAGAAACAGAAGTTCCGTTAATAGTAACTGAACTGTTTGTTAGTTTACCATTAGATATACTACCAGCCAGCATGGTATCAGTAACAGTACCAGTATCACCAGTAGTAACAACAGTACCTGTAGTTGCTGGAAGAGTGATAGTTGTAGAACCTGCAGCAGCAGATGCTTTAAGAACAGTCGTGCCAGAAGTAGAACCATTAAATGTAGCACCAGTACCACCGATAGTTGGTAGTGTTAAAGTCTTATTTGTAAGAGTTTGAGTGCCAGTTAATGTCGCAACTGTAGAATCGATGGCGATAGTTAGCGTAGAAGTAGTGCTTACTTTTGCTATGCTAGTGGTAATACCAGAACCACCAGTGAATGTTAAGTTATCAGTACCAAGAGCAACAGTGGCAGAAGTAGAACTACCAGCGTTCAATGATAATGTTGTGCTAATTGATGCAGTGCCAGCTGCAGTTAAACGACCTTTTGAGTCAACAGTAAATGTTGGGATCGCAGTAGAAGAACCGTATGAACCAGCAGTAACTGCAGTGTTTGCTAAAGTAGCAGTACCAGTTACGTTACCTGTACCATCAAATGAACCAGATGTATAAGTAACATCACCAGTTAAAGAAATTGTACGACCAGTTGCTAAAGCAGTGGCAGTAGAAGCATTACCTGATAAAGCAGCAGTAATTGTACCAGCAGAGAAGTTACCAGAAGCATCACGTTTAACAAGTGTTGAAGCAGTGCTAGAGTTGGTAGCATTATCGATTGCTTGAGTATAGTAGTAACCACCGATTGCATAATGGTTTGCAGCGTTACCAGCAGTTTCTGCCCCCATACCGATGTATAGGATGTTACCACCAGTAGCAGTTCCTCCAGTGAACCCAGTGTTGGCTAAAGCTGAATACGCTAACTCACCTGCTCCAAGGGTTGTTGGATTACCGACAGTCGATGATCTTTTAATTCTAATTATAGATGCCATCTTTTATTTCTCCGTTAAAATTCGCCAGCTTCCATATTCTGCGCATCTAGCGTAGTTGTAGAAGTCCATTTATTTGTTGTTGTTTTATAAACTAGAACCGCACCATTTTCTAATGTAGTAGTGTCTACATTACCAATCGATGAAATTGATTCAACAGTTTGGGGGTTAGATAATGTACTCCCAGTTATAACTGCCATACCACCATCAGACAATGTACTTCCTGTACCTGTGGTTACAGTTATCGCTGTAAGAGATGGGTCATCTACGATTGCAATTATTTCTGCCATATTTTATGTCTGCGTTATTTCTGGGGTTACGACAACAATACCTTCCAAGATTCTTGTTTTTGCAGTTGTAGATGTATTTGTGATTTCTATATCATAAAGATATCTACCAGCTGGAATCGCAGAAGTTTGTGTCGATGTTAGTTGTAATCTAACCTTACCTGTTACAGCGTCATAAACGCTTGCAGTAAATGTATAAAATGTGGAAGAACCATACGACTTTCTCATCTGAGAAGCCACGGTATATCCAGTTAAATTTAAAGCTGTGCCTGTGCTGGAAGCTACAGTAATAATGTTACTGTAGGTTGAACCCTGATCAATGTATAAATTCGATACGGATGCCACTGAAATCTCCCATTCTACTTCTTATTTATCGTTTTCTAAACTGCAATTGCAAAGATAAAAACAAAAACCCCACGCTCGGTGGGGTCTCGTTCGAGCAACGATTTATTATTCTGCAGATGGCCAATTAGCAGATTCGATGGCTTCGATAAGTTTTGGAACAGTTTTGACTTTTCCAATGGCAGTAACTATACGATTACACTCAGCAACAATAGCTGCACGATAAGCAGTAGTTTCTGCTGGAACATCTACATTACGTTCAATTTTACGGACTAGCATCCAGTCAGTTTGAGCCAACATTAAATTTGCGATAGAACTAATTTGATTAGTCCACTGCGTCTTCAATCCTTTTACATCATCAATATCATCCAATTGTTTTGGCTCTGATGTATAAGTTACTTTGACAATCTTTTCAGTTTGATCAAAAGATGTAGATTCTTCTGAAACATTATAGAAACGATCATCTGGGCGAGTAGCATAAGCCACATCATAGATACCAGCATCCTGTTTCTGGTCAGCTGTCATTGACAACAAAGTTTCTGGACTATGTTGTACGCCATGTTTATCTTCCCAGATTGTGTATGGAGCAAACAGGCTAATAACCTGAGTATCTTGATTGCTCATATTTTTTACAGTTTTTACTAAAGCGAACATTTGTTATTTCCTCTTAAAGAATTCTATTATTTAGTTATCGAGCATTGGCATACTTAAATGGTGCCTCAGCAAAAGCAACAAATATATAGTTGGTACCAGACCAGTTTGCATATTCAGAGTTTCTCTTCAAATTAAATCCATTTGAAAGAATATCAATACCTGAACCATCTGTTGCTTCAGCAAATGCGCGATTTGGATATAGTTCTTGTAAAGTTGGATTTAATATATTTCTGGCAGTATCCCAAATAGTCCACTCTGTACTATTATTAGTAGAGTTTGCAGTACCAGTGGCTTTTACCATAACAAATCTTGGTCTAAACCCACAGTATATAAAATTACTTGTTCCACCATTACCAGTATATAATCCCATTCTACTAAATCCTGGAACCTCTGCCCACAGATAAGCAATATAAGAACCACCAGTATAGTTAATTTCCTGTGCATTAGCAGCCCCACCGATATAAAAATTCTTAGAATCGGGTACAATATTTGCCCAAATGTCAGTGTTTGCTGCTGAAGATACTAAGGATATATATGTTGTATATCCTGGACCAAGTCCCTTATGATAGCAGTTCCAGTTTCTATTACCAGCAGTACTATCAGTCATGGCTTTAACCATCATAAATGCAGGTGGTGCACCTAAGTTATGTGGAATAGTTAATGGTAGATAGTTTGTAATATTACCACCGTAATTTACAATATCAAATCCTGGAATCTTACCACGATTCCAATTCCAAGTAACATATGTTGAACCAGAGTTATTGAAATCTTGTGCCGAGTTAACAATGAATCCATTAGGCATAAAAGTTTGAACGCCATTGGCTTCAGCTGATTGAACAGCCTGAGAATTAGCCTTTAATCCTAATCTTGGTCCACGAATTGTATCTGCAAGTTGGTGATCATAAGCACCAGATCTAGACTTAATCCATACTAAATCTGGAGAATTAACGTAGTTACCGTAGTTATCTGGTAGGTTAGAAACACCAACATCATTTAAGTTCTTAGTGTTAAGAGATTTAAATCCAGTCGGTTGAGTATAAGCAAATGGTGACTGGCCAAAATTAGCACGTACATATAAGTTAATCTCAGCGCCAGAGTTATAACTCCAGAATGGAACATAGTCATCTTTAATAATACCAGAAACTAAACCAGTTGTATCTACGCCTGGAGTCTTACTGTTTAACCATGCACCAGAGATATCTGTAAACCACATCTTGCCTGCATCTGCATCATATGCAATACCAACTCTATTCGCTGAAGTTGTATTGTACGATGTATATGTATATGCTGTGGTTCCATCATTTAATAGAACACCAGTACCAATCCTCCAACCAGTATTCTTTGAAATATTTTTACCAGTAATTCCAGTATATCCATTACCATAAGCTGTAGGGGAACATTCAACTTCCCAATACCACTTACCAGTTGTTGGGATAGTTAAACTCCCAATAGCATTCCAAGAATTATTAATTGCACCACCAGTTGCTAATAATCCTCCCTCAGATATTGTTGCAGTTGTATTGTAAGATGCAGTTTGGTTGCTTGTTGACCAAATAGCAAAATTACCAATACTGTTACCAAGAGAATCTACACTGTTCGCAGGAACATCCATCGAACTATCATTATTAATAGAAGAACCTACACCAGCACCAACATATGAACCAGCATTAGTGTAAGAAAGAATAACTACACCAGAACCACCTCTCGCTGCAGCAGTAGTTGGGTTTGAACCACCGCCACCGCCACCACCGAGACCATCAGTTCCTGGACGTGCTGCAGTTCCGCTAGAAGGATTGTCTGCTTGTCTACCTCCACCACCGAGACCACCAATTGATCCACCACCACCGCCAGCATAGTATACTGAAACACCAGTGATAGTATTTGCTAAACCATTACCACCATAAGCACCTGGAGAAGAGTTACCTCCAACCTGCCCAGCACCACCGCCACCAGAGCAAGAAAATTGTGATGCAACACCACCATTATTACCTTGTCCAGCAGTTCCTAGTCCACCATTAGTTGTACCACCACTATATGGACCAGAAGTTCCACCACCAGATCCACCAGTACCACCTGTTGCACCATTATTACCACCATACGCACCATAACCACCACCAAGTGCAGTAATAGATGCAAATACAGAGTTACCACCATTCGTAGGAGAAGTGCCTGGAAGACCACCTGCACCAACAGTTACAGTATACGAAGTTGATGGTGTTACAGATAATGTGCCAGTTAAATAACCACCTGCACCGCCACCTGCACCAGTTGTTCTTGTTGGAACACCATCACCACCGCCACCGCCACCACCTACAACTAGGTAAGTGACAGATGTTACGCCAGCAGGTGCTGTCCAAGTATAAGTTCCTGGAGTTCCGTAGTAAAGTACGTTAGGTGCATTTGCTGCAGTTGGAGCAGTATTCCACCCAGCAGAAGCAAGTGCTGTTTCAATTAATGGTGTCCAATGATTGCTGTTACCAGAAACATCATAAGCAGCAGTAGTTGGACTACGTGTATCATTAAAATCTAGTTTATATCCATTTGTACCATATGTACCAGTATATGTTTTTGGTGCCCAGTTATTGTTGGCATCAAATTGACCAAAACTAGATGGTGTTAATGCTTGACCATCAATAAAGTTGACATCAGCAAGATAACCATCGCCATAATAATTGCCACCAGATGTATCATAATACCTATTAATATATTGAATATTATTGTAATTAATACCACTCTGATAGTTTTGTGATGGATATGATGCACTAGAAAACGAAGATATCTGAACTCCATTTACATACAGCTTAACTCTATTTACTGAAGATGATTGTGTAGTATCAAGAACTGCAACAAAGTGATACCAAGAAGATGTATCTTTGAAAATTTGATTTGTAACTACAGAGAAGTCGGTGGCAGTTTGTATCTGGTCTGTATACATTTGGAAAGCACCGCCATCCAAAATAATTACTTCAGTTCTTAAACTACCATTTGTTGTTCCTGTATATCCACCCATGAGTGTCATACGAGTGTTTGAGAGACCTCTTTTTACCCAACCACTCCAAGTCCATGTCTGACGATTAGAAGCACTTGAAGGTGTTCTGGTTAAATATGTTTTAAGATTTGATTTAAATCTTAGAGATTTATTAATCGAAGCTGTTTGTAACTGTTTTGGGTTAACACCAACCATTAACTGTGTACCATTACCAGTATATGTCTTTACATCAAAGTGATCTGATGGAAGTTTGATAACTGGGTTTGGTAAGTTAGTTGTGCAAAGAGATTTATATCCAGCTGGTGGAGTATATGTATATGCACGTTGACCAAAATTTATATACCCAGTACTAGAAGTAATTGGTCTGCAAGTAGGTAACCACTGTATATTTTTAAAATCTAATCGGTGTGCAATACCTTGGCTTACATTATTTTTATAGTAAGTAACTGTACCTGCATCAGCATCTACTGCAACCGCAATGGTATCACCAGCAGTAAAAGTAGATCCATATCCACTAGCACTTCCTGCTTCATATTTGTTACCAGTATAAATATATCCCCAGAATCCGCCACTACCGTTAGCATCACTAACTCTAGATGTTGATGGGGAAAGACCTAAACCTGCATTACTTACTGCTGAAAAATATACTTCCCAATACCATTTACCAGTAGAAGGAATAGCCATTGTTCCTCTGGAAAAACCATTGGTTAAAATTAGACCTCCACCAGTTGGAGCAGCAGTATCAAAATCAACCACACTAAGAGTGCAGTAGTTACCACGCTGTACACCACCAACATCTGGTTGTGATGTTACTGATGCAATACCAGGAACGTCAACTAACAAGTCATTAGTAATTCCTGCTGTTGTGCTAATATTAGTTGCAAGCCAATTGTTTCCGCTACTTGATGCGTCTGAGCCAACATAAATTGCCATTTAAGCCTCCACCCATTTCTGTTGAGATTCATCCCAATCATATAATTTTCCGTCTAGTGGCATGGCAGTTGGTGCTTCCCATAAGCAGGTTTCTTCATTTAAAACCCAAGAGTTAAATTCTTTCGATGGTATGAATGCATCACGTTCTTCGTCGTAAGTGTATCCAATTCCTGCGTAATTTTTTCTAAATGGTGTTCCACCTAATAGATGAACACCACCCTGTGTATTGTAAGATGTTTGTTTGTAAACATCTCCTGTACGAGCAGTTAATTCTGCTTCCTTACCATCGTCTTCCTGTCTACCAACAGTTACAAAGACAACAATATTATTTTTATCTAATTTAGCAAAGTGACTCATGCGAATGTTACCGTTTCAGATGTTGTAGATGTAGCAGTTACAGTATAGATTTTATATCCAGCAACTGATGTTGATAATGTAGAGGTTACACCAGAACTAAAATATGCATTTCTTGATGATGGAATTTTAATAATAACAATACCAGAACCTCCAGATCCACCTGAAGCAACTGCAGCAGCCCCACCACCACCGCTACCAGTATTTGATGAAGCAGATCCACCTGTACCTCCAGATCCACCTGAAGCACCTGCACCTCCAAGACCAGATGATCCACCAGATCCTGCAGTACCAGCAGTTCCGTTGTTTAAATAACCACCACCGCCACCAGCAGAGTATGTTACTGAGGAACCTGTAATTGTTGTAGCAAGACCATTACCACCATTACCTGCTACTGTTCCTACTGCATTACTACCAACAGCACTAGCTCCACCGCCACCACCAGCTGCACGACCTGAACCAGTGTCGGCACCAGTACCACCACTAAAACCTTGAGCAGAAGTTCCTGCCGAGCCAATTCCAGCATCACCAGATCCACCACCACCAGAACCACCAGTAGAGCCAGAACCAGAAGAAGCACCTTCACCTCGACCACCACCAGTAGAAGTAATACTTCCAAGTACAGAGTTGCTACCATTGGTTGCTGATCCACCGCCACCACCAACAGTTACAGTATAAGTAGTTCCTGTAGATAAAGTTAAAGCAGTTTCAGCAGAAGAATTAGCTCCACTTGTTCCAGCGGAAGTCCTGAAACCACCTGCACCGCCACCACCACCTCGATTAGAACCACCACCGCCACCACCAGCAACTACTAAAAAGTCTGCACTAAAAGTTGTATCTACAGTGAATGGTAGATTAAAACCATTGGTTCCATATGTACCAGTGTAGCGTTTTGGAATCCATACGTTTGTTGCAGCATCAGTTTGTCCGAACGAAGAAGGAGTTAATGCCTGTCCATCAATAAGATAAACATCAGAGAGATAACCATCATATATGTGCGAACCATTCCAAGTACCCCAACGACCTATAAATTGAGCATAAGATGTTTGGTTATAGAATGGGCTTGCATAACTTTGTGATGGATATGTAGATGTTCCAAAAGAAGTTATTTGAACATTATTTACATATATCTTAATTCTATTGGTTGATGATGCTTGTGTAGTATCAAGTACTGCAACAATATGATACCAAGCAGAGGGATCTCTAAAAACTGCAGTTGAAATTAATTGCCATTGATAACTACCATTATAACTTAACCAATTTAATTTATCATCTGTTCCAAAATACAAAGCACTAAGAGTACCGTCTCCAGAACCAGCTGAATATAAAACATTATAATCGCTACCGCCAATAATACCTCTTTTAACCCAACCAGCCCAAGTAAGTGTAGATCCACTTCCATTAGTTGTTGGTGTGCGACTTAGATAACCACCAGCACTACGTCTAAATCTTAGAGATCTTCCTGTACTGTAACGACCTGTTGGAAAACTACCGAGTGCAGTTTTCTCTGCTGCTTCTGACAGAGTAAAAATACCATTCGCTGAGTTAGCATCAGTTGCTTGTTCTGTTGAGGATAAAAATCCACCAGTATAACGACGAGTCATTTATTTACCTTTTATTCTGCTCTTGGCCATGTAATAGAATTCATAACTTCAATTAGTTCTTCTACGGTAGTAGTTGCAGCAATCGCAGGAACTACTCTATTTTGTTCTGCAATAACTGCAGCACGATATTCTGAAATACTTTCTGGGATTTTTAAATCTTCAACACTGTTGCGAACAACATAATAGTCAGTTGGAGATAGTAGGTTGTTTACGGTTGATTTAACTTCAGAAGTGCATGCAGTCTTTAGACCTTTTGTAACCATACGTTTATCAGAATCAATCATAGAACCAAATTCACCGACAGATGCATCAAATACCTTTACATATGCTGGATTACCATCCGCATCTACTTCTTCTACATCTTCAAGAGATTTTGGATTATTCACACCCCAGTAATACTTAGGGTCAAAATTAACATCGCCATCTTTTTCAATACCAAGAGAAGCACGAACAGATGGTGAAGTGTTTTCCAACCATGAGTATGGATAACTCATCCCATTCATTATAAAGTTAGCACCTTCTTGAAGTGCAGTTCCATTTAAGTAGTAAGTTGTCATTTCTTTTCTCTTTATCTTGCTCTATTATTTAGGACGAATGGTGACTCGGCAAATGCAGCCCAAAGATATGTTTCACCCTGATTATAGTTTGGGGATCCTGCACTTCTCAATTTAAACCCATTTGACAGGAAGTCAACAACATCGTTATAACCAGTAGTAGTATATTCAGCATGAGCATCACCAAGATTAAGTTGTCCAGCATTATTAATATTATATGGTCCTCTAGCTGTATCCCATACATTCCATTCTCTTGCCGCAGTAGTTGATCGTATAGTAATCCATCTTGGTCTAAATCCACAATACATAAATGGACCATCTGCAGAAGTATTTCCAGCATAAGAACCAAACCTACTGAATCCTGGAACTTCTGCCCACAAGTAAGCTACATATAAAGTACCATTTTCATTTGAACCTGTTGCGCCAGCGTACCACCCAACATAAAAGTTAGAACTGGTTGCAGCACTTGTTCCCCATTGATATGTTCCACTGTCAGCAGGAAGACCAGAATTAAAATAATGTGTATATCCAGTAGCCTGACTCTGATGATGAATTATCCATTGCGAAGAACCAGCATTACCACCAGATCTAGCCTTAACTATTTGAAAACCTGGAGTTACTCCAAGGTTATGAGAAATTGCTCTATTAGAAGTACCATCACCAGTATAAGTGATAATATTAAATCCAGCTGTTGGTGATTGTTTCCACTGCCATGAAACATAAGTTTTACCAAGTTCATTAACCTCAACACCACCATTAATGTCATATCCATTATTAGATATTGTATTAAAGGAAGTAACACCACCATTAGGAATAGCTGCTTCTACAGCAGTACCATCAGAATAAGATCTGATACCAGCACCACGAACAGAGTCTGTTATGTTATAACTGTAAGTATTACTTCTTGATTTTGTCCAAACTAAATCTGGAACAAAACCTCCAGGATTTGTAATTGTTCTTGCTTGTCCAGTACCACCATAAAGAACAGTATCAAACCATTTATTTGGTTGAATTGCGGGTTTACCAACAAGCGATGTTCCATATGCCTGTAAAGTTGTAGTACATATTCCTCTAAATCCAACAAATGGAGTTGGATATTTCCATGGCTGTTGACCAGCATTCATAGAAACAGAAGCACCACTACCCTGCATTACAATTCTAGGCATTAGAAAATCACCACAGCTAGTAAATGTTCCATTGGTCATTAATGTGCCATTTTTATAAAATCTTACTGTACCATTACTTGCGGCACTATACGTACACTGAATATAGTCTCCTGTTGTAAAAGTTGTTGTGGTGTATGGAAAGCCATCAGTTCTAACTTCTTTTCCACAAAGCTGTACCGAAACACCATAACTGTATGCACCGATTGCATTTACATAAAATTCAAAACCAATATTATCAATAAGATAATTACTAGCAAATGCTACGTTAGCCTTTGAGAATGTTGTTTGTACGTAAGTATAACCACTACTAGCAAACGATGTTGTTAAGTTACCATTTGAAAATGATGGAGCAGTACCACCACCATAATCTATATCTAAAGGATTAAATGTTGGATAGTTTCCTGGAATCACACCACCAGTATCTGTTACATTTCCGAGAAATACGTTGGTTGGAGAGTCTGTTACTGAGTCATATGTTGTACCAGCAGTTACAGAGAAGTTATTTGGAGTAAAATTATTAATTGATGCTGTTGAAGTTGTTGCGATATAATTGTCTGGTGTTGTTCCAAGATTTACTTGAACACCCCAGAAATAAAATCCTGCAGTACCATTACCTGTATATGTTAGACCATTGGAATTATCTACCATGTAAATACCAATAGATGGAGTACCACTACCATTACTTGTTGCATTTGCAAAAGTTGTCCAAATTCTATACCATCCATCACCAACATATTGGAATCCAGATCCTGCTGGCCACGCAGCAGCATACTGTGGTTGTCCAGTAGTCAAGTTAAAATATGCTTGTCCACCAGCAGATCCAGTCCAGTTTTCAAGTGCAACAACATTATATGCACTTCCTGGAAGTGCTTTAACATATGCTGAAACTACCGCAACTGCACCACTTGTTAATACTGTATATTGTTTATAAAAACGATGAGATGTATTAGAACTATCAATTGTTAGTTTAGTTGCTGTAGATGTACCATCTGGCGCAGTTGTAAAGTTTGCAGTTCCACTTGCATTATTATAGACATAACTAGCATCAGTACCAGCTTGAGAATATGTGAAATGATTTGATCCAGCAAAATTTCTACCAAGATTTGTTGTGGAGAAATTCTCGCTGAATGGTAAATAGAAGCCATTAATTCCATAAGCACCAGTATATTTCTTTGGTTGCCAGATATTTGTAACTGGGTCGAAGTAACCGAAGTATGAAGGATCTAGTGCTTGACCATCAACAAAGTTGACTTCAGCCATGTAACCATCAAAATATTCAGGAGAGTTATTTCTTCCAAGCCAATGAGTGACTGTGTTGTTAATTGAAGTTGCAGTATTTTGTGCAGGGGCTATAACTGATGCATTTGTCGCAATTACTCCATTTACATAAAGTGTTTGCCTGTTTCCTGCATTCGCTTGAGTTGAGTCATACACATAAACAACATGATACCAAGCAGAATAATCTCGATAGAGAGCATTTGATGTTGTACCTGCAGTATCTACACCACTAACCTGATAAAACCATCTAAATTGACCAGACGCCAAATATTCAATTCTAGCGTTTGTATTTCCACCACTTTCAGCAAAAAACAAAGTAAATACATTCGGTCCACCAGCAGAACCTCTTTTGACCCAACCACTCCATGTCCAGGTAGTACGATTAGAAGCAGTTGAAGGAGTTCGATTAAAATATGTAGTTGATGCTGCTCTAAATCTTAGTGATTTACCAATCTCATAAACACCATCTGGCTCTTGCCAAGTACCATTACTTACAGCTGTGTAGACATCATTAGTATCAAAAATACCATTATTTGACGATAACGTAGGAACTTGCGGAGTTCCACTAATAAAATTACCTGTATATCTTTTAGACATGATGTCCTATCTCGTGTTCAAAACAACCTACTTAATTAAGAAATCTGATCGTATGACGCTACTACTTCTAAGTAAGATGCAGTACCAGCCTGAATTGATAATGATGCATTTTCTGGCAAGTAGATTGAACCAGACTTGTCCAACAACATTAATGTAGTGTTTGCAGGAACAGAGATCTGATATGCCATACGATATGCAGTACCAGAAGAAGCTGTTGACAAAGTACCATCAGTAACAGCATTTGCAGCTGAACGATATGATAGAGTAACAGTCGCTGCTGCAACACCATTTACGTTAGACACGAAGATGTTGTTTACTTTTAAAACTTTACCAGAAGAAGCTGCATTGCTAATTAATGCGTTATCGTTGGTATTAGTTAATGTTTGATATGCTGTAGAACCAGTGATAGTTGCTACGTTTACAATATTTGGAGCTGCCATTTTATTTTATCCTCTTTAAAAATTATCCGCCAAAAACCATTGCCATGGCGATTGCTTTACCTGTTGTTGCTGAATTGGAAGTTGTCCATGATGGAACTCCACTTGCCAATGTTAAAATTTGTCCATCTGTACCTGCTGCTAATTTACTTAGGGTATTTGTAGCAGATGCATAGATGATATCGCCAGTAGTATAAGTGGTTAAACCAGTACCACCTTTAGTAGCTGCAATCGCAGTTGCTGACCAAGTACCAGTAGTAATAGTACCAACACTAGTAATCGAAGTAGTACCACCTGTATAAAGAACAGTACCACCAGCACCAAAATCAACCGATGAAGAATCAGTACCAGTAAATGTTAGAGTATTTGAAACAGATAATGTTTTGGCATTAGTAAGAGTGAATGTACCAGTGCTAGATGTAATGGTCATACCATTAATCGTTTTATTTGTCAGTGCTTCAGATCCTGCACGAGTAGCTAAAGTTCCACTAGTTGGCAAAGTCAAAGTAGTTGATGCAGTTAAAGTCAAACCAAGAGAATACGCACCTGTAAAGGTAATAGTATTGGCAGCATTATTTGCAACACCAGTACCACCATATGCAGCACCGACTGCAGTACCATTCCAAGTACCAGTAGTGACAGTGCCAACACCAGTAATACCTGTTGCACCTTTATCTAACCAGCTGGGAGCACCTGCGGAATCCATCTGTAGAATAGATGTTGCGCTGGCTGGCTTTGACAGTTTACTTAAAGTGTTTGAGGCACTTGCATAAAGTGTATCGCCAGTTGCATAAGTTGTTTGCCCAGTACCACCTTTGGTAGCACCTATTGCAGTAGCAGACCAAGTACCAGTAGTGACTGTACCAACAGTAGCGATAGAAGTACCGCCAGTTAAACTATTCATCGCACCTGAATAAGTGGACTCTAGTTTATCTGTGTTTAAATTAGTAAAGTTGGAATCAACTTCGGTATTAGTTAAAGGAGAGCCTTTACCTGCTCTTGTGACTATCGTTGACATTTATTATCCCTTTGTACGATCTTGTAATAACGCATAAATCATTTGTTTAATTTCACTTAAATCTTCTTTGATGGTATTTATTTCCTGCGAGTGTCGTTCAATAGCTTCTTTAGAAGTTTCCATGGCTTCCTTCTTGCGCAGATAATTTTCATATTCTGTTCTATTAGTATTTAGGATAGCCATGGTCTCGACATCTCTGACCAAAGAAGAATTTCCTTCGACTTTTAAGTATCTTGTCATATTAAGCACAGGCAATAATTCTTAGGTCTTTAACCTTTGGTACGGCAGAACTGTTTGTAGACTGAAGGACAATCTTGACTGCAATAGTATCAAAAGGTGACAGCTTTTCTTCAGAATAATCTACATCATAGAATGTAGTAAAGTCGCCTCTTTGTACTTTCTTCATATCAACATCTGGGTAAGACTGAGTCCAATTTACAGTATCAAAATCAACAGTAGAACCGATAGGTGAAATCTTGTAATAAACTAAGATGTTTGCTTCAGTTGGGCAGTTCGCTGCTAGGCGAATTCTAAAGAACGTAGAAGGGTTATCCAGTTTGATGTTCTTAGAAATATATTTATTAACCGAAGAACTTCCCTTTGGAGAAATCTCGTCTACAAAAAGGTTTTTCAACTTGACTGTAGTTCCAGAAACAGAGTTTTCCGCAGCAGACCAGTTTGAACCTCTAGCCACAGTAATTGTTCCAGTGGTAGAACCATCGCCAGCAATCTTAGTCACCAGATAACCAGTAGTGCTATTATTGTTGCCAGAAGTAGTTGCGCCAGTAACAGTAATGTATTTACCCACTGCAATGGTTGGTATCAATCCAGCAATCACTGAATCTGACGTAGTGATTACTGTAGAGTAACCTGCATAAGTCAAAATTGCAGTTCCATTTGTAGCGTAACCAGCTGTATGAGTTGGAGCAACCGCACCTGTTGTACCAGCCTGAGTTACAGTATACAGGTTACCCAGCCAATATAACTGAGCATTCAAAGCAACAGTTGCAGTTGCTGACCATAAAGTTCCTGTATTGGCAAAACTAAATGGTCCATATGCTGTATGTTCAAATACAGTTCTTGTATCAATAACATCTACGTTGATATTATCAGGAGATGGTGTATTGACTTTATTCGAAATAGCCAACAGAGAAGTTCTGTGAGTGTCAATGATGGGTGAAAGAGCAGAATTATCAGAAGAGATCGCTGCTTTCAAGAATACTGATTTAGAACCAACGAAGGACTGGTTAATGCTAGAAGCAATAACAGCTGGTGAATAAAGAATATTTGTATCATTTGGTGATACAGCGTAATAAGTTGGTGGGCTACTAATAGTATATGGTGTTTCAGTTCCATCAACAGATTTTCCAGTAGCATTCGCCATAGAAACATCACATTGTGTTTCAGAGAAATTCTGAATTTGTAGGGCTGGCTGAACCATATCATACATCACATTGTATGTAGCATTTACAGTTTGTCCACCGCTATATCCAGTTCTACCTGCAGTACTTGAAACTGTAATGCAATAAGAGTCTAGATCTACGTCAGAAATAGTATGAGTTATTTGTGTTCCACCTGAGTTCTTGTAGATCTCTGTAGTTGGAATACCACCAGTATCACTACCAGCGATTGGTTTGCAAACTTTACAAGCAACACCAGCAAGAGGAACAGCTGCACCAGATAACAACACTAAATGGTTATTATCAGTTACACCAGAGATAACACCAACGAAAGCATTATCAGATGCTCTGCGAAGAACATAACGTGAAGAATTTAATTCAGCTACAAAGTATGTTTGTGCTGTACCAGATGTTCCACCTGTAACTGTAGTATTACCTGCAGAGACAGTCATCGTTCCGCTTAAAGCAGTACCATTAATTACTGTATCATCAGTGTTTGTAAACTGAACATATGATCCTGGGAACATACCATGGTTTGGATGCCATACACGAATTTTACTTTGACCAGATACAGCTTCGAATGGATCAGATTCAATTAACTCAGGTGTCAATACATCATTGACGAATGTTACATTTCCTACTGAGTTAGTTTCAAAATTTGCACGCCATAAAGTAAACTTCAAGTCTTGGTCTTGATTTGCAGTCCAAGTAGATGCGTTCTGTGATTTGAATAGAACACCAGCATAAGGCTGTTCAGAAATAGTGCTTGAGGAATCAGGAATCTGATCTCCCATCTGACTAATCCAAACTTTATAGTTGCTGCAATCTGATGCAAGAACAATACAATATTCAGTATTATCTTCTACATAGATTGGACTTGGGAATGTAAATGTAGTTGCTGTATCATACTTTGGATAGTTGGCTTCTGAACCATCAGTTAAAGTTACAGTATTAACAGACAGATTAACCTGTTCTGGATTTAATGTAACCTCAGAGAATGGAAGAATAACTTTACCTGGATAACCATTTACAACTTCACGAATTTGTAAAGTAACAGGATACTTGCTATCTTTAGAAGCGAAGAAGATATCTACCTTACTTAAGAATGCACCACCCTTACTTTGAACCAAGAATGTTTGTGCCAGTGGGTCATACCAACCAGTATCTGCTGCAACACGTTCAATAGTTCTTGTAACTTTATCGTCCTCTGCAACAATTTCTTGAATAATGTGACCATTACGTACATTGTTAATTGTTTGAGCACGAGTTTGTAAAACACCAGACGCCTCGAACTGTGTTTTAGCTGAAGATGTCCATTGTCCATTTGCGCTTGAAACATCTAGCAGTTTAAATTCACGAGTACCTGTTCTAAATTTTAGAGCATCGTTATTTGGAAGATTGAAAATAAAATTCAAATCTCCACGGAAGTTTGTTACTAGATCTCCACCAAGAGACTTGTTAGTTTCTGGAACTGCACTGATTGTACCAATAGCACCAGAAATAGAACCAGTGATAGTTTCACCATTCTGGAAAGTACCCTTGATGTTCATTACATGCAATTTTCTAATAGTAGTATCAGGATTATATTCCTTACCTACAACAACTGCAGTAGCAGCTGAAGTACCACCTAGAATCATATCTCCAACATTCAGACACATATTACCCACGTTATCTGAATTTAATTTATCAGTAATTGTATTAATCACACGACCAGCATCTGCTGCACCACCACCTGCATTTGATGTAATATCAAAGTCAACAGAAGTAGCAGTTGGTAGAGTATAAGTGATTGATGAAGAAGGTGTGCATTGTGTAGAAACATTTACATCATCAAAGAATGCATAGAACTTTGTATTTGCTTTTAGTTTCTTAACCTGAACTAAAATATTGCGTGAACGCATATATGGAATAACAGCAGTAGAAATAATGCGATCATCAATTACTTGTCTTTCCCACTGTACGGCAAGAGTAGACTTAACACCCTCTCTATGTCCAATACCTTTTTGTGCACGTGCTTCAACAAAAACCTGACGTGCTGGACCACCACCGCCACCAGTACCGAAACGATTATTAAAATCTTGTACGTTAATATATGTTGCACCTTCGCTTAGTGCTCGCTCATTCGCCCAGTTTGATCCAGTAGTATACTGAATCAATGAACCGCCATTTTGAATTACAGGTTCACCATACCAGTTAATTTGCCATGCGCCCCAGATAGTTCCAAGGATGCCAGCCTGTGTTGCAAGAGCAGCGACAGTATTAAAGCTACCTTCTACATTTCGAATAATGTCATATTTACTGTCATACTTGGTTTCAAACCAGTCATCTGATGATGGATTTAGTTTGATATCACCGAGGAATGTAAAGATAGCGAATGGGTTAATATTTTCAAGACGAGAAGCATATTTCTGTTTTACAAGTTCTACGTGTGGTGTTGTTGCATTTAATGGTAGAGTAATAACATCACCATATAACTTGTAACCAGCAGTATCTCTATCAGTATCTGCACTTGTTGAAGATACAATATTTTCAATCAAGTTTACGTTGGTCATTGTATAGAATGGACGAAGTTCTCCATTGTTCATATCAACAGAACACTTATAATCAGGAGATAGAACATTACCTACGTTATGTCCTTTAAATCCATCTACAATAAAACCATTTTTAAATCTGTCAAGACCATTAGAGTCTGTAACAGAAAGACTTGTAGTTTCTTGCTCTAACAATGATAGTGATGTATAATACTCAAGATTGTCAATACGCTTTTCAAGTTTACCGATATCACGCATAGTATAACGCTTGTTATCAACTTGGTCGATAACGATATTAGCGTTTGATGTACCGAAGGTATATGGCTCAAGTGTAAGATTATACAGAGTCATACCCAGAGCAGGATCTCCTGGCTGAGTAGGAACAAGAGCAGGAACCCCTGTAATGTCAGAGAAATTACCTTGTGTATCAATTACAATTTTATCTTTACGTCCAAGATAGTAAGAGTAATCAACAGTAACATCTTGACCACGTTTTGGTGTTAAAGCGAATGAAGAACCTGTGCTAGAGAACAATGTTCCAGCATCATTAATACGTGGACGGAAGTCAATACAATCTCTTAGGGATACGCCATTATATCCAGGAATATCCTCATATCTCATATCAGTTGGGAATGGATATGAATCTACAGCAAAGTAATCCCCCGATGAATGAGAGAAGTATTCAAAGAAAACTTTAATTGGAGCAGTAGGTGGTGTATAAGATGTTTTTAAAATCAAACGACCAACATCATAATGAGTATCTCTTTGACCATTATCAAAGTCATAACGATCAGTAATATCGATTGTATAACTTGTTGATGGAGAAGCAAAAGTTCCAGTATCCATCATTACAGATTTGATACGGAATATATCTGCCTTATTTAATTGGAGAATAGTTTTAGTAGATGTAGCTGCTGTAGTAAATGTCTGTGGAGATGCATCATTAGACAAGAATGTCTTAGTCTTTCTACCAGCAGTTTTCTTGATAGTTGCCATTACAGCAAAGTTCTTGCTGTAGTATGTAGATCCAACATTAAATGTAATAGAACTGCTACCACCAGATGTATATGATGTTGGCTGTACAATAACTCCACCGATTGTTGCGTCTGTGCAAACTAAGATAAAGTTATCTGTTTCGGCAGGATCTGCAAAAACACCACCACCAGTATTAAGTGTTATGGCACCACCGCTAGTTGCAGATAGACCATCAATATATTTCATTGTGTAGTAAATGATCTGTTCAGTATTGCTTGAACTTGTAACAGATTTGATAGCGTAGTTTGGTAACTGGTATACTAATTTGCTATTCTGTGGTTCAACAACAGAAGTAGTAATTAGTTTAATAATCTCTCCATCTACAGTAATAGCAGAATCAACTGTAATTCGCTGATTGCTTACAACAGTAGCAACTCTACATATGTTAGTACCAACGTAGATATAATCACCAACTTTTAAAGCAGGGCTAAATGGGTTAGTAGTACCACCTTGGAATGAAGTTCCACTACCGTAAATTGTAGCTGATGAACCACGTGTTCCTGGGTAAGATGTATAAGTTGTTGCGAAACCAGTTAAGGTTGTAGTCTGTGGATTAATATCTGCAGTGAATGATAATGGAGCAGATCCACGAGAATAATAGAATGATTTTGCATCACGAGTAAAATCATAACCAGAGTTAATCTTTATATCAAACAGATATAATTTGTAAACTGCAGTTTGTGATCCAATGTTTCCATTGTCCCACTCAAGACCACGAACACGAGCAGTACCAATAGCAGTACCACCTGCAGCAACACCAACGCTTGATGTAAATTTATTGTAGATAGTTACTGTTGGGAAACCACTTGCAGAATCAAATGGTGGAAGTGCATTTATATTTGTAACAGTAACAAAGTTACCCAAAGGTGTAGACAAATAACTGTTAGTTGTCTGTAAAGATGTTCTTGGTTTATTTACTGTAAGATATGAAGTTGAAATTTTTTCAATTTCATAACCTTGTACATATGCTTTTCCTGGCTCTAAACCGATTGCAAGTTTAGTTGTATTTCCTGGCTCAACCGCATCTAAAGCATCGTAAATACCACGATTGTAATATGGAGTTTCATTATATTCCCATGGAACACCTGATGTAGTAGAAACACCACCATCATAAACAATTCCGCTAGTGTGTACTGGCGGTAGAGTATTTAATGATGTACCTGCTTTTTTAGCAACATAGGTATTACCAGCATTAGTAACTACATCACCGACCAGATATGCTCTTGATGCAGCAAATGCTCCACGATTATTATTTCTATGTTCACGAACATCAATTTTAAATGGGCTAGTTGTATAGTTACCAGACTCATCATAAGTACGACGAGCCAATGTTTTTTCAATTTCAGCATAAGATGTTTTAGTTACTTCACGTTTTACTTGACCATTTGAACATTGTAGTAACTCAATAAAACCTTCATCATTAGTACTATCTACTGCAAGTGCAGTAAGAGTTAGATCAATGAAATAACGATGTGCTCCAGGAGCAGCATAGTTATAACTATTCTGTGCATTGTCAAGAAGAGTTTCGTTTAATTCAGGTGTTGTTTTAGATTCTACAACTGTAAGACCAATTCTATATGTTGGTGTATTTGTATATTTGTCTAATACAATAGTTTGTGCATCACATAGAACAAAGAAGCCATTGATGTAATATACACCACGTTCAATAACTGCAGCCGAACCAACACCTATTGCAGAAGATGCTGCTGCTTGCACAGAATATGCAAGGTCTGATGTAGTTAAAACTTCACCAGCAGAGAATGTTTTTGTAGTATTATCAGTGCCAGATGTTGTATAACGAACATAAATTGTTGTAGGATCAGAGCCAACTGCATTTTCGATATGAAGAACCTGTGCAGTAACACCTGAAGTGCCAGTTAAAGTAGCACCTGCAAGATTATCGATATATGTTTCTACAGTATTACCAGCATAGGTTGCTTGTAGTTTAACATAATTGTATTTTGTGTCAAGCGAGATCTGCCCAGGAATAACCATAGCACCCTGTTTAAACACATGTGAACCATGGTATTTAATTTGTTGCTGTAAGATTGATTGTAGCTGAGTAAGTTCTCTAGCCTGAACAGCGTAACTTGGGCGAAATAAAATTCGATAGAATTTGTTATTCTCATCGAAATCATCATTATACGGTTCGGTATTGAAATCTAACATTGTTGAACTCTATCCTGTAAGGTAATCTTTATTATTTATTAGAATCTAATAACAGTTCTTAGCGTAACTGTTTCATCAGTTGTTGGTGTAAATGCTTCTTTATTATCAATGAACAACAAGTCACCTGAGTATTTATCGACTGTAGGTGGTGTTACTGTTGAGCATACAAATACGTTAGCACTACTATTTGTAAATGTATTTCCAATTGCAATTTGAGCATTATCCAATGATTGAACCAATGCTGAAGAACCTGTATTAGTTACAATTCTAAACCTTGCACCTGTTGCTACATTTGTAATAAGCGTATCAGCTGGGAATAAAGACGTGCTAATTGATCCTGAAATAACCCAGCATGCTGATGCTAAAATTGATGTCAAAGGATTGGTATTTCCATATTGTCTTGGACCTTTGATGATACCAAGTTGACGATAGTCGTTATTTACATCAAATCCTTGATTTTTATCTTGACTAATATTACTATAGAACATTAGTGTTCTTGCAAACAAATTGTTAAGTGCTTCTTTTCCATAACCACCATATGGACCAATAATTACACGTGCTCTTGCGCCATCACCAGAACCACTAATTATAACAGATGCCCAACGATAACCAGAACCATAACTGGTCATGTTGATTTTTGTAATAACACCTTGACTGATAGAAGCTGTAGCTGTTGCTCCTGAGCCATCACCAACAATAGTTACTTGCGCATCTCCATAACCGTAACCACCAGAGATAACTGGGCAATTCATAATACGTCCATCTACAGTAAGCAATTCAATATTTGCTTGTAAAGTATTAACATCTCCAGGAGATAAATCAGCAGAGACGCTTGCTCCAGTTCCAGTTCCTGTTACATTCAAGTTGGCGTAAGTGTATCCTTCACCAGCATCATCAATTTGAACACCAATCAGTTGTCCAAAATATCCTTCAAATTTTAATGTTGCAGTTCCATTTGGTAAAGTGCCAGAAGTATGAGTTGGAGCAGTACCACTAGTTGTTCCAGCAGATGTTACTGTATATAACCTAGTAGAGTACCAAACTTTTAGACCAGCGCCAAATGATGTTGATGATGTCCACTGTTGTCCTAATGTATCACCTGCGAAGATAGGAAGTAACTTGGCTTCTGTTTTTACACCACTAATAGAAATAACACCACCAGTTCCAGGAGCACCAGTAATTGTTACTGATGGATAAGAATTATATCCAGAACCATACTTCAATGATGCAGTTGCAGTTGCCTGAACACCTGCATAGGCAAGAGTTGCAGTACCATTACTTGCAGAACCACTTAAATGGGTTGGAGCAGTAGAAGCATGCGTTGTTCCAGAAACAGTTACTGTATATAAACGATTAGAGTAATAAATCTGTTGACCAGTGGTTACTGCAGTATTTGCAGTCCACTGTGTTCCAATAATAACAGAAGGAGCACTGGTAAAACTACTGCCAGGACCTGTAATTTTAATTTGATTAATACAACCATTTTGCAATACAGCTACCGCAGTTGCTCCAGTACCACTTCCACCACTGAATGTAATTGCTGGTGGAGAAGTATATCCAGATCCATTAATTGAAATAACTATATCACGTAGCATACCATACATAGTTAAACTATTAATGCCACCACTACCATTCACAGTTACAACACCTGTTGCAGTAGTTCCTTTATAATGTAAAGAAGCAGTACCATTGGCAACAGTATTAAAACGATGCACTGGACCTGTGGAACCAGTAACACCAGAAATTGCAACTTCATAAATGTTATTCTGATAAGTTAATATTTGTCCAACTAAAACAGTTGAGCTGGCTTGCCATGTTACAGCACCAGTATATGGTGGATCAATAGTAATTGTTGGACTAACATAACCAGAACCAGCACCTGAAATAACTGCTGTAGTTAAATGAACTTGTTCACCTGTTGCAGAACCATCGCCCTGCACAGTAATAGTTCCGCTTGAATATCCAGAACCAGCAGAATCAATTCTAATAGTTTGCAAATTACCAGATGAATAAAATTGATTTCTCAATGCAGTTACAACTGGCATATATTGATCTGTTAAAAATTTATTTCTCAGTGCGATTGGAACTGTGTAAATAAATTTCCATAGGTAACCATCTGAAGTACTTACTACATCTGATGAGGTACCAGTTGGTTTAATAACAGAAGCTGCTCCATTGTTATTGTCCAAACACATATACACATTATATTCATCGGTAATAACATAATAACGTGATTCCTCGAGTGTTTGATAACCAAGTGTAGATATATTAACCTTAGCAACACCGACAGCAGCAGCGCCACCACCACCACAGATAGCTACTGTTGGTGCACTTTCATAACCAGAACCACGATGTGTCATTTCAATATCAATAACCTGACCATCAAGAACTGTAGCAGCAGCAGTTGCGCCAGTACCATTACCATCATTATGTGCAAAGTATTGCAGCATTAAAGTACCAGTACCATTTAAAACAGTTCCAGTAGTATGTGTTGGAGCAGTAGTACCAGAAACACCAGTATTAGTTACAATGTATGTTCTTTGAACATTTGATGATACAACTACTTTAATCATAGTACCTGTGGTATATGATGTATTTGCAACCCAAGTAGAAGCACCATAAGAACCAATGTAAACATTTGGCGCAGTCGCATAACTATAACCACCCTGTTGTAAATCTATACCTTGAACCTCAGTAGAATACTGATCGTCAAATTGATCGTACACAGTACCAGTCACCCAATCATATCGATATACAACATATGCGATATCAGTTGGCTTAATCTCTTTCATCGTAATAATTTCATTACGAGTTTGAAGGTCATAAGCATAACTATTGATAGGTGTTGGTGGTGATAATTCATCTTCCCATGATAGTGTTCTACCAAGGAAATAGTAATATCTTGAGTATCTTGATATTACTTCATTATATAATCCATCTGCAATAGAATTATGCAGAAAAGATTTCATTAGGGAAGATGATGTCGCCATTTTTCTAGTCTTTAATTAGCTGATTGTGATCTGCCATGTAATAGCAATTTGGTCGCCAGCTGCTTTATTAACTGCTGGGAAAGTTGTACGGCAAAGCATCATCTGTGTTGCAGATGGAGATGCTGTATATGTAGAGTAATTAAAAATACCTGCTTCAGTAATAGCACCAGTACCATTACCAGCTGAGAAAGTTGCAACTGCAGTAACTGTATTGCTAGTAGTTGTTGCAGTTAAAGAATCCAACACAGCACGATAAGCATGGGTACCCAAGTTTGTATCGCCATCAGCAGGAGTTCCAGTACCAGTACCGATACTCATCCATCCCATAATAGGTACAGTTCCAGTAGCAACACCTGCCAAACGATTGGCGATGTAATATTTACCAGTAGTAACTACTCTGTTTTTAAAAGCATGGGCTTCTTTAAGTTTACCAGTTTGATCATAAACTTTAATGTAAACATCGCCTGTTGCTTTAAATGTTTCTTGTAAATTCATAAATTTCTCCTTGTATTAATTATCCTGTAAAGGTGGATTCCCCTGTTGTATAGTTTCCACTATCGTTTGCAAAATATGCACTGCTGGATGGATATGGAAAATCTGTATAAGAATTTAACCAGATTCCTCCACCGCTACCATCTGCTGTAGCTGAATTTGTATCTGCTGTCACCCCATCATACAAATAATGAGTGCCCAATGGTTTATTTATGGTAAAATAAGGAACAGTTCTAGTACCATTTGCACCTATTTCATCACTCGGTGTTACTGTATCTGTATCAAGAGTTGTACCATCAAATAGGTATCTTGGTGTTGTATTATCTAAACTCTTATTGACTACAAAAGTATATGTAGTATCAGTTGTTAATACTGTATCTGTATCAAGAGTTGTACCATCAAATAGGTAGTGATTATACAACAACGAGTTTAGTGTTTTTACAGTATTAATAGTACTAACACCAGTATCAGATGCTGTTACTGCATTAGTATCTGCTGTTACTCCACCATACAGATAATGATTCTGAAGACCCTTTGTTGTTATTAGAGTTGGAGTAGAATCAGATGGTGTTACTGCATTAGTATCTGCTGTTACTCCACCATAAAGATAATGAGTACTCAGTGGTTTTCTAACTTCAAAAGTTGGAGTAGAATCAGATGGTGTTGCTATATCTGTATCAGTTGTAGCATTATCATGCAATAAATGTGGATAAAGGTTATCAAAAATCTTTCGCAGTGCGAATGTTGTGTTAGCGCCAGCAGAAACATCTGATGTAAATGCTTCGTCTTGGAAAGCCAAGAACAGATACTTGAGAGCAAACTCAAGAGAAGTGCCTGTATCAAATTCATTACGAATATCAAACTCACCAAACAATGCCATACCAGCTGGGTGTAACATTGTTTTTACAGCAGAGCGATATTTGTCTAGACGTTCATCAATTCTAACCACATAAGCGAATGCTTGATAGTAACGACTATCTTGAATAAAAATTGCATCATCCAAGAAACCATCATTAGTTGTATAGTATCCTGGATATTTTGTTAATGGTCCAAGTGTTACTTTAATAATAGCTGGTTCATCAGCATCAAGAATAGCATACTTATTGTCTTCATAGAATTCACGAACAACATCACCTACGTAAGCACCAGACCAATAACCTGTTACGTTATAATCACTGGTATTAACTGTACCCTGTTCATAGAAACCATTTGATGTTTCATTTAAATAAACTGAAGTGCTTGGCGAAGATCCAACAATCGTAAGAGCAGTTGCACCTGCTGTGGTTGCTGAAACACCACCATACGGTAATAGAGTTGCAGTAAAATCTGTTGCATAACCAATACCATACTTAACAAATTCTAGTGAAGTAACTCCACCATTATCATCAATTGCAGCTACTTTTAATATAGAACCCTTACCTTCACCATTTTTAATTTCATACAATTCACCAAGTTTAAACTTCTTACCTGCTTGTTGGATTGTAACCTTTGATGTGGTTGCTAAAATTGTTGCGTCAAATATATCAGAGTAACGAAGTTTATCTCCAATAGCAATATCACCAAAGAATCTACGATCTATGAATAACTCATAAATGTTTTCAGAAATTTGTACTACATTGTCTACTTCCACTTCAACATATTGACGCTTATCTACTTGAACACGTAAGATTCTAGTTGGCTGAACAACATCAACCATCTTACCGATAACCATATCTGGGTCACCAGCATTTACATAAACGAATAACGATACATCCTGATTCCACTTACCATCTGATGCACGAAGAATTTGACGTGATGGATAATCAAGTGTAACTTGCTTATTGAATAGAAGTTTGAATAGAAGTTTAAAAGATGCTTCTGAACCTTTTGCAAGATACTGGTCTTTAATCTTCTCTAGCAAGAATCGTTCATTAACAACAGTAAATGGAATATTTACTGATAACTCATTTTTGAAATGCTCAACAAATGAATCAAGAGTTTTATCTAAATCTCTTAAAGTTCCAAAATCAGAACCATAATTTTCATCTAGAAACTCATAGTATGCTTGTAAAAATTCTACAAATGTGGTGTAGTCTTCCCTGATAAACTCAGGAACCTGAGAAGGTAGTATCGAAGATACTTTAGGTCTGTTAATCATTATGAACGACTAGAAGTAAATACGTAATTAGTTCCTGCACGCATGTCGCCATTTGCAGTCTTATCGGCAATAGCAGTAACAATCAAATGATCACTTGCAATTTGAGCAATTTGAGTATATGCAGAAACGATATCGTTTGACTGTGGCTTAATTGTAATTTCCCAATCAACATCACCAAGAGCAGTAATAGTTAAGTTTTTAATGTTGATAATACCAGCTGCATAGTCAACAGTTCCAATTGTTGGATTAACGATAACCTTTGTTGTCTCTGAAGTAGTTAAAGAAGATTCAGAGAAGTAGTACAACTGAATATTACCAACACCATCATCCTGAATATAATGAGCAATATCACTGCCAGAAACAAAGAATGATGTTGAAGTTACAGCACCTTCAGGAACACCTGTAGTAAAGATAGGGTTGATTACATTAAGTGTATATTCTGCAGAAACATTATAACGTGGGGAAATGTTTCTTCTAATTAATACAGTAGTCACATTACTAATAATAGCAGGATCTGATGTATCAATCAAACGACTTAGTTGAGAGTGACGATAAACTCCATCAAATCTTTGTAGATAAGTATCGTCATAGTTTAAAATAGTCGCACGTGCAATTTGTGCAATTTCAGAAGCAGTCTTAGTTGTCTTTCTATCATTGAAATAGACAGTAGTTGTAAGTGCAATATTTAAATACTCTGGATCAACGATAACAGGTGTAATTGAAACTACCTGTCTTGAAGAAAGGATCGTTGTTAAAATATCTGACTTTTGCTGATTAGTAAGTTTGGTAACATTCTCTGGCTTAACACAAATATAGGTTTTACCATAAACAGGTGGATTGTTATCTTCACCACCCCAAACAGAAACTGATTTTGCAACTGGAAACTTAGAATAAATTAATGCTTTATAATCTTCGGGAGTTACTGCACGATTCTGCGCAGTATAAAGTCTTGGTGCATTGTATTTGATACTATCAATATCTTCTGGATCAGTACCACCTGCAGCTGCAGATAAAGTTGTAACAGAGATAGTTCCACCAATAAGTTGTGTTCCATCGAAACCAAAAGATCTTGCGCCATTGGCATCTGCTCTATTGCTAACGAAGTAATTCAAGTGAACGACATTACCGTTAGTCAATCCAGCTGAGACGATATCATCACCAAATACAATTTCAAATAAACCACCATCAATTTCTTTAGTGTAGTATACTTTACTATCATAAGCCAACTCTACTAGAGAACTAGCAGCTGTAAATGTAGTAAACATATCTGAAGAAGCAGATTCCTGAACCTGAACAGTTAGAGTGCTTAAATCTGCATACTGGTTTGGAATAATATATTTCTGTCCCGCAGCAACTGTATATTTAAATGATAGCGGAGTACCTTCGATTAACTCTACTTCACCAAATACATAAGGTGCGTCATAAGTTGCAGTTGATACTGACGAAACTAAAGTTACCTGTTCAGCTGAATAAAATGTATAATCAGTATCGTTAACCTTAGCACTGAATGGACTATACTTTGGAAGAGTTAGCGTGGAAGGGAATGAAGTAGGATTATTAACAGTAACACGAACGCTGGCTCTAGCGGAAGTTGCAGACTGCGGAGTATATCCAAGTTGTTTTGCAATCGAAACAACGCTAGATCTTTTACTTGCAGAATCAAGGAACATCTCGTTTACAGCTAGGTTTGTGTAAAGAGCATTGTAGTGAGTATTATAAGCAAGAACATCTAAAAGAACAGAAAGACCTGATCCTTCAAAATCATAATCTGAGAACTTGTCTTGCCCTCTTAGAAAATTCTTTAAATTAGTTTTGATCTGGTCAAAGTCTAATTCGCTAACTCTAATTCGTTTGCTTTCGATTGCCATCTTTATCTCGTTCTGTTAAGTATTAGACTAACGCTTTGTACTGTAGCGATATTCAGTATTGTAAATTCTATTGTTACATAGACCGCATTGTTATCAGGACTAAAGTTTGCCTTTACGCTGGTCAAAGCCACTCTTGGTTCAAAGTTGTCTATGGTCTGATGAATTGCTCTTTCAATAAGAAGTGCCGTAATAGGAGAAGCATTCTCAAACATCAAAGACTTAATTGGAGAACCAATCTCTGGGTGAAATGGTCTCTCGTAATTTGATGTTAGGATTAAATTGCGCACCGATGCCTTAATCGCCTGTTCATCAATTACCGTAGTTACGTCCTTGGTAGCTGGATGAGCGAGGAAATTAAGGTCTAAATCTGTAAATAGTCTTGAAGTTTGTGCCATTTGTATTATTTAGCTATTTTATCCAATGAATGCAGTTTCTGAACCCTCTGCGATACAATCTCCACAGGCAATATCATCAGATATTCTTGCAACCTGTTTACCCTCAAAATAGAAGGTGGAAGATGCGCTTGAGACCAATCTAGCCTCAGAAGGATGAGTAGTTAATCCGCAAGTATGGGGAGCATACTTAGTCACTCCCTTTAGTTGGATTTTCAGACCATTAAAATACGCAGTTGTTGTATATGGACCAACCGCAGCTGTAGGTGGAAAACACCCATGCCCTGTTGATTGTTTGGCTTCTAGTGCGACAGCTGGCATTATCTACTCTGTGTTAAAGTTACTATTTCTTTTAAGGCTAAAAGTCCTGGAGTCCAATTTAGGTCTCGAACATTTAGCGTGTAATTTTGTGAAGCAACCACAGTTCCAGGAACCAGTGGGTCGTATGCTTCCGCAACATAATTATAAACCCTACTTCTCGATGTATCTGCTTTAAATGATGTAAACTCATAAACATCATCGGTATTCAACTTATCCCATGCGCCATTATCAGAATCAGTTACAACAGTTTTAGTTTGCTGATACGCTGTTCTATATTTCAAAGTATCATTGAACACATGTTTAAAATAACCAGAAAGTGTTGCTCCAGTTATATTAACTGTAGCTGGTAATGTTTCCTGAGGAAGTATTCTTACACTATAAGAAGTAGTTCCAAGTATTGGATCTATAACCTCATACGTTATTGTATGACTGAAAGTTTCAAATTCAGCATGTGGTCCAAGTTCTGTTGTAGATGGTGCCCAACTCATGTCTTGCTCGGTCTAAAGATTCCAACAATACCACCACGTGCCGATGTCCATCCAGATGGCCATGATTGAGTTACATCTCCATCATTTGGATTATTACCCTTATTCTTTGGAGACTGATTACCTCCAACGAACGACAGCTTTCCACTCTCAGCAGTATAAACAAAGTTTACGTGACCAAAATCCCAAAGAACAATATCTCCTGGCTGAGCATCTGCAACAGTAACTTTAGTTGCATTCCACCTAGATGGATTTGCTGCGATTGCTCGAGAACCTGCTTCCTGAACATAACGATAACCACATTGTTTCAATGTATAATTTACAAATCCCATACACCATGCAGTTTGGTCAGTGTTCCATGGAGAAGATGTTGGGTATCCTAAGTCTGCCCAAATACGGGTAATGTTTGGATTGCTCTTATTACCATTCTGTCCAGTTTCTCTCCAGTAATCAGTCTGAGAAGTCAATTCAAGTTGTTTTCTCAAGAATTCATAGATGTCACTTGGAGCAGCATCAGATTTTAATGATTTACCTTGTCCATCAGATTTTGGTGTTCCAGCATAATTCTGTTTAACACCATTATCAGCTGCAGTTGGGTTATTATATTTATCTGGGTTTGCAATATAATCTTCTGTCTGTGCAATGTTCTCTTCATTAATTGCAAACTTAACATCAATAGGTGGCGATGGACGAACAGGTGTTTGTAGAACACCAAATTGATCTGTAACAAAACCGATATTCTCTGGTGGAGTTAAATCAACTGGCTCAACACCTTCTGGTGAAGAAGCAGATCCTTCCTGACCATGGAACTCTGAACCATCAACATTAACATTACCACTTGCTTTAATATTATGAGTGCCACCTGCAAAGAACTTTGAATCGCCACTAGAGATGATACCCAAATCTCCGCTTGATTGAATAATAGTATTTCCCTGTGAAGTTTGGTTAACATCACCATCCGCAGAAACATTGTAACTTCCAGCAACCTTTACATTATAGTCACCACCAACAGCAACATTAAAGTCACCTGCTACACCAAGATCAACACTGTTATTTACATTGATAGTTGTTGGTCCTTGAATTTGAACATCAGCACGTCCTTGCACTAAAATGTTTACAGAGTTACCGACTGTTACTTTCGCTGCGCCACCGATATGAATAGAACCATTCTTATCGATAATATAATAACCATCCCCTACAATTTTATTAACCTGTGTTCCATTCGCATCAACATCAATAAATGTTCCAGCCTTATGATACAGACTGATTGTTTCATGCGTAGGTGTATCGTCAAATACTTGTAGATGTCCTGACTCAGTTTCATAAACTTTGACGTAAGGATACTTACCACCGAATGGAGCAATTGGTTGCTCCCATACTTCAGTTGTATTTGCCAATGGAATCTGTTTAGTTCTCACAGAGTCTTTATACTCAATAGCAGTTTCTTTAATAACACCACGTGCGAGACGATTGGTATCTGGCTCATCCATTAGGTTACGTAATGGATATTTTCCATTTGGGTCGCAGAAACCAACAGTAGCATTTTCTGTTCTTGATTCTAACAGTGCCTGTTGTTTTGATGGTGGAAGATCTGCAACTTCTTCTTTAGTATATGTTTTGTTTTCATCGGCAGGTGGTTTGTTCGTAGGACTGGAAGAAACAGAAGCACCAAGGAAATACTCATAGTATGTCTGCTTCTTCGCATATCCAGTGCCAGCATCTGCACCTGTTCGTTTTCTTGCAGCAATAAAATATCCTGGATCATTTTGATTATGTTTGACATTCAAGATATAGAATGCAGCACAAGCAAGAGCAGCTACTTTGGGATCTGTTAAAACAGAATCAGGATTGTTCATAAGATCAATCGCAATACCCTTGCTCTTTAAAAAATTCTGTGCCTGTAGATATCCAGCTCTACCTGTTAATTGATTAAAACCTCGTCCGTAATATTTTGCACCATCATCTGGTTGAGTATTTCCAACGAAAGAACCATTACCACTTGGAGAATAAATTTTACGGAAAAAGTCTTCTCTTCCTTTAATTTTGTAATCCCACTTAGCGTATGCTGCAGCTTCTGCTTCACTTCCTGGAGGAAATGTTCTTCCAAAAATTCTCATCAAAGTACTTGCAGTATAATATGTATATTCACCGATTGGTTGCCAGCCAGTTTCTCCACCAGCGATAGCGAGAACTGCGCACTTGGCGTATTTGCTAGTTAATCCAACTTTTTCACATGCGTCTAAAAGATACTGAATGTTTTGTTTAGCCTGTGTTGGGTTTGGTGTAGAATTTGGTGGAGGTGTAGTAGGAATATCTGTTTTGAGTGCGGAATCAGATGCAGCATTTGGAGTTTTCTGTTCAGTAAGTGCTGGTTCTCCACCAGCTGGTTCTGCATCAGGTGAATTATTACCAGCTTCAACACTACCAACAGTTACAGGGATACCATCAGCTGTCTTTACAGCTTCTCCGCTTGAATCTGTTAAAACACCACTATCAGTTGCAATAACATCTGCATTCTCATCATTAATGTGCTGCGCAGATTTAGTTTGCGGGATACCACCAAAAGTTCCCAGCATAATTGGTTCTTGTTGCTCAGCATCTCTGAAGATAATAACAACCCATGTACCAAGAACTGGACCAGTAGGTGTCCATCCAATACCATTCATTGCTGCTGAAGTTACTGGTTGAAGTGGGTATGCCCATGGTAAGTCTTCAGTTGGAAGAACAGTTTTATTTTCTGTATGTAAACCAACTACACGTACACGACAACGACCAAGTCTTAGTGGATCGTCTCTATCCTCAACTACACCAGTATAATATCCAACACCTATCATATGCCACCCTTATTCAAATCCATTGTCAATGAGTCTTTAATTAATTCCATATGACACTCATGTTTTTCTTTATCGATAATATGATTTATGGCTGCGATAAGATAGTAGCCACCAATAATTTTATCCTTCTCTGCATTTATATCATCTTCTCTGCCGATAGGCTGGTTTTTAAATGTTGTCACCATTACCTTCTGACCAACTGTATAATCTAATCTTCCTGCAACAACAATTTCAATTTTGTATGCCATCGCCTGACGAAGACGTGATATACGTTGTTGCATAACTCTTGCATTTGAAACATCACCATAGTTAGAGAATAACTGAGTTACAATAACTTCGTGAAAAATAGTAGAGTCATATAAAGAAAAAACATTATTAGCTGCGATTGGATATTTGTTTAGTCGCACTTCTTTAGAACTTTCACCCCAGTTTTTAAGATATGAAAATTTCTTATCAAAATAACGCTTAGTAGTCAAGTCATTAAATTTTAATCTAGATCTGTAAACACCTGACGAAGCATTCTTCAAAAAGTCATTTGATACTGGAACTCTCAACTCTGTAATCTTTTTAAACTCACGTTCGGGCACACGACTAGATCCACCACCCTTATTAATCATATCCTCTGCATTATTGTAAATAAATTCTTGTTTTGTATTCTGTGCATTCAGATAATCAAGTGAAACGAAATTAAAACCATTTCTATTTTCAAAGAAAGTAAAGGTTGGGTTGCCAACGATAGTTACAGCATTGTCAAGAAGGAAGTTGATGTTTCTGATAGGTGACCAATAATTTGATATATATTTGGTTTTATTTTTAGTCTCTTCAATATTGTATCGTTTCTCTGATGAGAGTGCAGATTCTTCAGTGATTAGTCTTTGTACAATATCTGAAATTTTACCATCATAAGATCTGGAGATTTTTTGGTTTAGGTCAACCATTGCTTCGCCAGTAATAAAACCAAGTCTGAAGATAGTACTTCTTTCAGATGGCTCTTCTCTATCTGACATATTGTAAACATAGAATCTGCCAGAGATTCTACCACCACTATCCTCAAGAGTTGGTGTTGATACAGTTATGTCAAGTAATTCTTGTCCAACGATTGGTAACGTATTTGCAAAATCAAAAGATTCTCTAAGGATTAACGCACCAGTCATAAATGGAGAAAACATATCTTCAAAGAATTCAATCGTAACAACCTGATTGGTTACGTTGAATGACAGACCACTTACCATCGATGTGATAGTAACATCTTCAACTTTTACGTCACCTGCAAACCTTAAAATGTCTGCAGATATATTTTGTTCTGGTCCGCTCATACTCTAAAAATATTGTTAAACTCAGTGTTCAATTGATTCAATAAATCTTTCGATAAGATTTTAATTGTGCGTTTGGATTCGTTTATTCTATCCTCATATGTAATGTTATCTATTGGTGTTGCCAAAGGATAATCATCATTTACAACATAACCATTGGCATCTTCATAGTGGTGAATATCATAAAGATCGCCATACTTGTCTAAAGTGTATTGCTGCAATCTATCATAAGTCAATGGAAAATCATTGATGTAATCAAATCTAAGATTGGCGAGCATAATTGCCCAGTGATACTTTGGCGTATCATAAAATTTATCTGATATCATTTCAGGTGTTTCGCCATCAACGATATTATAAAGATCATAGAGTGTTACGTTACTTAAAGTCTGCGTAATGAATCTCATGTTCGCAGTAATATCTTTAACAATAAGATACGTATCTCTCTCGTTTTCCTTAATAGGAAAATTGTAAAGTATGTCTGGTAGTTGTGCAAAATACATATTAGAACTTGTCCACTATCTGTTGTTTTGTAAGAATTGCCAGTTCCAAGAAAGAAAGCGAAATATTAATCTGGGTAGGCATACCATCATCGAATGTGTTGAACATACCATTCGGTGTATAGTTAACAGTCATATCTTTTAATACACAAGAAGTATGACGATGAATGTTTAGGTTTTCCTTCGTTCCCTGATAATAGAAAATATCAAACTCTGAAGGATAGATAAAGATAAAGTTGTTTGTATCTTTATACTCTGGGTGCATATGCAGTTTAAATGTCTCAATGATGTTTAACACTTTACGTGCTTCAGTAGAACTGCGTGGTGCAAAAGTATAATCGAACGTAAACTCACGATGGTTTACGTTCTTGAAAATTTGTTCTTTCTTTGGGTTAGCTGCAAGACCAGACGCAGAAGAAAGTGCGCCACCCATACCTGGAGTTTTACTCAATGCTAAACTAGTAGCAAGTGCTTTAGCATTTGATGATTCTTCTTTAGTTGCTGGTTTTTGTTTACCCATCGCTGCAGCAATTTCTCTATTCTCTGTAATCGCTGCTTGGTAAAGCATCGTCTCTTCATCTGCCCACTGCATTGAGTAACGAATACTTAACTGGTTTGGAATATGTAGAGCAATGGCTTTCTCAAGTCGTTTCTGTTGACGAGCCATTTTACCACCAGCCATATTATTAACAACACCTGCAGCAAGACCTGCTGCTGCTCCAGCTTTTGCGGCATCACCACCAACATCTTTAACAGCAGCACCAAAACCACCTTTACCCGCACCTGAAATAATTTTTCCGATTGCGCTAACACCAGCACCAGCTACTGCACCACCAACAGCTGCTCCAGCTACTGCTTCATTACCAGAAGCACCAATACCAATATTGTCACCACGCATTCTATATTCTTGTGGTAACTCAGCATTGATAGATGATTGAATTTCATCCTTTAAAATTTTAGAATCTTCAGCTACGTTGATGTAGAATACAACAAAGTTGCCACCGTATGGTCCTTCTGGACTATAGATGTCTTCAGGATAACTCAATTCTTGTATTTTATACTTGGTGCTAAACGAACTCGCACCACCTCTATCTCGTGTTAGGTTTGGTCCGCTTCGTTCTGGTGTAACGCTTGGTATTAGTGGTTTGGATGTCTTTGCCATTTTCTTCTAAATAAGTTGGTGGTTATTTATTCCCATTAGTTATTTATGTTCCATAAAAGACGCTTTATACCTTTATTTCCTGAAAAATATGCTGGGGATCCTACTTGCATCATAATGCGCAGTTCCTGGGAGACTAGGTTTGCTGGTTGGTGCGATAAGAATCCTGCAGTTATTAAGTGGATCTCAGAAGAAACGGTAATACCGTATCGTTGTCCCACAGACGATCGTTTACATCGATATTTTGTAGACTTTCAAATACAGATTCGTCAAACAAGTGGGCAACTAAAGACATATCTGATAGAAGTTAAACCAGAGAAACAAACAATTCCTCCAATATATCCTGGACGAAAAACTCAACGCTATATTACCGAGTCACTGACCTACATTAAGAATCAAGCTAAGTGGAAAGCAGCCACTGAGTATGCAAAAGATCGTGGATGGGAATTTAAGATCATAACAGAGCATGAGCTCGGTCTAAAGTAAGATAAATAGTAATATGGCTACAACTAATAAAACTCCAACCATGCTAGATGCATTTGAACGTAATAAATACGACCTCAAAACATCAGCAAAAAAGTCTCGAGCATGGTTTAATCAACAGGTATTGCTGCTAAGCAGACAGTCAATCACACCTAATAAGTTGATGCAGGGTGGTTCTCTTAAAGCGAGAATTATTCCTGGGAATCTTTATATGTTTTTCTATGACCCAAAGTTAAAGGAAACCCTACCATACTATGATAGGTTTCCATTAGTATTTCCATATGCGTCAACACCAGATGGTTTTATGGGTTTGAATATGCACTATCTTCCATATCCACTGCGTATACAGTTGCTTGATCGTTTAATGACATTCAAGAATAATGACAAAATGGATGGAACTACAAGAATTAAATATTCATGGGCACTTATTGCAGGTGTCTCAAAATATAAAGCAGCTGAACCCTGCATTAAAAGGTATCTGAGTGACCATGTCAAATCGCCTTATAATAAGGTAGACTCTTCAAACTGGACTACTGCAATGTTACTTCCAGTTGAACGATTTGTTAAGGCACCAAAAGAAAGAGTCTGGAAAGACTCACAAACTAGGATCGCAAGGTAATGGAAATTTCAAAATTCGTCAGTCAGATGGGACCAAGTGGATTGGCTAGAAGCAACAGATATTCTGTTGTTCTTGATGCGCCAGCTGCTGTCCGCACTGCATTTAAATTAGACTTACCAAAAATTTTACTATTCTGCGACTCGATAAGTCTTCCAGGATTGAATGTAAACACAACGCCAATTAGAACATTTGGTGAGGTGCGTGAAATACCTTATGAGTTTAACTATGACGCTATCACCATGTCTTTCTATGTAGATGGGGCAATGGAAGTTAAAGCATTCTTTGACTCATGGATTAAAAGTATTCAGCAAGGTAAGCGTAGAACATTCAACTACTATGATCAATATGTTTGCCAACAGATGCAAATTAAAGTAGAAGATGTAGCGAACAAAGAAAGATATGTCGTAGAGTTATACGAAGTCTTTCCTAAAACAGTATCTCCTATTCAAATGGGATATGATCAAAAAGATGTAATGAAGATGCAAGTTACATTTATGATTAAATCTTGGAGTGGAACAATTAAAATTCAAAAAGATATTCCAGAACCAAGAGGTGTTAGTCCATCAGTAGTTGGTGAGACAGAAGCAACAAGATATTTTCCATCAGGATGGCAACTTGCAGATGCAGGTGAGTTTGGAACAGACTTTGATGTAAATAGAACTGGATTTTATAATATTCAGCAGAAGTTCAATGATATCTTCTCTGAAATAGGTGGTGGTTCTGCTACAACTGGACGTACTGAAATTACGCAAAGTTTTGGCAGGTTTGTTGATTTCGAAAGCACATAATAAAAAGGATAATAAAATGGCTGATGAAGTTAAAGCAGAAAAGAAAGATGAAGATTGGATGCAGAAGAAGTGGCGTCCAGCTATGGGTTGGATGTACATGGTTGTCTGTATGATGGACATGGTAGTATTTCCAGTTGCATGGTCATTACTACAAACAGTTACTCATACACCAATTACACAATGGAATCCACTAACACTGCAAGGTGCTGGTCTATTCCACTTAGCAATGGGTGCAGTTTTAGGTATTGCAGCGTTTGGTCGTACACAAGAGAAAATTGCGGGAGCAGCAACAAATGTTACACCCTTACCACCAAGCATGCCAGCAGCACCTAGCGTACCTGCGCCAGTATTCGCAAGTCCCAGTGTTAGTGCGCCAGCAGCAATAAATAGTCCTACACCAAAACCAATGGCACGTCCATTACCACCAAGTGACGATTTGTTACCTGATGATCCACCAATGAGAAATACTAGAAACGATTAAAATGAAAATTGATGATACATTATCTGCAGTATTCGATACACCTAAAATTGTAAAGATTACTGAACATGAATTGATTGAGAATGAGACTGGGGAGATTATTCAAACCCCAGTCCAACGCATTGAAGATGACTATGATAAAACTCGTGGTAATCTACACGAGTTATTGGTGAAAGGACAGGAAGCATTAAATGCAGCTCTTGAAGTTGCAAAACAATCTGAACACCCACGTGCCTTTGAGGTCGTGGGTAATTTAATGAAACAGCTGGCTGACATTAACCAACAATTAATGGATATCCACCAGCAAAAAGCAAAGTTAGATGCACCATCAGCGAAAGAAGGTGGGGCTAAGGTAACGAATAATGCTATCTTTGTAGGTAGCACAAGTGAGTTGAATAAACTTATTCAGAATATGACTAAAGGAGAATGAATATGGCATTACCAATTAATACATCGCCAACGTATACGTTAACAATCCCTTCGCTAAAGAAAGAAGTCAAATACAGACAGTTCTTAGTTAAGGAAGAGAAAGCACTGCTGATGGCGCAGCAAAGTGAAGATCCTCAGGTGATGGTTGATACATTAAAATCTGTTATCAGCGCATGCGTAACTGGTGATTATCGTGTAGAAGATCTTGCATTGTTCGATCTTGAGTATATCTTTACTCAGCTACGTGCAAAGTCTGTAGGTGAAACTGTTGATTTAGTTTTTGCTTGCGATGAAGATCATGGCTCAGATAATGAAAGAGCCAAAGTTAGAATTAGTTTTGATATCAGTAAATTAGAAATTGATATTAATCCAGATCATCAAAAGAATATACCATTGTTCAATGAAGTAGGTGTTGTAATGACATATCCAAACTTCAAATCAATGAGAGAATTACAAAATGTCAAGACAGAAAATCTTGACGAGATTTTCAAAGTAGTTGCAAACTGCGTTGAATACATTTATGATGGCGATAAAGTTTTCCATGCGAAGGATCAATCAAAAGAAGAGATTCTTGAGTTTTTAAACAACCTTACTTCTGAGCAATTTAAGAGTGTTCAGAAATTCTTTGAAACTATGCCAAGGCTACGTAAAGAAGTTGACTATAAATGTCCTGTTTGCGGTAAAGCCCACCATAAAGTTTTAGAGGGTCTCCAAAGTTTTTTTTGATAAACCTTTGTCATGATACCTTAATGAATCATTATAAGATGAATTTTTCATTGATGCAGTACCATAAGTACTCGCTTGCGGAACTTGATAATATGATACCGTTCGAGAGAGAAGTATACGTAACAATGTTGATTAAGTTTTTAGAAGAAGAAAAAGCTCGTATGGAAGCACAAAAGGCTAAACAACCAAAGAATTTAAGATAAAGACATGGCAATCATAACAGCATCTCCAAGTAATTTCCAGAAACTTTTGGATCTTCAAAAAGCATCGGTAGAACACATTCAGACAATTCGAGAACTGATGGAGAAAGAAGCATCAGCGTCTGGTACTACTACCGATGAAAATCAAGAAGAGATGAATAGGAGGATGGATGAACAAACCAGACTTCTTGGTATTATTGCAGATAATACTGGAGGTGGTGGTAAACGTCCTGAGGCTGTTAGACCAGCGAACGAAGCTACTAGTAGTGGAGGTGGTGGCGGTGGAATACTAAGTGGATTGTCAGGTGGTATTAAAGCACTTGGCGATACTGCTAAAGGTTTACTAGGACTTGCTGCTGCACTATGGATCACTTCAAAAGCAATGCAAGAATTTGCAGATGTTTCTTGGACTGATTTAGCCAAAGGTCTTATCGTTATGGGTGGTTTAGTTATTGCTACCAAGTTTATTGAAGAAAGTGGTGCGCATAAAACACTACTCGCACTTGGTGCTGCTCTTTTAATTACTGCAGTTGCATTAGAGAAGTTTGGTGAGATTGAATGGGAAGCGATACTAAAGGGTGGTGTTGTTCTTGCTGGTTTAGTTGTTGCTGCGATTGCACTTGGTAGTGCTGGTCCAGCAATGTTAGCTGGCGCAGCGTCACTACTTGTAATGGGTGGTGCTCTTTGGTTAACAGCTGAAGCATTAACTACATTCGCAGATGTTGAATGGGAAAGTATCGGTAAAGCAATCGTATCGCTAGTAGCACTAGGTGCGGTGGCTGCTCTACTAGGCACTGTTGCACCAGCGTTGATACTTGGCTCAGTTGGTATCCTTGCTCTTGGAGTTGGTTTACTTTCAGCCAGCACAGGGCTAAAGAATTTCGCAGAACTAGACTGGGAAACAATCGCTAAAGCAGGTGTATCAATCGCAGCACTTGGTGTTATAGCAGCTGGTCTAGGATTAGTTGCGCCACTAATGTTAATAGCAAGTGTAGGACTTACCGCATTAGGTGTTGGACTTATATCTGTTGGTCTTGGTTTAAAAACTATGGCAGATTTAGATCTAGCCACTATCGCTAAGGCAGCTGTTGCTATTGGTGCTCTTGGAGTTATCGCTGCAGGATTAGGTACTGTTGCTCCATTAATGCTAATTGCTGGCGTAGGACTAACTGCTCTTGGTGTTGGACTTATATCTGTGGGCACTGGTCTGAATGTAATGGCAGATCTTAAGTGGGAAACAATTGCTCAAGCAGTAGTTAGTATTGGTGCACTAGGTGTCGTTGCTGCAGGAATAGGTTTACTAGCACCAGTAATGATTCTGGCTGCAGTTGGACTAACTGCACTTGGTGTTGGTCTGATGTCAATAGGAACTGGTTTAGAAACGATGGCTGACTTGAAATGGGAAACCATTGCTCAGGCTGCTGTTACTATTGGTGCACTAGGTGTCGTTGCTGCAGGAATAGGTTTACTAGCCCCAGTAATGATTCTGGCTGGCGTAGGTTTAGCAGCATTAGGTTTAGGTTTAATCTCAGTAGGAACTGGTCTTCAAGCAATGGCTGACTTAAAGTGGGAAACCATTGCTCAGGCTGCTGTTACTATTGGCGCATTAGGTGTAGTTTCAGCTGGAATTGGTTTATTGGCTCCAGTAATGTTACTAGCTGCAGTTGGACTAACTGCACTTGGTGTTGGTCTGATGTCAATAGGAACTGGTCTTCAAGCAATGGCTGACTTAAAGTGGGAAACCATAGCACAAGCAGCAGTAACGATAGGTGTTCTTGGAGTTGTGGCTGGTGCAATCGGTTTATTAGCACCAGTGATGATTCTTGCAGGTGCTGGACTAGCAGCATTAGGTTTGGGTTTAATGTCAGTAGGCGAAGGTTTCCAATCTATGAAAGATTTAGATTGGGAATCAGTATCTAGCGGAATTACTGCTATAGGAGCAATGGTTGGAGTTGGTGCTCTTGCTGGTGTTCTATCTCCACTTCTACTTCTTGGTGCAGTAGGTATCTCTGCAATTAGTTTAGCATTGATTCCTTTCGCTGCAGCAATGGAAATAGCTGCACCTGCATTTGATGCATTCGCTGCAGCAATGGATAAACTATCGAAGATCGATGGTGATAATCTTGTTAAGGTAGGTGCTGGTCTTGTTGCTGTTGGTGCAGGTATGGCAGCATTCGGTGCTGCTCAGGCAGTAGCTGGTCTTGGAAGTTTGGTTGGTGGATTCTTAACTGCAGTTAGTGGACAAAAATCTCCAGTTGAGCAGATGGAACAAATTTCTCAATATGGAGTTGGTCTTGAAAAGGCAGGTGTTGGTATCAAGAGTATTTCTGATGGTATCGCTGCATTCTCAAATATAAAACCTGAAACAATCAAAGCTGTTGACGCATTCCCATGGCAGAAGGCAAGTGTATTTGCTGCATCTGGTGGTGTAATGAAAGTTGAAACTGGTCAACAAACTGTAATGATCGGAAGACAGTCTGCAGAGAATCAAGATACACAAAGAGAAATGGCTTCTAGTGGCGGTGGTGGTACTACTAGTATCGTTAACGCACCAACAAGTATTAATAAATCTACACAAAGTCTCGAGTATCGCATGCCGATACGCAATCCTGAACCATCTGTTAATCGATATCTCGATAGTAGGTATGGTGTTCAGGCATAAAAAAATGGGGATCTTACGATCCCCATTTCTCTTGGTACTTTAACAAAGCCAGTTGTCTGGCTAAGAATAATCTCCACTTTATTTCATCACTGATATCGTCATCCTTATCGGGGACTTTATCCTTAACTATTTGTGGACGACGATAACCAGTTTGTAGACTATCATCGTCAAGACCGAGATCATCATCGTTATCATCTAACGATGATGGTACTTGGTAAGGATTACTTCTTAGTAGCTTCGGCTTTCTTGTCAGCTTTCTTAACGTCTGCGCTTTTGTCAGCATGCTTGGCATCTGCCTTAGTAACAGCAGGTGTTGCAACTGGTGCAGTAGCAGTGGCTGGCTTGGCTGGTTCAGCAGCGAAAGCAGAAACAACGAACATTGAAGCGATTAGAGTTGCAATAGTTTTCATTTTAAAGTTTCCTTTTTAAAAGTGGAGAAGAGACATTCCCCTCCACTATAATTAACGCTTCAGCCTATAGATCGGTTGACTAGATTTGAAAATAAATTTAGTCTTCCTTCGCAATTCTCTCAAAGTAACCCATTACGTCATCATCTTCATTAAGTGAAGGTGCTGACTTGCTTACTTTAGGAGCAGGTGCGGGAGCAGAAGCCATTTTAGGTGCTGCTGCAACAGGACGATCTTCCTCAGCAATTTCTGCAGCAGACTTCGCTACAAAACTATCTCCTGAAAGGACTTGCTCGAGTTTCTTCTTCAACTCATCATAAGACTTGAAGTTCTTACGATCAAGAAATTCTGCAAGTTTATGTTGTGAGTTAACGATGTTCAGCAACTCATTCTCATCTTCAGAGACAGGTGCTGGTTCCATAAAAGTGGATTCATCATAATTGGTGTATCCATCTTTCTTACGCATACGTAGTTTGAAGTTTGCGCCTTCCCAAAGATCAAATACGTTGACTGGCTTTTCATCTTCATAGGTAGGACGTGCTTTGTCCATAATCTTGTCAAAGATTTTCTTACCAAATTTGAAGAGGAACACTTTCCCTTCGTTCTCAGGATGCTTTGGATCAGAAACGATATAGACATTAGCAGTGAAACTCAGCTTACGCTTTTGTTTACGTGCAATTTCTTTATTGGCTTCAGAACCACTGTTCCATAGTTGAGTATTCAACTCACCAACAGGATCGTTCTCACCAAGAGTAGTCAAACTATTCTCGATATACCACTTACCAGTTGGACCTTGGAAACCATGAGAGAAGATTCGAACCCATGGGAGTTCGTCGCCTTCAACACGTGGGAGGAATCGAATCGTAGCAGTTCCGTTACCTGCTTTATCTCCTTCAAGACGCCAGAAGCGATCGTCATTGAAAGACTTTGATTCGGATTGGGGATTAGCAATCTTTTCGAATTCTCCAGAGATTTTTCCGAAGTCTTGATTGCGCATTTTGCGGAGTGTTTGAATATCCATCGTATTTTCCTTTGTATAAAAGTATTAATTAGTATCTTTAGTATGTGTTATAAAAATCTCATCATGAATGCCATCGATCTCATCGTGAAATGGATCTTCATCATAATCTTCTTCAACATAACTATTTAGCGTTTTCATACCGCCAGTTTTTTTGCCATTGGCATGCTTGGCGTGTTTCCCAGAACGCTGACTGGAAAATTCATCATCGTTAGAATGTTTCTTGTAAGTTTTACCCATGATCACAACTCTTTGATCTCTTCTTTAAATTGATTAAACACTGTTAAGACTTTGTCTTTATCGTAATTAACAAATCCTCTAATTTTCTCAACTTTACGTATCTCGTTTTCCCACAGTAATAACATAGAACTGTGTTGTTTCCACGTACCAAGTAAATTCTCGAAGTCATCTATGATCCTAAGGGTTTCAATCCCAATTTGTTTTCCAAGATATAGGTTAAGTATACTCGGATATTGATTTAAAGTAAAGTTTATTATTGATGATTCTTTAATCTTGCGTTTGTAAGCATCCATCAAAATCTTGCTGAGGTCATCTGCAAAGATTTTTGTTATAGACTGTTTACGCTTGTTCCACTCTGCGTAGTTTTCTTCAGCTTCTGCAAGATCGTAGACAACGCTTTCGTTTCCATATGCAAAGTTTGATACATAATATTGTATGATATCTCGATCAACTGGGAATTTACGTGCCAGCTTTTCGAAGATATATCTATCATTACGTGCATTGAACGCTTCACGTGTTCCTTTAACACTGCCCCGATTTGTGAAAACATCGAATGAATCCTTTGTGAAATGTAATTTGATTGCAATATAATATTTGTATGCTTTAAATCCGTCCACTATAACGCTTCCTACATTCATTACGTACTTCAACAGGGAAGTCTGGCGAGATCTCTGCCATCCTACAATCATATACTATTCTGCCATGGCGTGGAATAAATTCAAGTAAACCACCAAGTACTAATAAAAATACTATGATCGCTACAAATGTAAACCGAAAATTAGACATCTAGTTGTGCCTGCTTGGGTAAGTAATTTAAATCACGAAAATTCATTTCAATCTTATCCTTCAGAGACTTATTGATAAGACGTGAAACATCCTGAGGTTCAAGAAAGTTTTCTTTGCAATATTCAAGAACAGCGTCCATATGAGACATTCTCTTTTCTTGGACTAACTGTTCTATGTATAAAGAAAATTCGTTTGAGTTTTTAAACATAGCTCTTCTTTATGTAGTAATCAGCTGCTTTGATTGTTTGTTCTAATTCACCATACTCACGCATCTTGGAACGATAGAGTTTCCAGATTGGAGTGTTTGGTGTGTTGGGATCCATTTTACCACCAACCTTATCGAGATACTTTGAAAAGAATTTGTCCATCTTCATTCGTTCAATAAGTAACTCATGGCGAACATCTTTAATGTCCTCGTATTTACCCTCAGTAGCAAGGGAAACAATTTTGTTGTATTTCGGATTCATAATTAACCTCTTCGCATTTTTGAAATTTCAACTGCCTGTTCATCGGAAAACACTGGTACTGCATTTGACTTGTGCATCGTTGCGATACCTTTAATCAAAGTGCCTGTGTAAACTTTATCTGGTGCTTTGGCACATACGCCACCAGTAAAAGGTAAACTCGGTATCTTAGGTGTCTCACGACAAGCAGGTGTACCAAGTGAGTATACATCACTGAGTGATTGCTGTTTAGGGGCAACCTTCTTTGTGGCATACTTCTTCAACATGTCTTCCCAAGACTTTTGCAACTCACGTTGCTTAGCGTTGGGCTTACGCTTCTTAGACTTACCAAGATTCGTATGCAACATCTGCATAATTATTCTCCAGAAAATTCATACATAAATTTGGCAACGCTAGGGTCCAACTGAATCAACTCTTTTGCAGCTGCATTCAATTCACGATACTTGGCTTGCACGACACTGCGTGGAAGTTCACCATCGCAGGTAAGGTTTTCTGGGCTGAGGTCAGCATCGATTCGTTCAGCGATGCGACGACGACCCTCAGAAGTTTGAGTAGTGTACTGCTCACCTTTGAAGATAGCGGTCCACTGGTTGGCTTTTGCAACGTAAGCATTCAGGTTTTTCATAACAAGTCCTTTCTCAATCAACATAATATAATTATACAGGAAACCTGAATAAAAGTAAAGGGGTAAAAACGACTAAATTTTCCCTTTAAAATCAACGACTTAGCGAATCCCCTACCCTCTGTAGGGTTATTTTTTAACCGCAGGTGCGTCAACCTTGCCATGGGTCATCGCATAGGCTAGACAAATATTGTCTCTTTCACCTGAATACGAACAGCGAACTGCAATAGGATCGATACCCTTTACGATTGCAGATTCAATGTTAGACTTGATTGCTTTGTTTTGATTGTCGTAGTAGTAAGTGATACATGCAAGTGCAGTCATAATGACCAAGCACATACCAATGTGCAATGAAGTTTTTTCTGTCATTGTAGTTCCTTTAAGTTTACCAAGAGCCATCATCTATTACTCCCCTGATCCATACTGGACCAACTGTTAAAAAAAATCCATGGGCATGTGGATTTAATTCATCTGGTTGGATTGTTGTAAAACGAAACTCCCATTGTAGTGGATTAAAAACTACACCAATCCATAGCCCAGAGTATTTTAAGTAGTTACTTAAGATCTTTAACATCGTCGCATATACCTAACTTTTTTGCTTCTAGTGCACTAAGCCAAACATCTTGCGGTGGAAGTAGTACTTCTCGAATTTTAGTATCATTCAATCCAGTACACTTTTTATAGTGCGCAATCATTCGTTTAGTTGTAAGGTCAAACTCTTTAACCTGTGCAATAAGTTCATGCTCTTTACCGAACACACCCCATGAATATTGGTGAGACAGAATCGAAGTATTCGGTGTAAGAATACGATGACCATGTGTACCACTAATAAAGATCATAAGACCAGCGGAAGCAATCTGTCCTAGCCCAACAGTTCTAATTGGTATCGATGATCCTCTCATCGTATCAACTAAAGCAAATGCAGCATTTAAGTCACCACCTGGAGATGTAATGATTAGATTCATTAGTTGAGGTGGTTCCTCAGAAAAGTTTGCTTCCATTATCCACTCAACAGCCTGTTTAGCACTGTTAAGTGTTATCTCCTCCATCAGTAGGAAGAACGAGTGCTTCGAGTTGCTTTCTTCTTTCAACTGCAGATTTAGTTTTGTCATCATTAAATTTTACACCTTCTTTATAAAAAATATGTCGTCCGATCGTGGTCGTCTTTATTAACTTCCATCTTGGATTAACATAGTCAGCATGATAATATAGAGCACCCAGTGTTACATCAGTCATCTTTTCATAGTTTACATAAACATGTAAAGCAACATCCATTGCCTGTTCATAAACTTTGTTCTCTTTGTTTAAATGAACAGGCATGCAGAACCAAGAGAACTGACAAGTGCTATGTGTCTTTTGTTTGACTACAGAGCAAATGTCTTTTGGGTATCTTGGGTCATTCAATCTATTTAAGGTCACCATCGCAACTGCGATTTTTCCTTCTTCTGGTTCATACCCTGCTTCGTGATAAATGTTTTCAGCAAGGCAATCTACTTGACTTTTTGCTTCTTTTGTTAATTGGTTGTATTTAACATCAAGTAGTTTTAATTCATGTGTGTGCAATGCAGTAGCCACACCAGTCATCACAATCATTGCAGTTATAATTAAAAGTATTTTTAAATATACTCGCATCTAATCTCCTTAATTAGTTAAAGAAAGGTGTGCGAACACACCTTTCCAATCCCATATCAGGTGGACTTCTTGGTAGTAGTCTTTGTATCTAGAGGGAGGTTTGAAACGAAACCATTCAAGGCAGATGCCTTTGCAATGATATCATTTTCGGATGGGATAGAAGGGAATCCTGGATGATCAGGAATCGTTCCACCATTTAGTTTAGCAGATTCGACTTTCATGTGCCAGTCGTTGCTAATTTGTTCACGCTTACCGTAGTATTCATCGTTAAGCATGTCTTTCGCCATTTTTAAAAGTTCTAGGCGAATCTCGAAAGGTGTCATATTTGACATAGTTTACTCCTTGTGTGTAATGTGTAAAAAAACGGTAGTTTTATTGGGACTACCAAACCCACTGTGTATATTATTTAGTGTCTTCTGATTTTTTCTTTGGAGTAGGACGAGTCTTACCCTTTAAAGAATCTTGACATACTACTTCTTTTGAAGGCACACATTTTTCTTTCTTCACTGGAGCCTTCTTATCAGCTGTTGCTTTTTTAGGTGCATCTGCAGCTGATACTGACATAGCAAGTGTAAGCATAATTAAAGCGATAAGTTTATTCATACTTCTCTCCAAGAAATTTTAGAACGAGTACTTAAGACCAGCAGAAATAGTACTGCCATCTAAAGAACTAACACGACTCTGACCTGCCTGATAACGATAATCAATAGTTGCTGCTAGATTAGAGTTGATTGGCATAGAAACACCAGCACCCATCAAACCAGCATACCCATCAGTAGAACCCTTTTGATCTAAGTAAGCAAAACCAGCTTTAACTGCAATAGTTGCTTTGCCAATGTTTGCTACATCATAAGAACCAACTACACTATATTTATTAAGATCAGTACCAGAAGTGTAACGATCAAAACCAGCAGTTAAACCAATTTTGTCATACTTCTGTCCGATAGTAATACCATAGCCAGAACGATCTGAACCAGCAGTGTCACGACTACCAGTAACACCAATCTCAGTCTTTAGATCAGCAGCGTTGGCACCAAATGCTGCCATAAGTGCTACAATTAAAATTCCCTTTTTCATATTCAATACCTTTATAAAATTAAAAATGTCAGCTGATTGGTTAATAAGGACAGCTGACGAAACCCCAATCAGTTTACGCTGCTAGGCGTAGATCCTGATAATATGCGCTATCGTTTGCATTTACGTTTTTGCTTGATTTACGGTCATCGCCTACCGTGCTGTCCACTCTGTTACTCTTTGCCCTGTCGAAACCTAGTCACCCCCATCAGAAGCATAATCACGTTTCTTATGTCTCTATATGCTATGTGCATATCGATTATACTTTTGGTGGAGGTGGGGAGAATCGAACTCCCGTCCAGAACACTTTTCTCTTTGCTTCATACAGCAATATCACTTAAACATAATTATACCTATTTATTCGTTGCAGATCAAATTTTTATAATGTTGTAAAAATTGGTCAAACTTCGGTAGTTCTGCACAAACATTAACAAGTGGAATTTGCACTCCATCTGGTCCAACCATATAACCCTGTTGCGCTGGAAATAACCCAAACTCTCTTGCAGTTCTATAGAATTCGCTAGTCTCAGGATCCATTCTTACTGGCTCCACAATTTTGAATCTCTCACGAATTTGTTCAGCTATTTGTGGAACATGCGATTCAATCAGTTTAGCGCATTCTTCTGCTGCAGCTTTATGATCTTCATTGATAGATCCATAGTCAAACATTGGAATCATTTATACACCTTTCATATTTTTATATTCTAATCTCAGTTTACGAAACTCACCGATCCAAGTATCTCTCTTCTCGATGAACAATAAAGGATCTTCGTTATCAACACCCATTATAACAACTAAACGACCAATAGGAATTCCTGTTCTTTCTTCAAAGGCAACTGCATATGCAGAGCACTGCATAAAGTACCCATGAATATTGTCTCGTGTTTTAATTTTTGCAGATGTCTTAAAATCAATTACGGACATCTTACCTTCAAACTCTGCAACACAATCAACAGTTCCTGCAACTTCAAGATGGTCAGAATACAGTGGTGTCTCCAACGCATGTATATTATCTATTCTTTCGAGGAAGGGTGATATACTTCCAAATATCTCTTTATCGAAGATATCAGGTTCACATCTCTCATTGCGGAGATATGCTTCGCAGAGAGAGTGGATTCTTGTTCCTCGGTTTGCTGCTCTGGTTGTGATTCTATTTGCTTCTTCGGCTCCAACTCTTTTTCGCCATGCAAGGATTCCCTCTTTTGATTGTGATCCTGTAACTGTTGTAACGCTGGGATAGGCTCTACCCGATGGTGTGTTGTATAATCTTGATCCATCGGGAGAGGTGATACGTTCAAGTTTGGGGATATCATGATGTATAAATGTTTTCACTTTAGACTGAGAAACTACTTCCACATCCACAAGTTGATTTGGCATTTGGGTTTGATATAACAAATTGAGATCCTTTTAATTTATCACTAGTAAAATCTATAGTAGCGTTGTCAAAATACTGCATACTCATGGCATCAACTACAAGATT